TTACACACATTTAGAAAGCGAAGATAAGTTGTTCAGTCGATTTAAAAATTCAATGTTTTTCATACTAAGCAATGATGATTCGTTGTTATTAAAGACATTAATCTCACTCATTGCGTTCTTAGATTCTTCTTCTATAACGTGATTGTAATATTCTAATGTCATTTTTAATGAAGAGTGTCCCATCCAATTTTGCAGTATTTTAGGGTTTAGACCAAGTCTAAACATTCTTTTTGCCATGATAGTACATCCTGTATGTCGTAGTACATGACATGCCAAATGAGGAATCTGAAGATCGTTATTGGAATTATAATCAGATGTTAGTCTTTTAAGTACAATACCCAAATTCGTTGGTTGTTGAGGGGTTCCTCTGTTTGTTACAAAAACAAAATCATGATAACCGTCTATGGAAACATTGGAATGTATTCCACGAGCACGCTGAATACCTTTTTGCGTCACAAAAGCTTGATAAGCCTCATCAGTTAATGGAATTGTTCTAATTCCTTTCTTTGATTTAGGTGGGCAAGTATATAAGACGCTTTTACCATTCTCATTTTTCCGTTGTATCTGATGATCTATTTTTATAATTTTACGTTCTAAATCAACATCGTTCCATGTTAATCCACATAATTCTCCTGCACGGATCATAGTTTCTGTAAATATAACTACTAATGGATGCCACTTATAATAAATTGGATGATCCTTCATATATTTACCCAATTCTTCTAATTGCTGAGATGATAAAATAACTTTTTCTTCTACGTCACTAGGAAAATCTTTTAGAACGTCTTTCGTTGGATTAAAACGGATCATCTGGTCTTCAAGTGCTAAATCAAATGCTTGATGCAGTACCTTATGAACGCTTGTATGAATGGAAGAGTTTTTAAGAGTTTTAGATAACTCAGCATAAAATAAAAGAATATCCTTTTTCTTTACGTCTTTTATTTTCTTTGAAGCCAACCAGCTATCTTTTATATGTGCATTGTAAGTTCTCTCATCTGATGCCAATGTATTAATAGCAAGTTTATTGATATTTTTATGAATTTCTAAATTCAGTCTTACTAATTGATCAACAGTATAGTTTGTAGATAATTTGATATTATCTAATTTATCTCGTTCAATTTTAGAAGCTTTCTCTCTTAGTTCAGACAATGTTTTTGCATAAACACTCTTCCGATTTTTACACTCATCCATGTAACGATACATATAAGTACCGTCTTTTCTTTCACTTTCTCCTTTTCTTAATACTCTGCCTCTACTATCCTTTCTACTTTGTTTTTTCGTTTTTGCCATAGTTTCTCCTTTAATAAAGGAGTTTTAATACTATATATTGATTATAACACATACTAAAACTCCTTACAATTTAAGGTTTACAGATATCTTTTGTTTTCAAGATACTGTTCAAATTGTCTGCGTTTAATCAAACGTCTTGTTCCAATTTCAAGCACAAAATTTACAGACATGTCATCTGTTAGTTCACGTAGTTTTGCAGCTCCTATATGAAAATATACAGAAGCTTCATCAATGGTTAAGTTTGCTCGCTCCCAAATTGGAATCTGTGGTTTTTCTTTTTTCTTCATATGCGATAATCTCCAATCATTAAATAAGGATTTAATCTACTTTATTCTGTCCTTCGATATGTTCTACAAGGTCTTTGAAATATGGCACATTGTCTAACATCCACTGACAGAAGATTCTCCACTCATCCAATTTATGATTTCTCCTTGCGAAGTACATGTTGATTAAATTTTCGTATGTAAATGTATAATTTCGTGTTTGATTATAGCTTGATGGAAGCAACTGAATCATCTGCCACCAACATTCTTTTTTAGTTAGCACTCTTGGATGCCCATTCTGTTCAAAGTAATCTTTACGTTCCTCATCTGTATAGTTAAACAAAATTCGCCATTCGTTTAATAATCTAATAGTATGTTCGATATTGCACAAAATTGGATTGAAATATAAATGTTCACAACTAAAATCATCCAATGTGAATTCTTTCGCTTGGATTTTATGCATTGTGCTACATGAATTACATACTGTACCAACCTTGTATGTATCTAGTTCTTTATAAAAATACAAAGGTGCTGTAATTCTTACTCCCACCTGCATCATTCTAAGATACTTCCTGTGATCAGTACCTGCTTTTGCCAGTGTTTTCATAAGCTTCATATCTGCTGCACCGACCCTGTAATAGGGAATATGAATTTCTACACCTGTTTCGTCATTGAAATCAACCATATAATTCATATGACTGTCACTTAAATGCCAACTATTTTTTGCATTACGCATACCTTCAATAATAAAATCTATCTGCTCTGGACTTGGAAATACTGGGTGTTCAATTTTAATCATATATAATTCCTCCTACTTTAAATATGAAGAGAATACCAATTTCTCTTTGTCTTTATCATCAACTGTTACATATCCATGGACATTAGGCGGATGCCCTGACCAACTGATGTAGATTTTATAGTAATATCTCGTACAATCAACATATTTACGTGTCACAATACAAACATATCCTTTGTTCATGAAGTCTTCTAATACTGCAATACAAGAATCAAGTGACTTGTCAGTATCGCAAGACATTGATTGTGTCTTACGGTATATTTCTGTTTTGCCATTCGTCTGTGCGGTTTCCCATATGTCATTTACTAATTCATCATATAAGTCATCAAATATTTCGCTTAATTGCGCATCGGACTGTTGCTGTGAATACTCTTTCATATCCACAGCATTGATCAGTCCTTTTGTTTGTGCAAAATAATTCATTTATTTACCTGTACTTCCAATTCCGCCAGTTCTTTCCTCAGTAACTTCTTCCCTATCAGCAACCCCATAGAGAGTAAATACACCTTGGCAAAACGCTTCTCCTTTTTTAATTTTTAATGTATTTGGACTACAATTCTTAATTTTTACAAAGATATGACCTTCGTTATCCGCAAAATAATAATCTTCATCAATAACGCCCGTTCCATTGCCAATCCATGCATCAGCTTTAATGCCAAGACTACTTCTGATAAAAATAAACAATGTCCATCCTCTGAGGATCTTACATCTCATTCCTGTTGGAATGATGATTGCATCTCCTGATCTTACAACAAAATCCGCTGGTGCAATAAAGTCGTGTCCTGCTGATCCCTTTGTCGCTCTAGCAGGATATTTCAAACTACCATAAATTGATTCTTCTGGATATTTGTGAAATTTCTCCTCCCAGTCCTGTATGAATTGGTCAAACGATACTTTCTCAAACTCTGCAACTTTCATTAATCCGCTTTCTGTTAATAATCCCATATATGTATTTCCTTTCCATTTTCTTTGTGCAACTTTCACAAAATTTCGTGTTTTATAATTAAGTCTATTTATTTTGACTTCTATATAATCTTTCAACTGATTTAATCTACTTTGCTTTCCATAAGCCACATATATTTTAGTTCTCATTACTGTTCACTAAGCATAAGAGGTAATCCAACTTCGTTATAATAAGAATCCTCAAAAGTCATTTCTGGTTCGTCTTTGTACTGTTCTTTTAATTTTTCAACCAACAGATCTTTCTGTTTTTTCACTTCATCTTCAGTACCATGCACAATTAAAGTCACATTGCCGTCATATACACCGTCATTAAATGTTTCAACTTCAATCATGTATAACTGACGATCTGTGTTAAGACTTGACTTTTTAGCAGCCAGATACAGATAATCTTTTGGCAATTTATATTTCTTGAGCAGCTTGTCAACATCTTTAATAAAATCAAGTTTGTGTTTTTCTTTTTTAATCTGCTTCTGTAAGTCTGTGTTTTCTACGTTTCTTTTATCGTTTTCGGTCATCATTACATTATTTGTATTCATAGTAAATTCTCCTTGCGTAGTTCATTTTCTGTGTATCGGCAATATTCATCCCATAATCCTTTAGCATGAATATAATTTTTGCCTTTCAATCCCATTTTCTTCTGTTCAGCTTTCAAGTCTTGGAATGTAAACTTGCGTGAGCATATCTTTTCTTTTAAGAATCTAGTTGCAATCCGCCCTACCTTATACATCTCCTCACGCTTCAAATTTGCAGTTAATTTCTTGTAGGTACTCAATTCATCATCTGGAATTTTATAAGGTGTTTTTGGCAAGTTTTTCGTTGAAAAAGGTGAGGTATATTTGTAAGTTCCATCATCACGGATTCTACTCTTCTGTGCCTTCAGCAACTCGGCAACAGTATCCAGATGTTTAACATCAAATCTAAACAACACTTCTTTATCAGTTTCTTCTATACAATAGGGAATATCTTTGTCTATCTCTCGAATCGCCTTTATAATATTATTCCCTCGTATTAATGAAGGGATATAAGCTACAAGGGTATATTCGCCTCTATGCTTGCCTTTTCCGTAGTAATATATCTGATTACCAAATGAGCATTTTATGTATAAATCATCAAAGCTAGGATCTATTAATCCTGCATCAGTTCTAGGGAAATCATTAGTATCCATGTTATATGCTGCTACAACACGATACTTTCCAAAATATTCTTTACGCTGTAAGAAATTAGCCGTAGTAATTCACTCCTTATTTAGTTGATTTTGATTTAGTTGTCTTAGGTGTAATACCTGTTGGCGGTGCATCATTTGTATTTTTGTATACATCACGCACCATCTTCTGAATTGTTCGCAGACTCAAGCCATATGAAAGCTGTAACTCAATAACCGCTTTGGAAAGTTCTTCCATTATTCCTCATCCTCCTCGCCTGTAATAATGTCATCATTATCTTCATCAGACTTATCGTCCAATTCATCGATCTCATCATCAATTTCTTCTCGTTCCTGTTCGAGAAATTCAATCTTTGCCTCATTGTCATCAATCAATTCCTGGAGTCTAACAATATCAAGTTTGCGAATAAGGAATCCGCCTGCTACCATAGCACCAAGAAATGCGCCAATGACAACAGTTCCAAAATTGCAAAGCATAAACTGCCATAAGTGTAATTTAATCATCTGTATCCTCCTCGTCATCTGGATAATTTTGTAGTTCAAACTCTTCCTCTAACTCAAACTGCTCAGAATCGTAATAACAAGGGTCGTTCAACTGAGCGTCTGTGTTAGGTTGGTTATAGATCAAATTCATTATCAAAGCCTCTCTTAGCTCTTAAAGCTTCAGATAAACCTTTCTCTCTCTTTGAAGCAACTAAATCAGCGATATGCAGAGACCATAAATTCTCACATTTTTTATGTCCCATGATTTTAATCCATTTATTGTCGCATTCGGAGATTGGCTTCCACTGGAACGGCAGCATATGGTAGTTAATATAGAAAGCAATGTCTCCTATATTGTGATTTACAAATAAAGAATGCTGATTTGCAACCTCATAAACTAACATCATATATGCACCAATATTTTCATGTCCGTAATAGTGTGCCACACCATTCTCATCGAATGTCTGAGTGTATAATTTACCCATATCGTGATATTTAGTAGCCACTAACACTGAATAATCGTTATGAATCTTTTTTGAAAAATCATAGGCATCTGTCATATGTTTGCCAAGAGATTCCATATGATACGGATTCTTCTGGTCAAAGTCGTTATATATTTCTGGAATCCATGTATTTTCAAGTCTATAGTTATACTTGTCTTTATTGTGAATATGATCAACAAATTTAATTTCATCCCATCCTTCTTCAAGGAATGGAATCTGGAATTTTCTTGCTTGTTTGTCAATTACATGTCCTGGAACTGGATGTTCTCTGTCAATGTTATCTTTTTTACATTCACCGATTGGTTTTACGATGACCACACAAACCTTCTCACAATCAATACCTTTAATTACGTTGAGAATAGATCGTCTTGACTTCATAGTAATATTCGTTGCTTCAGCTACAACGTCAATACCATTTTTAAGATATTTAACGATTAGACTATGAAATGTCTGAAATACTTCTTTATTTTTGGACTGATCTTCTACTCTTCCACATATATTTTCTCTAATACCATCTGTTGATATGGTGATAACTTCATTGCCACTGTCTTGTAAAACAGTGTTTATGTATTGTGACTTACCAGATGCTGATAAGCCACACAATAATGTAAGTCTTGGTTTTCTTTCGTTCATAATTCTCCTTTATTCTTCCTGATCTTGGTGTTTTAACAGATATTCTCTGCTAACATTTTTAAAACTCTGCCGTCCTGACATATCTCTGTATACAAATCCTTCTCTTTTAACTTTTGGATTGATAATACTGAATCCGTCAGCCTGAAGCTTAATCTCTTCCATTGTATCTGGCGTTTTGTAGTGTTCATTGATAATTGGCACATGTTCTAAGTTATTATCATCACAGAATTTTGCCATTTCCTGTGTACCTTTACGAATTCCTTCAGCTACCAAATTGAATACGAATAAACGATTCTCTTTAAATTTGTAAGGATTTCCTTGTACATTACCTGTACCTTCGCCCTGTAAAACAACACGATCATATTTATTTGCAATGGCATAATCAGTTAAAACTTTTTCAATATTATATTTATCGGCAAGTTCCCAGTAAATATTAGAATCATGGTGACATTTCTGATCTCTGTCAGCTTGTCTAACATTTCTACTGCATACAATAAAGTCAAATTTGTTCTTGCCTTTCTTACGATCAACAGCATATGTACATGACGTTCCGTCAATCTTTTCTGTTTGAATCCATTCATTTGTTGATTCAAGCCATAGTGGGCAATTTTCAATTCTATCTTCATCGGTTTTTACAATCCATGATGGAAAATCTTTAGGATTGTCTCGTTTTTTACCGAAAATCATGAATAAGATTTTTCTACCGATGCTATATCTCATCATTTTTCTAATAATTGGTTTTGAGAAAACTTTTTTATGTCTGGCTACCATAGACTGATATTTAGCATTTGTATCTACTTTATTAGCTTTTCTTTTTGCAACCTTTTCAGAAGCATATGTAATTCTCAATTCTTTTGTGACGTCATCACCGATTTGTTTATCGGATAGTTCGGGGAATAATGCAATTGGCATCGCCAACCCCTGACTGAAGCATTTAAATTTGCCTAGTTTCATCGTTTTAATCTTGTAATGCTTTGTTTCCAAAAAAGCAAATCTCTCATCATCTTCTGGGCATTTACTATCAATTTCAATAAATACCGCTTTATCTCCTACTTTAAATTCCCCAATTTGGGCAATCAGCACCCAACCAAGAACTCCAATCAATTCAATTTTATCTGCGCCCTCAATTGGCTTAATCCATGCAATTTCTTCAATATGTGCTAATGCTCTTTCTTTTGTCAAGTTCCTTCTTACCTTAGTAAGTAGTGCGCACTTTATCCTATAGGAACTTTTCTAATTTTTTCCTTTCATTTAAAATTTAATCTTCTATCGTGTTTCCTTTTGCCTTATTGCAAATTTCACACATTGGTTGATAGTTGCTAATATCATCAATACCACCTTTAGATCGTGGTATAATATGATCTTTTGTCATTAAAATTTCATCACCATCATCATCGACTGCATATAAATTCAAGTGATAGCTCTTGTCTTTCAAGCCTTTTTCTTTAGCAAAATATTTACCTTCGATTCCACACTTAACACATTTGCAGCCTTTAGTGAAGAATGTCTGGTATCTCTGGCTATTGCCTTTAATCAAATCGCCATCGAATTTAACTTTTACTTGATTGTTTTGGCTCGCAAACATAATATTTTTCACTTTATCCCTAACTTCATCAATAGAATAAATACCCTTTCTGATATATTTGTGAGTTGGTTTGCGAGGTTTATGTTTAGCTTTAGTTAAATTAAAGCCTTTCAGGAGTCTTTTTACTTCGCCCAAACTATACGTCTCATCAAATAATGCACACCCCTTCCAAGCCACACAGGTAATCTTTGTGTCATTGGTTGGTGCCATAGGATTATTATGTTTATGAGAGTCGGTATCTAAATCTAATAACTCCTGTACTGTTCGAAATGATTGTTTTAGTCTCTTCTCACCGACTTGATAATATATTGTTAGCTTTCTTCTCTGATGTTTGGACATGTTTATACTCCTTTCCTGTTCAATAATTTAAATTTTAATCATGAATATCAATCACCGTGATAAATCCATCCATATTATCTTCTAATGCTTTCGCATATTTATCATCAAAATTTTTATCTTCTATAAATGAATTACCATTCCAGCTGCTTCTTGCTACCGCAGAACCATCTGGTAGGATATAGATATAGCATCCAAGATCATCTAAATTTAAAACATCTTTCAGTTTTGCTCCATCAACTCTAATGTATCCGTCAGAAATTCCTAAACTTGAAAACCAATCTTCTTCACTGTACATAAAGCTTGGTGTTATATGTTTCTGTAAAGTAGACAATAAACTACACCAGAATAATCTGCCATTTCTTGGATTGTGTTCACACCACATCCAATTATATGTATTGTCATTTTCATCAACTTTTAATTTTAGTTGGGCTTTATATCTGCCACCAATCTGATACCAGTCCCATGTAAACGGAAGATGTTCTACTTCCTCATATGGCATATCTTCTGGTATATTCTCCCAAAATTCAACGCCATTATATGGCTGCAAAATTTCTGCAATTTGGTTTCGGTTGGTAGTTCTTTTGTCAATAAATGTACGCAATAATGCAATCTTGTATCTCCTTTTCTTATTTCAAAGTCAAATTTTATTTCTCTTATTTCTTTTTGCTATAGTCACAGTCAATCGTAAATTTGATCCGCTTGATTATAGGTAAATTCTCGTATTCGGTAACGTCTCTTGTTATTGAACCGTTATATTTTTCAGAATCCTGTGTGTATGTTGCTATCATATCTAACATAACAGCTGCCATCTCCGCACATCTATGGCAAACATCTACGTCGATAGACTCAATCATTGACCGATCATGGCTATTGGTTCCAAGGCATTCAACTGTTGGTATTGTTAATTTATGATGTTTGTCGGTACACTCTTCATGGCAGAAGTCACAATAATATTTTGTTTCTGTTTTCTTCATTAATTACATCCTCTGTTATATGCATTTTGTTAATCATTCATCATATTCAATCGTCATTGTGTGTTCTGTTTTTGGATAACGATTACGACTTGCAAATGAACCAATAGTGTCAATGTATGGGATCGCAAACTTATCTTGTTTGGCAGTTTGTTTAATTCCAACCTCATTTTTGCAAGCGTTTGAAAGAAATGTATTTATCCGAGCATTTATCCTCATACATTTACCACACAAATCTAATCGTTGGATTATAATAGAATTATCATCTGGCTCGCCTGCACAGAATCTGCTTGAATATCCATTGGATGTAATGAAAGGGAGTGTAATGTCATAGTGATTGTGTGTACATTCAGCCCCACAAAAATCACAATAATATTCTTCAATTGTTTTTGTCGTCTTCATTCTTTAAACCATCCAATCATATACACCTATTTGATCAATAATTTCATTTAAAAATTCAACAAGGTCGCTTGCATCTCCAACAAACATATTACCCTGTGTCTTGATTTCGTATTTATAAGATGACTCATTTTCAGCAAGCTCAACTAAATATCCATTTCGTGGATATCCACCTGTTGAATATTCAAAAACTGAACCTTTGTTAACTGTTTCATATTTAAGGTTCAATGCAAATCCATCATTGACTCTTACGTCTTCATTGGCAATCCTTAAAGTACAATATCTATGATCGCCTTTTCTTGCATAACATTTTAATTTTGGTTTATCTTCAAAATAAATTTGCTTAGAACATCCGTTTTCGTCATAAACTCTACAGTATTTCTTAACGTGAAACATTACGCCATCTTTAACTTTATAAACATCCTCATAGTCTGATGCAAAAACCTGTTCCATATTTCTCCCTTCTGTGCTATAATTAATTTGCACATGAATCAAAAGTTATTTGAGAACGGTGTAATTTTGTATACGAGATACCACTTCTTAATTGAGGTGGTATCTTTTTTGTACACAAAACATTTATTTTATGAATCCTGTTTTACTGGAATCCATTCGGTAGTCATTCGATTTACTTTCTTCACTTCATATGGCTGGGCGCCAAATTTACTATCCTCAAAATCTTCTAAACCTTGCTGCCAATTAATAGCAAAATACTTGTCACGGAGTTTAACAATCGACTGCGTATCCACGGTAAAACTATCTCTATCTTTTTCAATTTCATAAAATGGAAATTCACATGCCAATTCTTTAAGCTCGCCTTCCGTTAAATCAATTCCTTCTGTAATTTTGTCGTACATGATTTCTTTGAAATTTTCGCTATAATAGTTTTCGTCATCCCATTTTATTTTATCTGTAATCATTCTTCTATCTCCTTTTGTCAAATAATTATGATTGATCCATTTCTTTAACTTATCATTTGCATTCATGAGTGCACTCTCTCTACTAGTACATCTGATCTAAATGTACATACTGGACGAATGTTAAAAGACTCCGCACAATAACATTGTTTGACAACTCCACATGTATCAACAGCACAAATAGCTGAACGATTTTCTTCTGATACGGCAGTTAATAATACCCATTCAATATGACCTGGGAATTTTGTTGGGTACTCTAAATACTCCCTGTATAGCCTATATTCGTCTAAAGTTAGTAAAGAAACTTTATCAATACTTATTTCATTCGCCATTGTTCCATCAAGTGCCATTAAATCACGTTCCATATACTGCAACACATCATGATGACAATTATCTTCAATTTCACATTCGATATATTTTAAATCATGACGAAGACGACTAGGTTCCCATCTGTTACAATATGTGTCGAATGGCTTTGTATCATCCAAAAAATCTTTCATAATGCAAAAACAAGTTTTGAATACCTTAAACTGATTTAACACAATCCATTCATACCCTGCTACCTTAAAGGTATCACCAGCATTTAATGTTTGAAGCTCTACTTTTTCTGAGGTACAATCATTTTCTTTCGACTTCATCATATCTTTTTCTTCAATTACTTTTACGACCGCCTTGGCAATGTCATAAATATCCTCTTTATCTAATGTCAAGTTTTCTCTCCTTTACAAATTCTCTGTATTTCTTTGTATACTCATAAGAATCTTTGAATATATTACAGATACCCTTATACATTCTTGGTTCAAATTGTTTGACGATATCAAGCTCATTCTGATAGTCTTTGCCAAATGGGCATCCACAACAGCCTGTCCGCTTTAACCCATATCGTTCATAACAATCCGAATGACTAATCTTAAAATATACACAATATTCTGATTTGTCGCTATCTAAATACCAAAAAATTGGTCTATACTGATCGCACTGCCCTATCTTTTCATCGAAGCAACTCTTATACCTTGATGCTCTTACTCCGCCTTCGGCTTTTCGAACACCTATAATACTTAGATCGTATCCATTGTCTTTTATTGCTTTATGAGATACATCTTTCTTGGCATAGTTGCAACACTTCCCAGAAATCTTAAATTGCGGTGGATTCTGGACTATAAATTCTTTCAAAAATCTGTTGTAGTTAATATTGAAACTACTCAATCTTTTGCCATTATTTAACGTACCGTGTGAGTTACACCACCACATAAGAGCAGATTTGCACTTCGGATACTTCTGATATAAATCATCAAATGATTCATCTTCCCATTGGAATCCGTGACTTTGCAATCTATACATCATTTCGCTTACATACTTGGACATAAATGGTTGTCCATGAATCTTACATGACAACGGAATTGCTTTAATTGCTTTCTGTCGGATAATCTCAATATCATATTTGTTTTCAAGATACTTAAGATGATCTTTAGTTGCTTGATATTCTAAACCAGTATCAAACCATATGTAATCAACCTTGTTATGTATGTCGCATTTCCAGATAATGTCTAACATCACATCACTGTCAGCTCCGCCAGAAATTGAGCATAAAATCTTTTTATAATCAGTTCTGTTTATAATTGACCATGCCCGAATCATGTTGTCACAAATTGTCTTGTTTGCAGGACATGTATCTAATAATTCATCAATATTCTTAAGTTTCTTAACCAAATGTACTTCCTCACGAAAATTTATTTCGTTTTCCGTGAGGTAAAGCCATACTTGGTGAGTGTCTTTTTACATCACTATCACATTACTTTTTCGATACAATCTAACCAACGATCCGTTGAATCATATCTTCGTGAAAACCTTTATATTCTAAAGGTAATTAGTACAAATGGTTGAAGCCTAACCAATCGGCAGCACAGCGTCTCCGATATATTTCATATCTAAGATTTCGCAATCTTTCATTGGATGATCTGGATTCTCATTATTGTAATCTCTTACAAACATATCGAGCCAAAAATCAGAATACTCATTTTCTTCTTTTGAGTTCAACACCGCATATCTGTATGCAATTTTATAGTTTCCTTTTGCCGTAAAATATGCTAGTTTGATTTGATATACTGGCAATTCTATTTTGGTTTTGATAAAATTTTTTGGATGTGTATCACGTAATTTAGATCGCAATTCTTCATCATAAATTTCAACGGTATCAATTCCTGTTCTGATACCACATTCATCAAAAAATCGGTTAGGATGCACTGCTTTTCACCACCTTTCTATTATTCAGCTTTATTTAATATAATTTTTTGCTTACACTGAGGACAGTTAATGTATTGTATAAAACCTACGCAATATCTTATGCCGTCAGATCTGATGTCAGATTCATCGAATCTTAATTTGGCACCACATCCATCACATTCAATTTTGCGTCTAGTTCCTTTTTTCAAAATCTTAATCATTTTGATCTACCTCAACTTCGATTGGATGTTTGCACTGTGGGCAGATAATATAGTTTGGCGGTGTGACACTTAAAATTATTAAATTAAATGATCTCACTCCTCCGTTTTTTATATCACCTTTCTCATAACTCAACTCCGCACCACAATTTTCACAAGTGCATTGTTTGCGTGTTCCTTTTTCTAAAATTTCAATCATTTACCAATCTCTCCCCATCGTGGTGTAACAGAAAATACGCTAAAACTTGGGCAATTGTCATCATATGTAATAGAAGAAATTGTCCATCCTTTGATCAACTCTTCAGCGTAATCAAGATCATCTTCTTCATAATATAATCTGTCATACTCGTATACTGCGTTGTCACTATTCAACCAATTAATGATAATCTCTATCAACATATTGAAAGATGGTTTCATAATATCTCCAGACAATACAATATCCCACTGTTTCATATATTCTTCATCTAAAGCATCATCATCTCTATTTTTTGTCGGTATCCATCCAAAGTATAACTTTCCGTCTACTTCTTTAATTCCACGTAATTCATCTGCTGTTTCTCCATAAATATCAACAATGAATCTCAATGTCTTTTCCAACGTCCCGTTAAATGTATCTTTTAGACTGCCCGATATCATGAAAGGTTTATCGTTCGTGAACATACGCTTACCACTCCTTTCGTAAATTAAATATTTCTTTTATGTAACTAATCATAAATTTGGAATGAATAGTTTTTCAGTTGCCTTTTGCCCGTTTGTACGATTAGCATCTTGACACACTGTGCGTTCTTTTTGCCAAATGCATTTAAATTCTTCACTTGGCATATCGTATTCGCTAATAATAACAAAGTTATTTTGTGCAATATCATGACAAAATTTATAAAAATGATCATAATTCATACAACTTTTAGCGTAATTACTTGTGCCTTTATATGGCGGATCAAGATATAATAAACAATTTTTTACATCCTTGAAATAGTTATAGTCGCATGACATAAAAGAAATATTCTTTAATGAAATCGCTTGTTTTCGTAAATTAATCACTCTCTCATAATAAATATTTCTTTTCCCAGTTCTAACTTGTCCAAATCCACCATTGTAATATTTACCCCCGAAACTTGCGCAATATCCAATCAGGGCAGTGTACTCTTTAGAATATTTGCCTCCTCCTGCTTTGCGGTTTTCTCTAACATCCATATAATGTTCTTTTGAACAAATTTTTGGAGCAATTGGAATCGTTGGATTTTTTTGAACGTATTTCAATAATGCAATCAATTCATCATTAATGTCTGCGCCAATTTTGTTTTTACATTGAATCTTATCAATAATATTGGCTCCGCCAACAAATGGCTCTATGTATGTTTCAATATTGTTATCATCAATATATTTCTGAATAATCGGTACAATATATTTTGCAATTCTATTTTTACTTCCTTGATATACTATTTTTCTTTACCAGAAAGCCCATATGGTTTACAGTAGCTACACTCTCATTTTCCTTTCTGGTTTATTATTTAATTAAAGTCATCAATTAGCAAATTCTCACAACTCCAAATTCGTATAATCCTACACCATCCTCAAGTGCAATAGTGTCATGTTCTGTCGTAGTAATAAATTCATTATCTATGCCAACAACTGGCATATGATCTGGGTGTTTTGCTAACTCTTTTTTGAGCTGTCCAACTGTCATATGTTTTGGTTCTTCCATTACATTCTTACCACTTTCTTGTCTGCTAACTCTTTTACTCTATCAGTCAAAGTAACTGCTACTACATGCGTTCCCATATAAGCATCAAGAGCTTCGCCAATTAAATTGTATCCTTCATCAATAAGAACATGATCATAATTCATTCCACGCTTGTTCTTAACTTCTTCTACAGTCATAGGCACTGGAATAATTAAGTCAAGATCGTTTGCTTTGTCTAATAATAGCTTGACCTGTGAATGATTCTGCACAATAATCGGATACTGTGTTGTAGCACTTGTGTAAAGCAACTGTGTTGTTTTGCCCGTTGCTCTGTCTTTAATAATCAGTGTTGTTGGTTTATTTGTTATCATAGTTTGCAATCTCCTCTTATATAAAATATCTCTGAAGCACATCTTTGAATCTTAGAGGACTATCAACAATGGTCCGTGAATACTGAAATTGTCTTAAAAAATTCATAACAGTTCTAGCATCTGCACCGCTTAAAGGAATAAATTTTACATATTCAGGTCTCCCAGCAATACATACGACTGCCCACGAACGCTCTGAATCATGAAACCCAACGTCAACTGCTACGTCAGTAATTTCGTTGTACATCTTCTTCATTTCTTCATTCTGCTTTGTTGAAATCTGACACTGACGAGCTGCCTCATCGCAATTACTTTGGGCAATTTTTAACGTAGTATTGCTTTCATCAATTTCATTTTTTAAGGCATCAATATCTGGTTGTAGGATTTCTAGCAACCATTTTCTAATTTTCTCTTTTAATTTCTGGAACAATTAACTCTCCTTTTATATTTCACACGATCCATTTAATCCATATGGTTCATAATACAAACCATTTACCCAAACCCAGTTATCGTCTTTGTATATGAGGAATTCAACTGTCTCAAAATCACAATAACTGTCACTATCTTTGTCTTCACGAACTGCATATACAGTGATTGGTTTCTTAGGTGTTGGAGACCTGCCAATTTCTTGTATTTTAAACATCTGAATCCTCCCATACTACGTTGACTTTGAACCCTAATTCCTTTAAAACATCTGTAAAATCATCAACATCTAATTTATGGTTTTCTATTTTAGTCCCATTGACTTCAATAGATTGCCAGTCGTCATATTTAATGATCGTAATTGTATTTGGTTCTTTTACTTCTTTGTCTTCTTTATATTCCTCTTTGTACATGTCAAAGTCTTCGCATAAAGCACACTCAAAAGAAGTATACCTATTAGCACAACTTTGACACTGTGAATATAAATTGTCTAAATATCTATTCTTTTCGCTCATATTTCTCCTCGCAAATATCTTTAGATTAGATTTTCTTCTCGACTACAACTATTGTGTCATTATGTGCTCCACCATGCGGAACAAGTAAAATTTCTTGAATTTCAAATCCATATTTCTTACCAATACCACCACTATTCCAGCCGCAGCTAATAACAATTCCATTTGGTGTTACAATTCTACTAATTTCTGCCTTTTGTTTTGCCCAATAAGAAGCTTGAGTTGTTTTCATATTTACAGACATTCCTAATTTTTTATAACTTTCACTTACCTGTCTTGGACTATATGGAGGATCATACAATACTGTATCTACTGATTCATCAGCAAATATTTTGAGGAAATCAATCGCATCCATGTGAAAAGACGTGTCGTATGAATTATCAATATCATTCGTAACATTTGCAATTTTACATTCATTAGCAAACGGATCTATACTATATCCATGTATATATTTATCAACCAATTCTTTAATTGGTTTAATCAGAAATGTGTGTTTATTTGGCATTGACCAAACTCTATTTATTATCATTTATGTCCTTTCTAATTCCACTCAAAATCCATTCAATTACTGGCTCTGTCCACCCATTGCCCATCAGATTTCATACTTCTTTGTATAAAAATTTGGGGCTAAATGGACTTGACTTTCTATCAAATCTTTTATCATAAAATTCTTGTACTGTTTTACATCCTTCTTGCCTATTTGACGTAAACAATTGACAGCACTTACAGTCACAAACATTAGATTTAATAAGTTCTGAATTAATATTTTCTTTCGTATAATCAATACCATATTTATATATCATTGCAGTATTATTGAAATCAGTTGTTTTGTTTGTTAATGTATCTCCGCAACAACATTTTGAGGTTCCCAAATAATGCAAATCATTATCTGCAATACTATATGAGATATGATAATGTTGCAATTTTTCAATCAATGGCTGATATAAGTTTAATCGAATGTTTGGTTTTAAATTTAACAATCCCATTTGCGTAAAATTAGACTTATCCAATCCAGTAAGTTTTAATAGGTATTCTTTATGTTCCTTATTTTGTGGAACAATTTTTAAACCTTCGATAGTAAAATGATCTGCGTCATGAAACATATCAATAATATCTGTAGATGAAATTCCTGGAATGAATGGTTGGATTCTAATGCCAACTTTAAATCCATTGTCTTTTAAATTTCGATATAATTTATATCTTTCTAAGATATCTGGAACATTTGGCTCTATTGATTTGTCGTTAGTTACATTTGTTACAGACATTTGGAAGGTATGTAAATCTGACTCAACTTCACAACCATACAGTGTTGAAGATTTTGTACTAAATAAAATATGAATATTGTATGGTTTAGTAATATCAATCAACTGTTTTGTAATATGAAATTTCTCTTCTGCTGGCTGGAATGGATCGCTCATACCACCACAATGCCAATCATATCGTTGAGATATTAAAAAATCTAAAAAATTTGTTTTATCCACTTTATTATGAACGAAAATTTTATCTAATCGACGCTCAACGGATTTAACATTACCAATTTGTAAATTTTTATCAAATTCCATTATCTTCCTATAATTAGAAAAACAATATTTACATCCAAAACTACATGTTTTATATGTATCTACTCGAATAGGTAATCCGCATATTGCAAACTTACTACTTACATTCAGCGGATTGAAAGTTTTGTTTTTATTTTCTGTCATTTAAACCTTATATTTACAAGGCAGCGCACTGCGTTTTACCTAGGATTACTTAATAAAACCTTTCTTATGTATTTGTTTTGTATTGTTTTACCTACAAAAATTGAAACGTAGATAAAAACAAAATTTTAAAGTCATCATATGGAAGAAATAAGACATGTCTAATCTATAGATATTTCTCCTCGAATAGTCATCAGAAATGTAACTAGAAATGTTACATTATATATAAACTGCAATACCAATCAACAATAATGTTAACCATGCAGTTACCATAGTAAATTTTAAGAAAAAGTACAATGCTGTTCCTTTCTCATGAAAACTATGCAAGAAATTTTTAAAATACTGCGTACCATATTGAATAATTGATAATACAGCAGCTATTAATGTAAAAACTCCTATGGTCAATGAAATCCCAAGACTTAACACAACACAAATTTGTGCCATGAAAAATAAAATGTTCCTTAAGATTCTTTTACACCAACCTCTCCTACTCTTTTAAATCTGTATTTCTGTTCTACATCAGGATACTTCTCGTGATCGACTTCACTCAGAAACATCTTAACTGGTCTGGCATAAATGTTAAAATCTCCATACATTGCCTGATAAATTACCAGTTTCTCATTTGTTTCTGTATGAGTCGCAAGGTCAATCACTTTATAGAAATGTCCTTTAAAGTGTTTGTAGATATCATCTTTCTTTGGTAAATCTCTGTTATTCATGAATGACTCCTTTCTTATTAGTACGTGTTCCCAATGTAGTACCAGTCAATATAGCACCAGTAACAACGGCATCGCCTGTTTTACTGAAAGAACTAAAATTAATCTGTCCACTAGATTTGCAAATATTACCTTTTTTGAGTTGATCTTTAAATTCTTTATAAAAAGCAACAAGATTATCTCTACTCACACCAATAGCCGATGTTACGAAGTCAAATAATTCCTTATCTTCAAAATCGTCTTCTCTACAGAAATTGCAATCATATCCATACTGATAAGGATCTCTGTCATAATTAATAAGCAATCCATCAGCGACTGCACATTCTTCACTACACCATGTTTTACCACATTCACCGCAAATAAATGTATTTTCAGAATCTTCTTTAAAGGTTTCTCCACAATGCGGACATACTTCTACATCAATTGAAATTGTACTCATATTTATTCATTCTCCTGTTCTTTATCATCTCTCACAAGAATTGTTTTCCAAGTTTTGCTGTTACATGAGGATGCTGAAATTTTATAGCCTGCATCTAAATAATTGTCTACACAATTTTTAAACTTTTCAGAATCTGATTCTTCCACAACTACGCAACGACTACCATCAACTACATGATCGATATTTTTCTGCACAATTTTTTTTAAAATATTAACTTGATGTAATAAATCATAAGTTGGAATTGATGTTATGTTATTAATGCTTTTATAGCTCATGCAAACACTTAGTGTACCAATAACTTCTCTTATATCATCTAATGTTTCTTTTGTCATACCTATCTCCTTTCTAAATTGTCTCCCACCATAGATCGTGTACTTTCTTATAGCCACCTCGGCTTGACACATCTAATACTCTGCGAACTTTCTTATTGGACAGTTTCTTATGAAATCTGTAATCATCCCAAGCGCTGATATAAAATCTTTTATAGTAAGGTTTCTTACGAGGTATTTCATAGAATCCACAATAATACTTATCTACATATTGCACAGGTTCAGGATACCCACCGATATTTTTAAATCTCGCCAATCTTTGTTGGTATTTCTTCCTACGATTTCTCTTATTCAACATCGTCTTACGATTCTGCTGAAATTTTGTAGGAACATATTGCATAAAGTCCGTATCCTGTGGACAATCTTTTGATTTTGGCATAATTAGCACACTCCTTTCTATAGTGGGATAAAAGTGGAATTTGAATTATTTATAAATCAACTAATTGCACATATAATCAACCATAAAACTATTGCAATACATGTACTTACTGCCATAATTTCCCAACTTGACACCATTAAATAATCTTGAGCATCATTCCATGTAGTAAACAATGTTTTAATATTTCTTTCACGAATAGCCTCGATTACACTAACTACTCCATAAAGTATCATTTCCATTGCAGAAAATAATGCAATAATCACAGCTGCTTGACCCAATATCGTCAATATTCTTACTACGATTTCCATAAAACCACCTCATTTTTCTCCAATGATTTTTGTACATCGATCACTCTTTGATTTGTTGATCCAGCCCACGGGTAAGACATATCCTTTAATTCGTCTACATACTGTCCATCTACGAGAATATCTATATATGGAAAAATTTCTTTTCTACAATAATTTGCTAGAGGATCACTATTCAAATAATGCAAGTCCAAACCAATGTCTTCTGCTTTATTCCCCGTATATACCCAGATTTTTTTACCTGGTATAAATTCTTTAACAAATCTACATATTACAGAAACACCTTTAATGTTTTCTTTTGTCAAAGGTTCACCACCAAGAATACTCAATCTTGTATACTGTGGATTAGTTAGTGGACGTAACAATTCCAACACGTCCCACGTTGTTATTTCTTTGCCACCATTAAAGTCCCATGTTTCTTTATTAAAACAATTCTTACAATGGAAGTGACATCCTTGAACGAAGAGGGCTACGCCAAGCCCTTCTCCGTTGCTAATGTCCATTTTTCTTATTGAAGCATATCTCAAAACTATTCCTCCATACTATGATCATCTACATGAACATATCTACTCTTAATCTCTGCTGTACGTCCCTGATTCCAGAACTGGGTGCCGACGTATCCACATGATCGTCTGGCAACATTCATCGTATCCTGATCTCTGTTACCACAATTTGGACATTCCCAGATTAACTTTCCATCAATATCAAGAATGCTAATTTCTCCATCATAGCCACATTTCTGGCAATAATCACTCTTTGTATTCAATTCAGCATACATGATATGATCATAGATAAATTTCATGATCTCAAGAACAATATCGGTATTCTTGGTCAAATCTGCACACTCTACATAACTAATTGCACCGCCTGGACTTAATTCTTGGAACTTGCTTTCAATATCAAGTTTTGTGAAAGGATCAATCTTTTCAAATACTGGGATATGATATGAATTTGTAATGTAATCACGATCCGTAATTCCTTCAATAATACCAAATCTTTTCTTCAAACATTTTGCAAATTTATATGTAGTTGATTCAATTGGAGAACCATACACACTGTATGCTAATCCTTCAGAATCTTTCCATTCATTACACTTGTCATTTAATCTCTGCATAACTTTTAAACCAAATTCCTGTTGAATAGAATGAGATTCGCCAGTCATGTATTTTACACATTCATATAACCCTGCATACCCAAGAGAAATCGTTGCATAACCATTTTCTAATAGCTTGTCAATTTTTTCTCCTTTCTTAAGTCTTGCAAAGCATCCATGCTGCCATAAAATAGGTGCAACATCAGAAGATGTTCCTTTTAATCTTTTGTACCTACATTTTAATGCCTTGTGGCATAACTCTAATCTTTCATCTAAAATTCTCCAAAACGCTTCTTTGTCCTTACCAGAAGATAAGGCTACATCTGGAAGATTAATTGTTACAACCCCCATATTGTATCTTCCGTAATATTTAGGTTTGCCATTTTCATCTAAATATGGAGTTAAAAATGATCTACACATGTTTATGATATGTCGCCATACCCACTGACTAAATTATCTCTCCGAGTCCGTTACTCTCATCATTGAGCCGACCGCTTGGGGTAGGTGCTTATATCCTACTCTACACTGTTACACTCATCACAGCTAGTCGATACACCTTCTTATATAACTATATAAGCTTGGCACGGAATTATCTTAGGTCATCAGATGTCTCCTCTCTAAGACTCACCCGTTAGCAATGTTAAACATTACACCCTTTAAGCAAGGTTCAATCGGTTTATCCTGGGCTGTAGTTTACGCTTACCCATGCACGGAAAACAGTTTCCATTTCCATTCGCATCAATCTTATTCTTTTTCATAATCTTTTCAGAAATGTAATCTGGAACCATTCTTTTAGCAGTACATTCTGCTGCTAATTTTGTTAAATACCAATACTCAGAATTCTCACGAATATTATCTTCTTCCAATACATACAGTAATTTAGGGAATGCAGGTGTAATATAAACACCGACTTCATTCTTTAATCCTTTAATTCTCTGCCGTAAGAACTCTTCAATCAGTAATGCTAATTCTTCTTTGTACTCTGTTGTTTCGTTCAAGTACATACAAACACTGAGAAATGGAGCCTGCACTGCTCCGAGTTAGACTATATCTTTACCCTCGTTATACGTTAGGTGAGAATATACAATTCTCAAAAGTAACTATATTACTTTGTAGATGGCACTTCCCTACAATGAATTTCACATTATAGGTAAAGATTTCATAGGCATATATTACTACTTAGCCTGTATATCTTAGTCGTTTGACCTTTATAAAAATTTCTCTTTATCCTTGGCACTGGATTGCTCTTATCCGTCCCAATGCTTGTAAATTTTATATAGTATGATCAACTCTTTTGCCCGAAAGCACCGATAAGAGTTCCCCAGTTAGCATAACTTTTATCACCATTTCCTGTGATCCTAACCGTAAGTCATACACCCTAGATTTCTAGGTTCACCATCTGTTCACTAACATGTTTCTATGTTAGGCAGCCATTTGACCGTTTGTGTTGGTCATACTATTTACCTGATAATTGAATGTCTGAACACTATCTTCGATTTCTTTCTTTAAATCTTCTTTGGCATATTTTTCAACTAAATCTTCTGTAAAACCACGTCTTCTATATTTTTCTACATAAATGTTATAACTGTCTCTGACAAATGGAGCTAAATGCGTCAATGTAATTGTTGCACCGCCATATGTAGAAGACGTTACTGCCGTGATAATCTGTGTTGCGATCGTTGCAGCCGTAATTAATCTATGAGGTTTTTCAATCATGACCTCATTTACAACTGTCCCATTCTGTAGCATGTCTTCAAGATTAATTAACTCGCAATTCGTAAGTGCTTTCTGTCCAAAATAATCCATGTCATGAAAATGTAAGATGCCTGTATCATGCGCCTGTACGATTTCTGGTGGGAGTAAATATCTGCGAGTCATATCTTTGCATACAATACCTGCCATATAATCTCTCTGTGTTGTTACAAGTTTTTCATTTTTATTAGAATTTTCAGTATTCCAATATTCGCTGTCTCCACTAAGAAGATCTGAAATTTCTGCATCAATAGTATTTTCATTCTCTCTCTGGAACTCTCGAACACTGCGATAGCCTTCATATGCTTTTGCAGTTAATTCCTGTCCTTTCTCAACAAGCTTTTTGAATACCATTGCTTCAATTGCAGAAATGTCAATCTCTTCTGGTAATTTACTGCAATCATTTTCGATTTCTCTTGCAATCTGCCTAGCAACATCCTCTTTAATTAATCCAGATCCATTTTTCATTGCTTTCATAATCGCTGTGTAAATTTTGGTTTTGTCGAAATCTACAACAGTACAATCTCTTTTAATTACTTTCAATAAAAGACCTCCAATAAATTATGTAATAATATCATCATCTATATGTAACGCACCCGTCTCCTGCTTTCTTACAGTTCAACGTATATCGTGCATCATTACCATCACCATCAATCTTTTCGGTTGATACACTTTCAATTATCATGGTTTTACCTGTTTCTACATCTTTCACAAGTACCTCTTTTTCTATATGTAGTTTAGAAACTAAATTTCTAAGCTGATTAATTGTTCTGATCAACTTCCTTTGTTGTCGCTCCTTCCGTGTCTCTAATCTGTCTTTTGAATCTCTCTAATTCAGCCATAATATTCAAACAAGTCATAGACAAACTTCCTTCATTATTAATAACTGCATCACATAAATCATAAGCTTCTTCAAAAGCAGATTCGTCTTTTTTCATTCTTTCATCAATTGCATCACTTGTATCTCCACGATCTTTCATTCTCTGAATACGTGTAGAATTTGGAGTATCAATACATAATGCCAAGATATGTTTCTTATGATAATTTTCTTTTAACTGTTTTAATCCTGGAACATCAACTACATACACATCCGCATCATCACACTGACTTTCTGTAGCACAATACCAATTGCCAGTATAATGATTCTCTGCAACCTTGCCCGTAATCCTTGAATACTGGGCTAAGTTTACATATGTATGATCATCAAGATTATCTGCTCTCTTCTCTCTGGTAGTGTATGATCGTAGATATTTCAGACCGTAAATATCTTCCAGATACTTTGCTGAGACACTTTTGCCTGCTCCAGATCGTCCAACCAGAGCGATTAAAACATTACTTTTATCTCCTGCCATCTCTATAAGTCCTTTTCTAATTTCTTAATTCTTCTGTTGATTTTTGTTACGATTTTGCCATTATCTTTGCCTCTAGCGATTAAGACTGCTTTTCTATCCTTTAATAAATTTAACTGCTCTAATTTTGTCATATACTCATTTTCTCCTTATACTATATTTTAGTTTTATACATCATCAATCCATGAACGATGCCACCACATAGAAGGCGATCGCCATTAATACAATTGCTACAATTATTACTACTCCAATTGGTATTACAATATTTGTTATCATCCAAAACGTAAATGCAAATACACCAACAGATATGAATGTTGCAAGAAGCCAAACGATGGTCAGTACGATCATCGACAAGAAAAATTTTAAGATTTTCTTTATGATATTTAATCACCTACCTTATGGCATTTCGTTATAAATTTTACTCACATCATCTAATAATTCTTTTGGCAAATATCTTTCTAAAAGCTCATTTGAATTATCAAGTGTTTTCTTATAGAAATCTTCTGCGATACCACCGCCAATAGCAGCAATCGTATCTGTGTCACATGGCAAAGACAATACATTTCTTAAGAATGATTCATAATCTTCGCTCTCTAAGAAACATCTGATTGCCACAGGAACACTATCTTGAACTGTCGCAGACCAAACATAATTCTTTCTATAATCATCGAGTGGTCGATCAACACCATATGTATATTGACTGGATGGATAACTTTTTAATGCATATTGATAAATTTCTTCTTTTGATTTACCCCAACGAGCCATAAAAGAACAGCCTGTTACAATCGATGCTCCGTTATAAGATTCCGTATGACGATGAGTTTTCTCACATGTCCATTGTGCTAAATCTATGTAATAATTCAGTACATCTGGACGATCAGCAAATCCATTAAAATACATTGTGATAGGCGAAATTCTCATGGCGCATCCGTTTCCAAAGCTTTCATTAACACGACTTCCATCATCGTATAACCAGTCTTCAAACATTTCACCATATCCCATACCAGGATATTTCTTGCCATATTCTAAGTAGAACTCCCAAGGCTCTTTGTTATGTTTATGTTCATCGTCATCATCCAACAGCCACATTCCTGTTGCAATACTTAAAACTGTATCATCTGTAAATTTACATTTATCTGTAAACAATTCACAGTTCTTCCAATCTAAATTGTAAGGTCTGCGGAACTCATATTGAGAACCGCAAATATCTCCTAACATTGCTCCAATCAAAGCCATTTAATCACCTACCTATTAAAGATGTTTTCTAAAATTGTAAGAATTACTGCGATAATCCATTTTGTTTTCGTTGGAACAATTAGCGGATTTACCACAACAAAATGTAGCAACCAAATAAACAAATTTACGATTGCAAAATTGACAGCAATTACAACCATTAATCCTAAGATTGTACCTAAGATTGTTCCTGCATGATATTTGTCTTCAACAAATAACGAAGTTAATAATTTCTTCATCTGTTATCCCTTTCATCAAAGATTAATTTTATCTACTCTACAACCACCCAATCTTCAGCCAACATATCTGTCTGACTTGCAAGCCAAGGAACTACATTCCCCTGTGCTGTTTTCATTGCAATATATGCCCCATATTCGACTAATCCGTCTTCATTCACAATGCTTTTTGCAATATCGGTACATGGCGCATAAGCTCCTGCTGGAACATAATATAAAAACATACCTTTCCCATTCCAACCTTTTCTTGCTACTTTTCTTTCATCTTTCATTGCATCAATTGCTGTTCCAAAATCCATAATAAATTCTCCTTTACTCTTCTGTATGACATGTATTTGTCAGTTTCTTATACACATCTTCATATAATTCCTGTTTGTCTCCGTTGTATGTATACTCTGCGTAGATACCATCACCGCTTACTGTCGTAGATGCTAAACATTTATAGTTCTGTAAAGTTTTACAACTCCAGACGATAAACACATTACTGAGATCAATTTTCATTGCCAAATGATTTTCTTCGCAATGTTTGTTATACCAATCTACTAATTTTCTCTTATGTACGCTCTGAAAGTGATCCATTCCTGTAATAATCATTTTGTTTTCTTCTTTGTTTACTCCAACCAACCATTGTCAATATAATAGAAACCATACGTTAGACCGCCAGTGAAGATAATCCAGAAGATCCAGAATATTGCTTTCAAAACTTCGCCACTCGACTTATATGACTCAACCGTTTCATGTAAATTTGTTGCACTTAAGTCACAAGTTGCCATAGTGTTATTTTTTAGTTTTGTGTAAACAGTTCCCTTAACAGGCTTTGCTTCCATACCATAGTATTCATACCTGACACAAGAAGAATGATAAATTCTTTTTAGGTAATGACTTCCTATGAAATCAATTTTATCTTGTTTGAATTTTTTACCTGCAAATTTAATCTTTTTACAAATCTTACTTTCTCTCCACATGTCATCCCACGAATACCAAATTCTCTTTCTGTAATGGACTTTTCCTTTACTGCCTTTTACTCTTTCAATTTTTTCATGTCTGCGATACTCTTGTCTGACTTTTCTAACATAATAATACTTACCACCAATTTCTTTGTATGTAACTGTGTCTACAGGTTCTAACTTCCCATAAACAAAAGCGTTACCTACATTGGTTTCCATACCATATTGAAAAACATCATCATTTTTTATCTTAAGGGCGTGATTGTATTCTTCATTTTTATCAAGGATGGAATTATCAATATTACTACTGATAACGATTCCAAACACAAGCATGACTGCGATCAATGTTACACTCGCTAAGATTTCCCTTGGAGTTATCTCATAATTACCAAAATTCAATCCTTTGTGTTGCTTCATATATTACTCTCCAAATAAATGCTGAGGGGCAGTTTCGGGAGCATCCTTATATTCTAAATAAGTATAATTTTTTGTTTCATATCCAAGATTATTTAAGAAAATTCGTGTTGGAAATTTCTTTACATATCTGTTATATTCTTTGATCTGCTGATTATAGTTACTGCGATATTCGGCAATTAAATTCTCTGTGACAGATAATTCATTCATTAACCTTTTATAGTTCTTATCCGCCTTGAGTTCTGGATAAGATTCTGTAACTGCTGCAATTGCTGTGCTTGCATTTTCAACAGTTCCTTTAGAACTACGTTCTTTAACGATTTCTTTAAGTGTATTTGCCTCATGTTTATCATAAGATTTCACACAATCTGCCAAGTTATAAATCAGATCCACCCTACGTTTCTCCTGTACGTTAATGTCGGATTTTGCTTTATCAACCTGTTCTTCTAATGAAATTGCATGATTCTGCGAACTCTGAACTCCAAATGTGCAGGCTAGAAATACCGCCACAACTCCTACTAGAATGATTACTGGAATCTTCCATACAGTGTTTTTCTCTTTACTCATATTTAATTTTCTCCCTTCAGAATTTTAATCAGTCCATCTTCGTCAATGATCGGAATACCCAATTGCTGTGCTTTTTTATTCTTACTGCTTGTAGAATTCACATCATTGTTCACAAGATAATTCGTATTCTTTGATACAGATCCTGCAACCTTGCCACCTCTGGACTCAATTTCATCTTTGATCGCATTACGATTGGCAAACTTATTTACTTTACCAGTCACAACAAAAGTCATTCCTGTGAGATCAACCATTGATTCTTTTTTGCTTTCTGGCATCTCAAACTCAAGCTCTTTAGCTAATTTCTCGACCATTTCAATGTTTTCTTTGAAATAATCATCCATTGACAATGAAGTATTGATACCAATACCATCAATATGTCCAAAATATTTTCTCTTTTTGATTCTTTCGATAAACACATCATATGGATTTTCGTTATTCGATAGAGAAATCTTATCAATAAGCTTGCAAATATCCTTTGCCGTTGACTTCCCAACAAGTTCAATGCCAAGTGCTGTTACGAAATTAACCAGTTTACACTTACGACTTTCCTCGATGCTATGTAATAAGGAAGAAACACTTTTTACACCAAATCCATCAAGGTTCTTCATTTCAGATTTATGCTCTGCTAAATTATAAATATCTGTATAATCTTTCAGCCATCCAAGATCAATAAATCTTTTCAGTGTTGCCTCAGATAAACCTTGAATATTCATAGCATCTCTGGAAACAAAGTTCACAAACTTGCTTAATAGTTTTGCCTTGCAGTCAGGATTCATGCATTTTAAAACTTTACTACCATTTTCATTGATGATTTTTGCTTCGCCACCGCAGGTTGGACAAGTATCTGGAATCTTGAATGTATTGCTTCTTGTCAGATTATCGTGTACTTTTGGAATCACCATATTACTACGATAAACCTGAATCGTATCACCTGCACCAAGTTCCAACCCTTCAATGTAACTTACATTATGTAATGTAGCTCTTGTGGTTTCTGCGCCATCAAGATCAACTGGATCGAATACTGCAACTGGATTAATCAACCCTGTACGAGATGTATTCCATTCAATATCTCTGATTATTGTTTCGTAGAGGTCATCTTTATATTTGTAGGCGATCAACGATAATGGATGATGCCCCGTCATTCCTAACGATTTACCATATTGATAATCGTTGTAGGAAATAATTAAACCATCAACAGGATATTTGTATTCTTCTGGCTGAAATGTTGCCATATACTCTTCAACATAATCTCGGTTAACGACCTGATGCTCTACTACATCAAACCCTTGTTCTGCAAGATATTTAAAGCTATCTGCAATGCTTGGCATTTCTGATTCAGGTGTGTCTCCAAGTTTGACTAATTCAAATACTTTGTAAGCCAACTTCCTGTCTTTTGCCACATTAGAGTCTAACTGTCTAACAGTACCTGCTGCTAAATTTCTTGCATTTTTGTATTTGCCATGTAATTTTTCATTAATCTTAGCAAAATCATCATATCCAATAACTGCTTCACCACGAATTTCAAGATAACGCTTTTCAGGGATTGACTGTGGAACATTTCGTACCATTTTCATCGTGTGAGTGACATCCTCACCGATTTCGCCATTTCCCCTTGTAATTGCTTGTTTTAAGCGTCCATTTTCGTATCTGAGAACAATACTGAGACCATCTTCTTTCCACGATAAAACACCAATTTTATCCGCAAGAAATTTTTTGACCTCATTGACATCCTTCGTCTTCTGAGCTGATAACATTGGGCGTGTATGCTTTACTTTAGCAAGAGAATCAATTATAAATCCTTGAACGTGGTGGATGGGCGAATTATTCAAAACAACGCCAGAATCTCTCTCAAGTCGTTCTAAAGCAGCGCATAAATCGTCAAATTCTTTATCTGAAATGATCGGATTATCCTCTGCGTAGTACGCATATGAAGCATCATTGATTCTGTCGATCAAGACATTCATTTCTTTCACATATTCAGTTTTCATAATTTTTGGATTTTCCTTTTCTTGTTTATATTGTTTAGTTAATTATTTTAATTTGTGTTTCTATGTCTTTCAGTAACTGCCAATTACTTCACTACATATATTTTTCTGTGCTGTTGCACATTGATTGTTTCGGAATGTGTTGATTTGAACACATCTACATGCATTCCTTTTACTTTGCCTCCACAATCTTCTGCCACAAAGATTGTATCTCCATATCCCTCAATCTTAACTTTTGTACCATAAGGGATAATGTTTGGATCAACCGCAATCGTATGATACGGTCGAGCAAATTTATGTCCTGCATGATTCCAAGAAATCTTAGATCCATATCCTTCAGAACACTCATAACATGGACAATATGCCGTGATTAAAAATGTTCCAAGTGAACTCTTTTCAAGTTCTTGCTTTCGCTTCAGCCGTTGTCGTTTAATTCGCAATCGTTTTTTTCGAAGTTTTTCTAATCGAATCTGCCTTGCTTTCTCTTCATCAGCTTTCTTACATTTCTGATAATGCTCATGAACATCTTTTAATTCAACGCTTTGACTGATCGGATTGTTTGAAATCACATCATCTTGTTTATTTTCTACAACAGTTGTCTCTGTTGGTGAGGTTGAAGTCTCTACCGAGGGTCGCTCCTCTGCTTTAACTGTGTGAGTCATAAAGCCCGAGCACATTGCTAAAAAACTAAACGAGACAACTTTCGTTAAAAATCTTTTTCTCATTTTCACATCTCCTTTCTTTAACATATTGGTATCTTACCATACTTTTTGCACCCTGTCAATAGGTGCAAGAAAGAAAGTTAATTTTTTAGGCTTAACCAAGTGCGCCTCTTATTATGATTTGTTACGATACATCTCTTAAAGGCTTCTGGCTCTGCAAGGAGTGCAAATCTTTTCTTAGCTCGTGTTAACATCGTATATAACATACAGTTATCAAGCAATTTGTAATGTGTGTTATCAATGATACCAATGACAGTTTGAGCAGCCGATCCTTGCAGCTTATGCGTTGTTAATGCGTATGCTAATTGCAATTGTCCCAACTGAGCAAAAGAATATTCAATCATCTTCTCTTCAATATTTGCATTCATAGATACCAAACATATTTCTTTTTCTTTATCAATCGCTGTAATATATCCGATATCGCCATTGAATACATCTCGCTCGTAGTCATTTGAAGTCTGTAATACCTTATCTCCTAAATAGTATTTACGATCTTTGAATTCAACAAATGGTTTATTACTATCAGCAAATAATTCTTTCTGCACTGCTTTATTTAATTCATCTGTGCTATTGGTACAATTACTTCTTCGTGGGGAAATAATCACAACATTATCAAGCCCTTCCTCTTTAACAGATTTAATATACTGCTTTACTGCCATGTTAAACAACGATTCTCTATTCTTCCTGAACAAATAGAACATATCATTTAGTTCACCATGAACAATTTTTAATTGTGGACTGTCCAATGGGTTGATCCCTCTACGAATCTTTCTTGCATCCGTTAAAATACCAGATTTTTCTGCTTGCCTCATCGGTTTGGTAAGCTGAACGCTATTCAAGCCTTTCTTTTTTAACAGATCCGAGAAAATATTACCAAATCCAATCGGTGGCAACTGCATATAGTCACCACAAAAAATTAATCGTGTTCCTGGTCGAATTGCCAATAAAAAATTATAGAAAAGGCTCGCATTTGTCATACTGCTTTCATCCATGATCACAACATCAGCAGGTAATGGGTTATCTTGATTGTAGCAAAAACTATCAATACCTTCTGCCACAAGTAATCTATGAATAGTCCGTGAGTCCAAACCTGTTGCTTCTTTAATTCTCTGGGCTGCTTTTGCAGATAACGCACACGCAACAATGCTATTATTTCTTTTTTGGTAGCATTTAATAATTGGTTTCAGAATTGTTGTTTTACCAGTTCCAGCTTCTCCAGAAATAAACACAACTTGGCAATTTAACGCTTTGTTAACTCCTGTAATTTGCTCTTCTGAAAACATAAATCCTTCTTCATCTTCAACCTCAGAAATCGTCTGGCTAATCTCATTATCTGTTATTGGTTCGTAATCTGTCGTATCCCCAAATGAATATTTCTCCATATCTTTAATTAATTCGTAAATATCCATTTCAATTTTATGATACGATTTCAGACCAATTTTATCTCCAGATGTATATAAATAATTTGGTATTTTTTTATCTGATTCTTCATCAAGCCATTCATCAAATATAGGTAAGCATTCAGATGCCGCATTACTAATATCGCATCTTAAATTTTTGATATATACATATGTATGTCCATCATTATCACCAACTTGATGCAAGTCGTAGGAAATAAATGCATTTAACCGTTGATTTGAGCATCGCAATTCTGGTTTTAATTTGAGCGCAATATCGTCAACTCGTTTAAATCCCATGCCCTTTACTCTAGTGAGTATATATGGATTTTGTTCAATCTGTTTTTTTAAGACACTTGGATTAGGTTCAGATTTCAACAATCTTTCAATCGTTGGTAATGTAACTCCATATGGCTGCAACATTACAACAATGTCAGAGATCACATAATTTTTAATAATTTTATCTCTAAGTTTCTTCCAAGTCTTGTCTCCCAATCCTTTGATTTCTGAATGGTCAATCATTTCTAACTGACCATTCATTACATCTTCAACAACATTAGGATATTTCGCAATTAACTGATCTGCGATCGTTGCGTTCGTCTGTGTTTTTAAAAATACCTTTTGGGCTTCAAAAGTTTTAGGAACTTCAGCAACTATAGAAAGTGGTTTATATTGGTATTCATTGTATTTCTTAGAATATGTCATATTGGCTTTAACCTTATATTTCGTTCCCAAATACAACTCCTGCATGTTACCAACCAATTTGCCACATTTATTCATTTTTTTATCGGATAAGTCATCAAAATCATTATTGTTATATGGTTTGCATTCTGGTAAATCTTCTGCCGTACAGAATGTGTAAATCCCAAATAAAGATTCTTCATTATAATAAATCTGATATAATGGGACAATCTCAAACTCATATTCTTTTGTACTATCCACCACTTTAGGCGACAACCCCCTTCACTTTCTTAATATCTTCTAGCCATTGTTTATATGGTTTAATTTTTTTTGCGATAACCTTCTCATCTGAATCTTTTCTACACAACATAGCAATCTGATTCCCTTTTACGATTAAGTCTTCATATTCTTTCAATTGCGAATGCCAGACGATTGCCTCAGTCAATCCAAAACTAGAATATAAATTCACATATGCAAATGTCTGTTTATTTTTGTCTTTCTTTTTATCAACTTTGGCGATCACTGCAACTACAGTACAATCATCTCCATTTTCAACATCTTGAAATTGTTTTGACATGTACTTGTATGCCTGATCAAATGGGTTATCGTTGATAAAGATCTGCAATGCTTCAAATTCCCAGAAATCTTCATTCTCAAGATATTTTTGATTCTGTGTGATAAATTTCTGAAAGCGTTCCTTTTCCTTATCTTTATACAGTTCATACTTTTTATCGTTGTAAGCTTTTAATATTGCATCTTTGTCGTAATCATACTTCTTCTCTCCTATACGATAATCTTCAGCGTCAATATCCCATTTAACGAGTAATTGTTTGTAGCTCGGTGCTTTCGCAATTGGCTTGAATGTTGTTGGCTGATACATGGATTTCAAATATTGAATCAAAGTTTTACGTTTATTCTTTGTTGGAATTGCACCTGCCTTAATCAACTGAATAACCTGTGATTTACTTGGGTTAATACGTTCACAAAAGTTTTCAAACCCTACGAATTTACCATTTTCGTCACGGTCTTCAAGAATTACCTTTGCAATTTTTTCTCCAATACCACTGATTGCCGATAACCCAAACAATATATACGCATCATCAATACTGAAATTCATCATGGATTTATTTAAGTTTGGTGGCAACACTTGGATCTTAAATGCTTTGGCATCAAGAATATATTTGTTTACCATTCCTGCCTTATCTTTATTACGATTCAATAAAGCTTTGAAAAAACATAATGCGTAATGTCTCTTCAAAAACGCTGTTTGTAAGCATAATACAGCGTAGGAGTACGCATGACTTTTGTTGAAAAGATATCCCCCTTTTTGAGATAATGTCTCGCTTATCTGTTTTGCAATTTCTTCGGGATAACCATTCTCAATAATCTCATAATAAAGCTTCTTAGATTCAGACTTGACAAGTTCAATATTCTTTTTACCAATCGCCTTACGGAATAAATCGGCTCCCCCATAACTTCGACCACCAAATTTACGAACAATATCAAGCAATTGCTCCTGATAAATCATACATCCATACGTTTCCTTTAAGATCGGCTCCATATCTGGATGAATATATGTAATTTTTTCTGGATGATGTTTGTATTCGATGAATTCTTCTAAAACGTCCATTGCATCTGGTCTATACAACGCTAATACGGCTGCCAACTCTTCCATGTTTGAGACTTGTAACCTAACCAGTAAGTCCTTCATACCAGCACTTTCGACCTGGAAAACACCATTAGTCATTGCACTTCGCAATAATTCATATGATCCTTTATCCATTTCAAACTTTGGATTGTTAATATTTACATCAAACTCAGTTAACCCTGCGTCAATTTCAGCTTCTTTTACAGTGTTTAATGTGGCAACGCCAAGAATATCAAACTTAATAATTCCAATTTCTTCAACGATACGTTTATCTACTTGAATGACGTGTTCTCCGTCAGTTCCAAGTTTCATTGCCATATAATCGCTAATATCTGTATCTACAATTCCAACTCCACCTGCATGAGAAGATACTGTTTTTACTCTTCCTGCAAGATGTGACGCAACATCAAAAAGTTCTTCGTATCTTGGATTTTCTGCCAAATCTTTATTGTTCCACAAAGATTCTTCTATCGTATCATAGACAAATTTTTTGCTAAGTTTGTCCATCTCGTGATAATTGAACCCTAAAACCTTGCCAACATCTTTGATTGCCACAATTGGAGTAATAAAACTGAAATTGATAATCTGGCATACTCTGTTTTCGCCATACTTATCGATCAAATATTGGATAATCTCATCTCGTGTACCAACATCTGTATCTGTATCTGGCATTGAAATTCGCTCTGGATTCAAAAATCTTTCAAAAATTAGTCCATATTTGATAGGATCTAAGTCTGTAATTGTAATCGTGTAACACACCAGACTACCTGCACAGCTACCTCGACCAGCACCAATTGGAATACCATTTTCTCTTGCAAAATTGATAAAATCCCATACAATTAAGAAATACCCATCGAATCCCATTGAATGAATAATATCTAATTCATAATCAATTCTTTCTTTTCTGAGTTTCTGTTCTTCTTCTGGTAATTTATCGAATCCTCGTTTTACCCACCCTGTATCAATCAGATACTTTAAATAAGAATAATTATCTTCAAATCCTTCTGGTAATGGGAAAGATGGTAACTGAGGTGCCTGAAATGGCATGTGAATTTCATTAATTAAATCTGCAATCCTATCAGTTTCTTCAAGCCCTTTAGTTACTGCGTCTTCTCCAATTTGGTTATCCATAATTGCATGAATTTCATCGTCAGATTGTAAATAACATCCTTCATAAATTTCTGCTGCGGTTTCAGTATCGTGAGCAAGTTTTACATGCCAGTTCTGATAATATAAATCTTCTTTTCTAGCAGCGTGACTATCAGTTGTGATAATGTATGGTGTATTAGTGTCTACTGAAAGCTGTAAGATTTTCTGATTATATACCATTTGATCCTGATGCGAATGTGACTGCATTTCTAAATAAAAATGTGGGAAAATCTCTTTGTATTCATGAACATATTTAATACACTTCTGATAATCTGGCTCTCTGGCAAGTTTAGATGCCAAACAAGCACTGCTCACAATCAGATCCTTTACATATGGTTTTAATGCGTCCAGATCAATTCGTGGTTTGTAGTAAAATCCATGAAAGTTCGAATCAGTTACCAATTGATTAATTGCCTTGCGCCCATTTTCATTTTTGGCTAAAACAATTAAATGGAAATATTTGCTTTCCTTGTTTTGCTCTGTCATATCAAAACATTCATAAAATTCAACACCGAAGATTAATTTAACACTTGGATATTTCTCATGAAGCTTATCATAATAGCACCAGCTATACTCATTTCCATGTTCTGTGATAGCCAGGGCTTTTAATCCTATCTCTTCTGCCCTTTGTAAATTTTCTTCAGGTAATGCATATCCATCTAATAATGAATAATGCGAATGTGTATGTAATGAACTGCTCACTAACTTTCACCTCAATCCCAAATATCTTCGTCTAATTCTTCATCTGTTGTGATGCTCAGAACATTAATATCATTAACCGCAATTTGATATTGCCTAATACCATTAAAAATATTAGTTTGTGCGGTTCCTACTAATTCAAATGTAACTGTGCCTTCGTCAGAGAAATCATTCATAATCCAATCATAGATTTTATTCTTCTCATCGCACTTGAACGTCACACATGGAATATCATTAATTTTAAATTGGATTGTATCCATTTTCTTACCAACAACATTAATCTCTTCCTTATTTAATGTAATATTCTTAACAGCAATTATCGGATCATCAATACCCTGCCCACGAATATCATCTAATTTAGACATTTCCTGTAGTAACTCAAAGTCTAATCTGCAAGCATCTACAATGAAATCAACTCTATAAGTTGCATCGTATTCAACATCTTTCAGTCTGTCGTTTAATTCTGTGATTGCTTCAGAGATATTATCTGTCGAACATCCAAATGCATTGGCATGACCTTTTGCCCATAAAAATGAATTTGTTTCAGATATCACGTCTTTCAAACTATCAATTGGACTATGATCTACATTCCTTGCACTGCCACTCATTTCTACTAATCCTGTTTCTGGGTTAATATGTTTTCGTAATAATAAACATGGTCTGTTCATATCTTCAGCAATCTTGATAGCAACCAATCCTGTCAAACTGCTATCTAATGTTTCTGTAACATCAAGAATAGTAATCTTACTATCTTTATCTTTTTCAGCCTCTTTCATAATGATTGGAACCATCTTTTTCTTTTGACGATCCTGTTTGCCTTTGGTATTTTTGCATAATCGGGCAGCACGATCGTAAATGTTCTCTTTGATTACTTCCGCAGGATTGTTTTTTGTTGCTCTTTTCTTATAATCAAAGACTTCATAGTCTTCGATAAATGCTCTAAAAACTAATTCTTTATCTTTCAAAGAACCAAATCGTACCATACCATTGATAATTGGAACGATATACCACTGAATATTATGAATGTTAACAATACTGTGCATTGAATAATCTTGTGCTTGGATCAGTGCTTCAAAGCATTTATTTTTAATATTCTTAATACCTTTATTAACCAAGCGACGTGTTTCAAAGGATCTCATATCCATAACATCACCAATATTGGCTAATGCACATAAATCTAAATAATCATCTGCATAATTAATCCATAACTCATCATCCATTGCCTGTAAAAATCTATAGACAATTCCTGCCCCGCATAAGTCTTTATTTTTATATCGTGGGCTACACTGATTATTTACAATGACAACTTCCTCTGGCATTTTAATTTCAGATTCTTCTTTTTCATGGTGATCAAGAATTACAATCTGTACGCCACGATTTACAAGTTCAGTACACTGTGTTACATCGTTGGTGCCTGCATCTGGAATTATTAAAAGTTTTACGTCTTCAGGTATAGTAATATCTTCACTTAATCCGTGAGCTTTTGCTTTTTTATGCAATAAGTAACAAATGCTACTCTTACTGTCATAAAGTTCATTATTAATGCGATTTAAGTACATATATGCCATTGAAGCCGAACAAAATCCGTCTACATCCTCGTCAATTAAAATACCGATTTTATGTCCATTTTTAAGTGCAAAAATCGTTGTATTTACTGCATTTTTGATACCCTCTAAATCGGCATAATCTTGAATTACGCTATCATCAAGGTTCAAATACGTTTCATAATCATCAATCCCTCTATTTCTTAAAATTTCTGGCACAACATTAGAGGTATCATTTGTGCCACCTTCATATAATTTGTATTTTATATGTATAACCTGCCTGTTCTTATTTAAGTGTATACAAATAGTTATTTAACAATAGTTCCCATTTTTTAGGGTCATCAGTAGGTGATTCTTTTTCATCAAGGATTCCTTCTTTTGAGTTATCCATAATGTATGAAATCGGAACTCCATCAATAAAACGATCGCCAAGCTTTTGAATCTCTTCTAACTCAACATCTTTGTCAAAAATAAATACTACTTCAACTCCGAGTCTTGTTAACATGTCAATTTGCTGTCTTGAAACTTGCTTGCCGCCAGTCGCCACAACATTTTGATATCCATATGACCATAGCTGCATGACAGCTTTTTCTGCTTCAGCAACATATACTCTTCCAACCCTTTCTATATAAGGTAGAGTTTTATTTAATCCATATAAGATTCTTTGTCTAGCGCATGGCTCAATATATAAATATTTCAAATCATGTTTATCTAACTCTTTCTTAAACAATCGTCCTTTAACACCTACCAAATCACCAATTTCAGAAAAAATAGGTATTGTAATTCTATTTGTATCTTCGTCATAGCCAATATTAAATTCCTTCTGCGTTAAATAACTAATATGATCTTCATAAAACAGATCATTAACATAGTCCTTATAATAAGAAAGAATTCGTTTTGAAATTGGTTTGACTGGTTTATCTTCTTCAGTTTCTATATGTTCTTTCATATCATGAATCAATTGGGTGATCTGCAAACTTTCTGGCAGTTGCTCATTAAAATCATGATAATAATCTATGCCGATCAAATTGGCTAGATATTTTAAACCGTCTGGGAAAGACAGACTTTTTGTAAAGCATACCAAGTCAATTAAATCCGTCTGTCTTTCTTTTGCTGTCATTTTTCTTGTATAATTTGTGCAATTTAGGTTTTCGTTGTTATATGTAATAACTGCGGATTCATTATCCCCATCTTTATTTGCACAGCTCCAATATCCAGACGAATGATATTTAATATGATGACAGCCTATATCTTTCAGAATATTTTCTACATAATTATTGTCGTATATATATTCTTTTAGCTGTGCTACATCCATAACCTACGCTCCGTTTTTCTCTCGTTTTATAACATATCCTATTTCGTCCCAAGTATTTAAATCCAAATTGATTTCAAAAATTGGAATAACATTCTTATTACCGCCTCGGTTTTTATCAACCTTAATACAGAAATATGTCTTGTCCTTTTTTAGATCGTGCGCCTGTGGTTCTCCCCAATCACTAATTGATATATACTGATATTTGTAATATTCGTCAGGATGTAATCTTTTACCAAGCATTAAGATGTCAGCAACGTGCTTAATCTGTTTTGCATTGGCAATATTATTACTACTTAGTTGGAATATATCTGTATACACTGTGTCATCTGTTAACTGGAATACAGAAAAACAAAACATATGGATCTCTTTCATAAGCTCTTTAATTTTTGTGGCTGTCTGTTTCACCGTTTGCCAATCATCAATACGATAACCTTTTAACGTGTCATAACCACAATATTTCACATCATATAACATACGATGTTTTCTAAATTCAAACTCTAATGCCGAATCTGAGTAATCAGAGCCAACATCTTTGAAATATAATTTTCCTTGACGTTTCTGATCTACCCATTTTGCAACTTGCATAACTTTTTGAAACTCATCTGACGTCGTAGCTACTCTATGTCTGTACTCCTCTTCTGTTTCAATAAAGTCACCATTGTCATTTGTTTTTCTTTCAATCACATTACCATTGTTGTCTCTGTAAATACCAAGAACTATTTCTTCTTCTGGCTTTTCAATATCAACCCCATGAAGCTCTTTAAAACATTTGTTGTTGATCACTGTAACGACTAAACAATTTCGCAAATCGTCTTCATCCATCTCGTTACTGAGTAATAAAAATTTCTCATCCATTGCCAATACGATATATGCGATCAACAACATCATATTTCTTGATTTTCCTTCATTACTTAAGAATCCATTAAAAATTACCTTTCCAAGTCGACACCCTCTGAACATCTTATTGAGAATCCCCCAAGGTAACGGAATCCCTAAATCTGGTTTTGATAAAAATGATTCAACCTGTGATTCAACACCACTATTCAATAAGACAGAATCTTCGCCTGCGCTAATAACAGTATTAATTTTATCTGCCTGAGATCGAATCACTCTATAAATATCTTTTGCTTCCCATTTTTCAAATAATCTATGGTTTAAAATTCTTTGAACAGGATATCCATTTCTGTCATACTCTCTTACAAGAGAGTATTTCTTAACGAGATTATAATATTTTTTAAAATCATCACAATCTGCAACCTGCATCCATGATGAAATTGTTTTCCACCCTTTGTATCTTTTATATGTCCTAAGTCTTTCATCTGATTGACTCATGAACATATTTACCTTATCTTCCTCAATCGTCTGAGTAAATGTTTTGTACATAATCTCAAACATATCATAGAAGAATTTACATGCCTCATCACTGAAATCATACTGGCTTCTCATATATCCACCATAAGAAACATATAAATCTGGTTGTTTATACAAAGCACCGATAAACATCATTTCACTCTGAATGTTAGTTACACTTTTACGTTCCACTGTTTCTTCTGTCAATCAAGTCCCTCACCAAAAATATCACTTAAAATGTCATCCATGTTATCGTCTTGCGTGGCTGTTACTACAGTTTTCTGAGTTGTGATATTATTTGTTTCAACAAAAGATTTTGCAAATTTTTCATTATTCTTTTTGTCTACTTCATTTAATTTCTGTTTCTCTTTCCATCGTAAATAACTATCATATTTTCCCACTAAAACCGCTAAATCATAATTAACCTGGTGTGTTGGGTTATCTTTATCCATCGTTCCTTTTTGTATTAAAAATGTTCGATTTTTCTTAAGATATTTCATTTGACGCTTCCACATATCTAAAAGGTCACTTGGTGGAATTGGTTTCGCCAAACCACGATATGTACCTTTGTAAATACTTTTCAATTTTGTAAAAACATATGCTGGTACAGAACCAATGTAATTATAATTATCAAGAATAAACCGATATACTTTGTCTTCTAATAATCTTGGTTCAAGTAACAATCGTGCTTTCTGATTATATTCGTCAATCTTAGATAATGCAGATAACCATTTATCATGTTTAGTATTTTTGGATAATAATTTTGCTTCACACATTTTTCGGAAACATTCTTTGTGATAATAACTATTGTCATATTTAACAATCTCTTGTACTTTATCTAAATCAAGTTCAATTACTTCTTTACAATAAGCACATTTTACTGTTAAAACATCTGCCATACTACAGTTACTCCTCACTTAATATCTAAGGATCAGACAGCCCAAAAGGGCTGCCACATAAATCCTTTTATGATAAAACTTCCTCAATCTTTTTCAACTGTCCAAGATCTTTAATTCGTGTAATTGTAGTAGGTAATCCTTCTTTCACAAGCTTGTCTTTCATCTCCTGTTTCTCTGGAGGTGTCATCTGTTTAATCATATTAATAATTCGCTTTCTAACTGCCTCAACAGAATCTTCATTATTGTCTCCGTCATTAGTTACACCAGATTCTTCTTTTTCTGCTTCCTCTTCGGAAACTGGCTTACCTGCTTCTCCAAGAATTTCTCTCTTATAGATTTTCTGTTCAACATCAACTGCTTTTGTGAGGGCATTACCAAGTGTAAACTCTTTGTTACCAACAGAATTGTCAATAACTTTCTGCCATGCTAACATCTGCGGATCTTCAACAATTTCATTCTTTTTATATGTATGTGTTCTATCTTTCACAATCTGTGCACAAACCATGTCAGTTTCATCATCAACGAATGTACGAATTACTGTTTTTGCATTGTAATCCATGCCCTTGAACCCATCAATAATCTTGCGACCTGTAGTAACAGTTTCTCTCTTACCATCAATCATCTTAGATTCGGTCTCATCTTTTTCTCTTGCTGTTACAACACAATGTACCCCAGAAGCTAATAAATCAAGAATTAAATCCTGACCTTTAAAGTTTACAGTCTGGTAATCTTTTAATTCCATACCTGATCCTTCAATTTTGACAAGTCTAGCTTCGCCTGTCATATTTGCAGCATCCGCTTTTACACGGTTTCTTTTTTTAGAGAACTCAATTAACCCCTGTTTTGTGGTCAGATTTAAGATTGTTGATCCATCTACGACAATTGCATCAGCTCTAAATGGAAGACCATCTGCATCTAAAACTACATCGTCAGTTTCTTCTCCTTTTTCGTTAAGCTCATAGAAGTCGCTATTTGTTTTAACCGTATCAATATAATATCTAACTTCTCCTAAACTCTGAGTGTATACAATATAAATATTTTCAAGATTTACACCATTTGCCTCTAATTCTGGTAAATAATCATCAATACTTCCTGATTCAGAGTCTAAATATAAGATTCTGAAAGGCTTTCCATCTGGTCGTTTAAAATATGCTAACTGCATTGCCAGTGTACTCTTACCAGTGAAAGATTCTCCATAAATAATAGTCATCAACTTACTCTGTGTTTTTGCTGCTTTTCTTGCTTTTGCCAAATGTAAAACTCCTTTATGTATATATTATTTTTGTTATTTATTTGTGAAATGATTTAGAATTGTTCTTACCAAACATCGCCTTCAGTATCATCTGAAGAATCATCAAAACCAGATCCCCATTCATCATCTGTAGAAAAACCACTTGTCTGTTTATCATCAGATTCACCAAAATCACTTCTTGCTGCTTCTGCCTTTTTAATAGCTTCAATCGCTGTATCAATTGCTTCTCTGGTGTATGTTTCTGAATCAATACTATTTTTGCTTGCGCCAGTGATAATAAGTTCTTTTCTTGCAGAATTTACGACTCTCTTTGTAGGATCTGCTTCTCCCCATCCATCATCTTCTACTTCAACTTCTTCTGTCTGAATTTCTGTCTTAATATGTCCCCAAACTTCAATAGATGAATATGGCTTAACATTCTTCTTAAAAGTTTTTGCTAATTTCTTATTTGTCATATAGAATTCAGCATCATCAACAGATGAATAACCAATAATCTTTCCATAAACGATAAAACGTCCTGTTGGCACATCATTTTCTTTTTCCTGTTCGATATTTGTGAATACCATTGTCTGTTTGAAATCAGATCTTACTTTACGTTCTTCATCATCAAGATCAATTTCTTTACTTGTTAAACTAATCTGTGTTGGAGACATTCTTGACCACTGACGTTTAGTACCGTCTTCCCCAGTAAAACTTCCATATTCAATATCTCCTTTGATGAATACACTCTGGTTGTCTGCCATATGTTCTGAAGTATATTTTGTTAAATCAAATGGATCTAAGACAATTTTCTTATTAACAACCTGTCCTTTATCATTGGTCTCTTTTTCAAGACCTGCTCTTGAACCAATAATTGCCCAACCTTCGCCAAGTCCTAATTCTTCAGCCGATTTAAAACGATCCGCCCAAGGAATTTTTTTAGTTTTGTATGTACCATCTTTCTCTCGTTTGATAAAACATACTGTAGGTTTTTCAAATGCCTGAATTTTACATCCAACTTTTACGTCAGGTTCTACTTTAACTCCGAAAGATAATGTTCGTTTATCTTTGCCTTTCTGCGTTTTACCTTCCTTATAAAAGTCGTCTTTTGCACAATCAGTGATTAATCCTTCTAACTGAAATGTACCTTTAGTTTCTGGTAAGTTGAAAAGTCTTTTAGATTTTGTGTTTTCTGCCAAATGAATTTACCTCTTTCTGTTATTAAATTTGTTTAGTTAGTTTTTAGTTTGTAAATAAGTCATCAATTTATATCCACTGTCAACTCTGCCAAAGCTAACAGGAACAAAAAATAATTTTATCTGATCGGCTTATATTGCTATAATCGTTCTAGTACGTTTATAACAAATGCGTCAAAAAAATAATAAAAGCAAAAAGCTTTTTTGAAATTATAAGGATGGGATTAATTTATTTTTAATTTTTTTCAATTGATATTGAATTGCTTGATATGTAACACCAAGGGTATTTCCTATTTCTTCGTTCGTATACCCTTTTGCCTTTAAATTAATAATTAACCTGTCCTTATTATTTAGTATTCGCATTTGCTCATCAAAACACAAAAAGAAAATTAATTTTTTTTCATTATTTTTTTTATCAGCTAACAAAAAAGAATATTCTTTTTCGTCTTCATCTAAATCATTCATTAACTGATTGTACGATAAGGTAAGTCGTTCATCTCTTTTATCTGCAAATCTCCATCGAGTATATGCTATAATTTCTTTTTGCATACATTTATATGCATATGTAGAGAATGATTTAGCTTTGGATTCATCATAATCAATTGTTGCCTTACACAACCCAATAGCAGCGAATCCATAATAGTCATCAAAATCTTGTCTGCGGATACCGCATTTTGTCATAGCAGAGTAAATCAAATTATGATTTTGTTCTACTAATTTTCTCTGTTCGTCATTTAATTTCAACGACATTTCTCCTTTATTTACTTGTGTTTATGTAGTTTATCCCTTGTAAAAAGGCTCCCATTGCTTAGGTGGAAATTCATTTAATCTCCAATCAACAGGATAATCATAGGAGATATGACATATTTGTCTAGCTCCTCCCTCCTGTAATTCTAAAAATGGACATGTAATGCTACAGCCATAACAATCTTTGTTAAGAGCACAAATATCTTGAATTGTTTTTAGCGCAACAGCCACTGCTTCTTCTGTATACTCTCCATAATTTTTCTCATCCATATAAACATCTCCTACTTTTTAAATGCTCGCCACGTAGTATCTGGATCATCATCAATCTCCCAAACATAAGGATCAGAATCTCTAATTGTGCAACTTGGTGCCCTCCCTGTCATTGTACATAATGGGCATTTTTTGCAATCTTCATCATTGCCATGAAGATAATACTCACATGTATCCTGAATTACATGTAATGCATTTAAAATCTCTTCAGGTGTATGCTGTTTACTTTTCTCCATTATATTTCTCCTTAATTGTATCAATTGCAAACTGCAACGCTTCATCTTGAATTGTTGTATAATCATTTACGGAAATCATATCATTTAATACATGGATGTACTGTGCCGCATTGGTTTTAGTAGATAGTAGCTTTTCGGAATCTCGATTCTCTATGTCGTTCACAGTCAATGTATCGCACGCATTAATACACGAATTCACTAATTCGTTCCATAACGAAAAAACAAAATATCTCGCTGCAATCGGCTGACATTTTAGTTCATCAATTAGTGGTTTCGTCAGTTGAAATGCATCAAGTAAACTACATATATTATAATATTTTCGAAGTATATGATCTTGCTTATTTGATTCACCCTCATTCATTGAAAGTGTTAAACTATCTCTTAATCCTTCTAACTGCCCGTATGTAAACACTTTATTATTTTCTTTCTTCACTCTGTCTTTCCCATTCCTTTCTCCAATAATCATCTTCTTTGATATTGCCAAGTTTGACATATTGATCTGGCTTGATTTCTCCCAAATCGATCATATCAGAACTATAAATAGATAACATCTGCCACGCCAAATCTTCATCACTATAAATAATCAAGTAAGTATCTTCGTCGTTATCGACCAACTGTACAACATCATATTCAAATTCATTTTCTCTGCCAGTTGATCTACAAATAGTATCTAATTTGACTTGACTAACATACATGCCACTCTCGTCTTTATGATTTTCTGGTTCATCACTTGGAAATAATACAAGTCCTTTACCAATATATGTGCCAGTGATCCATTCATTGGTGAAACAATTCTGTGCCTTGCAATACATTCCTTGATTTTGATAGGTTTGATTCATTGCTAAATTACCCTTTCGCTCTTTTGTAATCCGATATACTCTGTCCATAGCTTCCATGTTATGATCATGTACCTCTGGAATAAAAATTTTCTTTCCACAAATCTTACAAATGCCATATGTCTCTGCAAACGAAATTCTTTCACCCATTATTGGAACAATTGTAAACCTTGTTTCAAGTTCATAATCAACCAGCTTTCGACAATATGCGCACAAAAGTTTCTTCTCCATCTGCATCACTCTCCTAACTCAATACCGCAAATTTCTTTCGCCAATTTTCTTACAGCAACACGACTTACCCAATCTGTCTGCCAACCATTTATATGTGGCGACGACCAATCTGTAAGATCATTATTGTACATGAATTTCAGCAAGTCTTCTAAGGTATGAATATCTTTTTTAACTTCATTCACCTTAGCATAAAACTCTCGTTTTAGAACCGCTTTTATTTCTGATTCAGTGCGATATATCTCATCTAAAAGAACCATATACAAACCATGCGTCATACTGTCTTGTATCATTATATATATTAGATCGCCAAGACATTTAATCTCCGTAATAATTCCAGACTTAACAGTATATGGTTCATCGTACCAAGCAAAATACACTTTATCTCCAACCTTAAAATCACTCACTTTACATCACCTCTTTCTAACACCAAGCCCATAGAATTGCACCTATAACACCAACAATATGCGCAACACACCATACTTGAGAGAATATACTCAAGAACCTTCCAGGAAACCCTTTTGGATATGATATATATAAATATTCATCTCTATTGTCATAAATCCAACACCATATTCCAACATAAATGACACATGCCATGAGAATACTTAATAATTTAATAATCAATTTCACATCATTCATACTTGTTCTTACTATTCATTAAATTCAAGACCACATTCGTCTCTCTTAGCAAAATACTCAGATTCAACTTCATAGTGGACGTCTTTATATAATTGATCATAATATGATTTCTGTAATTTGAAAAAGGCAACCTTTAAATCATTTTCATAAAATTTACCTTGTTGTCCATTTTGAATTTTTCGATAACCAATTTCTGGATGATTATATGAAACTGCAATAATTGATCCATTATAACCAATACTCATATGAATTCCGCCATTGACATCTGCCCGATATTCAACTTGGTGTCCGTCAATAAACCCATATGGATGCCAATCATAATCATCTGGTACAACGACTGGCTCAATAACGTCAAAATATTTTTCTAATTCATCTCCTGACATTACTCCTAAATGTACTCCATCCACGCCAAATCTAAAATTAATAACATTTTCATTTGTATCAATCTTAACAACCTCGCATACCTCGCCAAGATTATCGAAGCATCCCATTGGTTTCTTTAATTTAATCTTATGATCTGTTGTCAATTCATTAATATTAATCATGCTGCCACCTTACCTTTCTTACTAAAATGTTTATTCCATGCATCAACCGCTTCTTGCTGATCGGCAGTTAGAGGATCGTTGAATCTTTGCAGCGCTTGTACGATTCGTCCATTTTGTATTTCAATCGTCACTAACGATTTGTTTGGTTCTTTTACTCTTCTTAAGAACATAATGTGGCATTCGCCATCAATGACTCGATCTATGTAACTTGCCACACAATTATTCTGCTGTACCGCTTCGTCTTTAATATCTTGAGTACAATTCGGATAAAAGAATCTCAGTCCTTTATATGTAAATTCATATTCTTTATTAATACGGTTCTTAAAGACTTCTTCCGAAAATTCTTTTTGCAATCTTTTGTAATTTCTTGTGACAATATCCATTGTTGTTTTGAAATGTCTTGGATATCTATCAAATTTATGACTGATTGCGTCCATCATACGGGCATAATCACGCAATTCTCCGAGTAACCAATTTATACTATTGGTAGCAGCTTCAAATGTAATTATTCTATCTATATAAACAAACACATCTGCAAGATTATAGCCATAATCCTGATTTAAAGCCTCCAAAATTTTCGTAAAACGATATCTATGATTATCCTCGAAGAAATTTATTAAATATTCTTTAGTTAATGTCATATACTCTGTCTGTAAAATCGTTTGTACATAATCTGGATACATCTTATAAAAATCAACAAAATCATTACTTAACAATCGTCTATTCTTCACACCAAGACAATAATTTCTCAACCATTTTGGTACTTCATTAATTGAATATTTAAAATCTTCTGTGACTTGTTTGTGTGTAAACCCTATAGCAAAGAACTGCTCACATACCGAATATTTGCTTGCATATTTAAACAATGTTCCTAAATTATAATCAATGAAGCCCCATGTAGTTCTTCCCATTTCACAATTTCTTCGCCAATTTACATATTTTAAAAACTCTGCATAATGTGGATCGGACACAAACAATTTGTCCAATTCATCAGCCGAATGCCCAGACAGAATATTATTCAAAGCTTTCACTTTCTTACCACTTTTGCCATAACAATCGCCATTTGATAAATCATATTTACAAGTTTTACCATCATCCAGATGGAAAATTATAAACTTACCTTGTTTTTCTGCTGTGATAGTATTTCAACTCCTTTCATTTTGCCTCAAGTTCCTATTTTATATCATTGCATTTACACCCATGCTCGAATACTACTATGATTCATCCTGAGATAAAAGTCATATATATATGTACATAATTTTTTCTCATCGTCAAATATCTTGTCAGACATTTGCACCCACCAAGCATGCAATCTTTTCTTTTCTGTATTCAAAATCAGTACAGGAATATGACGTTCATATGCAATTGCAATCTCCATAGATGTACCAATGCTCTTCGGATCATTCGCATTTACCACAACAAGATCACTATTTCTAACAAAATTTGTATCAAATCTCATTACTTCTTTTTCTGTATCATGTAACTCTGTTTGAAAATTGTAATAATCAACGGGGTTAATAATGTTGACTTCTTTCATATTAACATTAAGTATTCTACGCATAGCAATAATATGATTGCAAATTCTTTCTCTCCAAGTATTCTGCTCTTCAAATGATAAATCCTGCATACCGCCTGCAAGATAAATCTGAAATACATTATTTTGCATTTAATTTCTCCTCCACTTTCTTTGTTAAATAATCCAAAATATCTTTATCTGTTTTAAATGCCTGAATATCTTTCATAATCCTCTCAGCACTTAGAATACATTGATTCATCTTTTTAAAATTATCCACTGTAATATGTGAAAAGAATCTGGAATCTTCTTTGACAGAGGCAGGATTCTCACCTATCTTTGTATAATGAAATTCTTCACAGATCAGTAGCATATCTTTACTACTTGGAAATCCACCCATTCTAAATGAAAAATTCACTACATGTTGAATTACTTTTGGATTACATTTACTCTGCCAAAAATCTCCAATATGTACATCCATTATTTTCTTTCCCCTTTCATAACATAGGACTCAATCAATCCTTTCTTTAGTCGGTCATTCATATCCTGAATGGCTTCATCGATTGTTTTAAATTTACATGAACAAATATGCTCTTTGGTCAAATTAACAAATGAATATGTGCCATCTGACTTGTTCCTAAAAATAACAACCACTGATTCTTCTCCATTTGGTTTTTTGACGATAAATCGAAGTGAACCTTTTTGTGTTTCCTTTTTATTTTCAAGTAAAATAGTATAATTGATTTTTAACCAGCTACCATTTGCCCATACTTGTTTAATTTTTTCTTCAGCATTTTGAAGTACACAATGTCTATAATCAATACTCTCGATATTATAGACAAATGATTCAATGGCTTCTTTATCATTTTTTATTGTAATTTGACCATGCGTTCCATTTCTTCCATCTGCAATCGCGTCAATAAATTCTTCTACGGTATATTCTTTATCAAGCACAACATCATATTTAGTATATTTATCGTTATCAGAACGTGGGCGTTTTATTAATTTAAACATCCCTATCACCTACTTTCTTATCAAATGTTTCTTGCAAATGTAACCAGAAATGACCATCATCAGCAAACCCATAATGGTCTGCCATTGTTTTCGCAAATTCTTTTGTAACACTTTGTGATCCGTCAATCAACCCTTGAACATAATCAACATCCATGCCAATTTTACTTGCAAGCTGATAAGGAGTCATCCTGCAAGATTCAACAAATTCTTCTAAGCATTCGCCAGGATGAAAAGCAATTTCGTCTCCAATCTTTACATACATTTTTACACCATTCCTCTCACAATTCGTTCATTTGTTGTCATCAAGAAGTTATTGATACGATCCCAGTCTGGTTCGTCTGGCAAGGTTGTAGTTTTAAATGCGTTTTCAAAAGCTTGATAAAATACATCAAATAGCTCTCCAAAATCATTAGATGGAACAAATCGTTTGAATATATGATCAGTTGCTCTTCCTTTGATTGCCATACTACTACAATAAACTCCATCTCTCAGTAATAATAAAGTTCGTCTGAGAAGTTCAAAGTTGTAAGTTTGCATTGTAGATGTTTTCAATAACGCTGTTCCGTTATGCATTACTCTAATTACATGCATCATAGCCTTACAAGCCTTTTTCCTTACTAAATTAATCTGATCTTCTGTTAAAACAGTTGCGTCATAACTTCTGACCGTTTGTTCGTTCAAAGCCTCCACACATCCATCAAATGCATACCAAATTTTCTTAGATAAAAACATATTTCGATTTTTAATTAGTTCCATGCCTATATCAGATATATACAAATAACATTCTGGACGATTATACAACAGTTCTAATGTTGTAGGATTACCTTTGGCACATAGGTCGACATATTTTTTTAATGTATACATTACAGTATCAGTATCCTTTTTGGTATCTACCAGTTTCGCACTGTCATTCAACAAAATCTCTCTTTTATCACTAAGGAAAACACCACGTAAATCAATATCAGAATCCTCTGTATTTGTTCCGTAGGCATAACTTCCACCTAGCGTGAGAAAAGCGATTTTGTGAGGATAATCTCGTAAAAAGTCATACTCTGGAGACGAGTTTATGTAATCTTTTACTTCTTCAATTGTCATGATCTCACCTCTTTTATCCACATAATGCTTTCTTAAACTGTACAATATTTTGACTAACCCACTGATGAGTGATTCCAAGCTGACTTGCAATTTGTCTTTGTGTTAAACCTTTCTGCTTTAACGTGATAATCTTTTTATTTCTCGGTGCCAATTTATCAAACTCATTTTGAAAATGTACCTTTGTAAGCACCTCATCCTCTACATTATCTTTACTCATCAGTGTTGTTCCGATTGTAATATCATCTTCTGGTTCGTATCCTGCCAATGGTGTATCTAACGATTCAGCATTCCTATTCATTTTTTCTGTTAGTCTGTGCCATTTTGTATAATATTGATTCACTTCTGAACGTAATACCCAGAAGAGATATGTACCAAAAGTTCCTTTAGACTCGTCCCATTTTAATGCTGCTTTACAAATTGCCATACGACCAAGATCCATATATGTATCAAAATCTGTAAACTTTGTAAAATATTTTTCATGTAAATGCCAAATCAAAGAGTAATTATCTTCAATCAGCCTTCGCTGTTCATCATTTAGTTTCTTCACATCTCTTTGCCTCCTGTTCTTTAATGAATTTTTGTACTTCCTCTACATAACTTAATTCAAAATATCTTTCAATATACCCGCCCATTGGAACTCCAGTATATTTAAAATTAGGAATAGTTTCTTTTAGTTGACCACAAACCTCAGATCTAAATGTGTTTGTATATTTTTTCAAATCATTCATGGAATATGTTTGTTTAAAATGTGGCATATCAAGAGTGTTAAATAGTCTCCATAAAAAATTACTATTTCTATACTTTGTTAATTTAGCATCACGTAATTCATCCATAAAATCTCTCATAAATCGGATTATCTTATCAACATCTTTTGATGCTAATTCAAATACTAAATTTTCTGATTCATCATAATATGTATAATCATCATATTTTGTATTTGAATAAATCTTGTATACTTCATTTTTGCCTGATAGATTTGCTGATATATTATCAACATTCAAAACTTTGCCATTTTTCATAACTATTTCATCACTACACAATATCGCAGGAGATGTTATAGAAAACTTATCCAATAAAACATATTGAGGGCTCAGATTAAAATGTGGATTATGATCGTCAAAATTACAAAACATCTCCGCTAACTCAATATGATCCTTGTTTCTCAATGAATTAATTTCTGTCCATTCATCACCAAGACAAATACCACGTACTGTTTTTAAAACCCTTTTTCCATAAATCTCTACATCGGCTTCCCAATCTGGGTCTCTATTTTTACTAAAAGCAAGTTCAAATTCTCTTGTATTTTTCCTTGACATACATCACACTCCTAACACATACTTATCACTTCTGAACCCAGCTGCATTTGGATGACCACCGCCACCATATTTCACAGCAAGCTCATACACATTTACTTTATCCTGTTCTGCGGATCGCAACTGATATTCCCACATACTTCCATTGAACGAAAAACCAATGAACATATCATATTTAGAAGCATCAATAGATTCAAAGAAATCATAATTGATTAATGCTCGGTTGATTGCATAGACTTTATGTCCCTCAAATATGGTTTCAAAACCATATGCTCTAAGATATTGTTCTGCATTTGCTGCTAAATACTCAATAATTGATAAGCCATCTGCTATCATATCACCAATAATTTTTGCTGCTTCATAAATTCCTTGATCTTTATTTAACGTGTTTAGCAATGGACTTAACGCATCAAAATCATACGATTCAAATGCATAGTGAAATGCTTTTACGAATTGTTTTGACGTTTCACCAAAATAAAATGTATCCCACATGGCTGTATATTCTGCCAGTTTTGGATAATCTGCTTTATATTTATATATATTGAGTAATCTTTTTACATTTTTCTCATCCGTCCTCTCAATTTGCTCCCAATTTTCATCACACATATATTTAAAATATAACCATGTCAAATTCGCTCCTGAAATACCCGCTCCAGTAATTCTGATTCCTTTTACATCACACTTGAAATCTTTATACGCTTCAATCGTAGACTGATGATGGTCGATCCAAAATACATTCTTTGTAATACTGAGCAACTGCCACATCTCTTCTGGCTCAATACTGTAGTCTACAATAAACACAAATTCATCCTGCTCAATGTCATGAAACGGGAATTTCATACCGTAATTAATTTTTCGAAAGTCCTCTGGTTCAAATGCCAAGCCTCGCTGTTCGCAAGCTTTTCTGACGTAGAATCCAGACACGATTCCGTCTTGATCCACATGATAAAAACATTTCATTCTTTAGTCCTCCTTCTCATTTCTCTGTTTACATACAAACATCTACTGATCTATCTTTTTGAAAAGATATAATCCAATTGATTTTTAATATCATTCAAAGACAAAATTTCTTTCTTATATCGTTTAAATTGAATGTCATGCAGTATCTTTTCATATTCTCTCTCTTTCTTATAGTGATCCAAGATCAACTCTTTAAGACGAATAGAATATTTCATATGATATCTGTTTTGAAAAATCATTCCCCTCAAAATATTTAGATCAATATGTGGATTTTCTTCTAATACAATATCTAATGTATTGCTTTCCTTTGCCTTTATATAAAGCTCATCATACCATACGTTTCTTTTTATGTCGTACACTAAAGAATCTAAGTTGAAAAATACAGTAAAAGGTAAATTCTTTAGATAATCTTCTTCAGAACAGTTAATGATATTCTCTCTATATGCCCATGTTTGCTCTATTCTCCATACATCAACAACAATGTCATGGTAGGTAATTTTATATCCATCAAAAAAGTTCTTTCTGGCATGATATTTTTTACAAACTGCATCAAACTTATCTGTTTCTTTTGTATCAATCACAACGTCAATATCTTTTGCATCTTTAATGTTGCCTGTTTCTAAAAATTCTCTTAGGGCTCCGCCTATCAAGTAAAGATCCCCTGTATTATACAGTTCCATAAATAATTGTTGTGCTGATTTATAATGATTTAGACAGTTTTCAATACTGTTGTTTTCATAGCCCTTCTTAGTTTTTATTCTTTTTCCTCCTTTACAAGCTTAACTTTATAACCAAGTTCCTTTTCAATTTCTTCAATCGTCATTTCTTTTGGCGGAGAATAACTCATATTCAAACTATCAATATCAGTTTCCATATTCCAAACACTTCTGTAAATCAATCTTCCTACCAAAATACAAATTGCTTTCTTAACTTCTTGTGCTGTCGGTGGATAATGATCTAATGATGCAATAATATGTTTGTAGTTTTCTTCATTCAATAAAACACGCTTAGAGTCAAGCGATGAATCCTCTTCTTCTCGTGATTCAATATATAAAAAGTGGTTCATGTTATCTCTCCTTTCTCAATTTCTTCTTTAATAATTCTATATGCAAGAGCCTCATCAGACTCTTTGTCATTAATTCCATTTCTTTCTAATAGCCTGTCCAATTCGTCTGGGCTCAACTGATCAAAGAATCGTTTTATTTCCTGTTTACGTTCTTGTCTTGTTTTCATTTTTTTGTTTAAATTCCTTTAGTTCTGTTATTTTTTATAGTTGCCAAATATTACATGAAGCATAGAAAAATACCATATAGTTTTGTATCCATGTTATTTTTGATAGTTGTCAAACCCCCAAATAACATAAATCCGACAAAATAACATAGATTTTAGTGAGTGCTATAACAAACCTCACTTTTGGCGTACTCAAAAACTATTTGAGCAGAATATTTTTATATTCCAAAAACACACCAAATATTTTAAAATTTTTATTTTGTTTCTTAGCCATATCTACTTCACTACCTTACCATCTGGCATTATAAATTCCCAATACCCATCACTATTTTCAACTTCTTTTGGTTTTTCTTTATATATTTTCTCCATTAACTTCCGACCTCGCTCAATATCTTCTTTTGTCCAATTTTCTACTTCGTCAATCAAACCTTGCAAAAACTTCAATGATTCTTGTTTACTCATGAGTCTTATTCCTCACATTTTCTACCATATAGTAAGAATCCAATATCTCGTATTCTACCTATCTTACGATCATCCTTGTTTTCAAAAAATTCTAAAGAGTAAATATCACGATTAGAGGTATTTACTGGTTTGTCAAATTTAACGGTCATATATCTATACCCATATCTGCGACCAATCTCATCTGTTCCGATGCGAGTAATTGTACCTTTGTCGTTATTTCTAACCAAACCTCCTTTAGCCGCTGGCTTCATTCTATAAATATAAACTCTATCTCCGACCTTTAGCATTTACTTACCTTCCATTTCTTCATAAAGCTCTCTAAATTTTCTAAAATCATCTGCACTGCCACCATTATCTGGATGACTTTTCTTCATTGCATACTTCACTGCGTCCTTAACATCTGAACGAGTTTCTTCCTTATTATATGTATCATTTTCTTTGTTGTTAGCATCAGCCATAAACGACATCTTATCTAAGATCAGATTTACATTTGTCTGCCTCAGGCGATCCATCTTTCTTTCATGTCTTAGAAATACGATCGCCCCAACGATACAAAACCCAATGGCATAGCCAATGGCAAACTCAATATTGGCTTCCATGTTAATCACCTCACTTTACATAAAACTCAGATTTTACTCTATTACATATCTTTTCTCACAGCCACATTTCTTGCAGCGATAAACCTTCTCACATCTATAAGGTTTTGTAGATCTGTCGCCATAATATATTGCAGACTCAAATATCTGTTCCCAATCATGTTTACAGAAACAAGACCTGATATACCAAATTAATCTTCTCATTTAATACCTTGCACCTCATATTTCACTCAATAAGTCTTTCACAATTACTCGATCTTCGTCTTTAACTTTTTTTGATTTTGTTGTTGCCATAAACTCTAACCACTCTTTTCTCATTTTCTTTTCGTCATCATTTAAGTGTTCGATTACAATTAATTGCTTAGAATTAAGTTTGTCGTGACTAGAAATATAGTTATTCCATCCGTCTTTCCAAAACAACTTGTTTGAGATAACTAATGCATATCCCATCAATGTTTCTCCATTTACTATTCTTGATCTAAAACACAGATTTCCATTTTCAATGGGATTATTTCTCATATCTTTCATTCTTCATCACCCTCTTCTGGTCTTAGCATAATCCCAAGACCTGTACACATTCCTGTAAGTTTCTTGTCCATTGCCTTGATTCTTTTGTAGTTGTAATATGTCATATATGGTACTCCAATTCCAATTGCTACGATCACCATAAACGCCAATACCCAAATTATGTAAAACAAAACGTCCATTTTATCTTTCTCCTTTTCTTCGATCTCTTTCTATTTTTCTGAGATACCTTCTTTGTTTTTCGACCACATTAAATGCAAAATCATCTATGTGTCCATACGATGCGAAGTTTCGTGCCATTGTCAAATCCCCATAAATCTTATGATATGTTTCGTTTTTGACCATTTCTTTTCTGCAATAATACAATGCGTTACATAATGTTGTTAGCTCTGTTGCATCCAATCTAATGATCGCCTCACTATCTTCTTTGGAAAGATTTAAAATCTGCATATCAACAACTCCTTTCTGTCTACTACTATCTCCTAAAATCAAACCACCATACTGTGTAAAAATTCTTCTGAAAATATGTATCGTCTCCGTCATCAAGTTCTGTAAAATATTTTCTGCCTCGTTCCTTAACATCGTCTTCATTGAAATAACTATATGCCCATGCAGGAATTGTGTAAGATTCCTTATCTTCTAAGCAAAGATTCAACAAATCTTTGACCATCATCTGCAATTCTTCTTCATCATATCCCTGCGTCATTACGTCAAAATATGGGATATATGCCATATATGGAACCGAGTCATTTTCATCTTTTAGAACTACGACAGGAAATGTTAGATTGTAATTCATATCAGCCTTGCTCCCTTGAATTGTAAATATTATTTTTTCTTCATCGGTTGTATCGTCAGTAAGTGCAAATAGCGAAACATCTCTAAGTGCGTATCTAATATTGTTTACATCCTTTCTTCTTATGTTTTTTCTTCTTATATGGCGTACAATCACGAACATTAACCCATGACCATCTAAATGCTTCATCAAGATAAATCAAAAAGGCTGTATAAGTGTCTCCACAACTGCTAGAATCACATTTGTCTGTGCAAACTCCATACACTTTATATGGTTTTGCATGATATAAAACTTTCATAATCATTCTCCTCCAAAATAAATCCACCACTTAGTAACATTGTAATCAATTTCTTTTTCTTTTAATTTTGCAATCTTGCGATAATTGCTTTGGTATGTATCCATCTGTTCTTTAACAAGTTCATTACTTCTTAATTCAGGATATGTTGTGATCAATGCCATTCCATCACCAGCTTTAAATTCTTTGTATGTATCCTTTTCATGATTCATGTAACTCTTAACAGTCACATCAATCTTTCTCTCAAGTTGCCAATTTTGTGTTTCATACATTTTAATTTTCTGATTGACGCCTTGATTTTCATACAAGTTACTCAGTAGCAAACATAAAACTACGATGACAGCAAAGTTAATCGGAATTAACACAACATCAAAATCACCAGAGAAGCAACCTTTGTAGATTATTAAAGCAATTATGGCGATTATAAGTACCAATATCACCATTATTCATCCACCTCACAATCAACATCAAATAGATATTTCATGATGCGTTTTGTACCGATTTTGTTGGCAGCATCCTCTGCAATTTCTGGAGAAGTAAAATAAATGCCATTGATTGTTTGTGATGCATATAAATATGCCGTTGTTAAATCTCTATCTACAATGTCATACCTAATACAACAATGCTCATTTTCACCATCCCAAATTAGTTTTTCCGAATTATTGTGTTCGTCAGCATATCTCTGCAACTCAACATTAACCTTCTGTTTTTCAATAGCAAACTCTGTATCCTTTTCAGTCTTAAATACATTACCTAAAGCTAATCTTCTCAAATCTGATGCTCTACCTTGCCATTTTGCAATACCGATCTGTCCATCATTAGTGATGTAATAATACTCATCTCCGTTCTTTAACCCACATGGATTTGTTTCTTCTTTCTGTTCTGATCTCTCGCAGAACTGCTCAAATAATGATTTAAATAAATTCTGCTGTGCTTCAGATAATTTTGAAATATCAATTGTCTTTGCTATACCCATTTTCTTTCACCTCACTTTATGCTCCAAAGATGTATTTAATGATTCTGTCTCTTCCGATTGCTTCAATTGCATCAACTAAAACATCTTTTGATGTAAACATAACTGTACCCTGTATTTTTGTTGTAGCCAATGTATCGCAAAGAAGTCTTTTTCCGTCTTCTTCACATCGAATACAATAACAACGATTGGCAAATTCTGTGCCGTTGTGTTCCTTTGCATACCGCTCAAGTTCAACTTCTACTTTTCTTTTCTTTCTTGCAAATACTGCTTCTTCTTGTGTTTTAAATACGTTGCCTAATACCCATCTACCGTTATCGACAATGCTATTAAACCATATTGCGCTATAAATAGATCCGCTACCATCAATGTAATGATATCTTTCACCGTATTTTGGTTTCCAAACTTTAGACCCTGAATTAGTTTTTTCTTTTGGTTTCGCTCTTTCACAACATTTATCAAATAATGCTTTTATTAGATCCTGTTCTGCCTCTGGCAGCACTGAAATATCAATTGTTTTTGTTGTACTCATTTATTTCCCCTCACTTTTAAACTCTTCAATCTCTCTCCACGCCAAAACACTTTCGTCGTTATAGTATAAAATGTTACTGTTACGCCTTCTCCATCCATGAGAATCGTGCCATGACCTATGAGTGCATTCACCTTTTATAAAAACCCAAACGTACTTAATATCTTCTGGCAGATCATCAGGATTCTTTCTTAAGTCATGCCATCTATACTTTTCTTTATATTCTTTTAACTCTTTCAATTCTCCCAGCCACTTCGCAAGTTGCTCATGATTTAAGGCACAGTCAATCAATCCATCAAGTTCTTCATCGTCTGGATTCGCATGACACAACATGGCTTCTGTGTATTTCTTTGTTGTCATATCATTTGCGCATTTGATAGTTTCTTCTAAATTCATTTGTTTCTCTCCTCTCTAATCAATATCTGCGATACTCTCTACAAAACAGTTATAATAAATATATCTCTTACCTTTGTAGTCAAACTTGACATATCCACCATCATTTGTATCAATATCAATTTTTCCTTTATATTCAGCAATCTTCTTACCGTCTGCCGTGTATACTGTAATGACTCTATTCATACCACCATTCCAATTGCTTTTCATATCAACAACTCCTCTTTTGAATCCTGCGGTACATCCTGTCATTGATCCTAAGCAAATCGTTGTTCCTAGAACCGTTGCCAAAATTTTCTTTCTCATTTATTTCTCTCCTTCTTCCTTATAGTAATATCCATACAAGCAACAATCTCCAGAATCCCATGTGTCGTAATAACAACCGTCTGAAATTGCAACTACATGATTCGCAACATTTACCAAGTAATTGCCTTGTTTATGATCTTTTGCAAAACTTTCAACTGTTGGTCGTTTAGATCCTTTTCGGTTGCTAATACCTTGATAAGCAAACCCATTATCGAATAAATATTCTTCGTAACATTTTCGCTCTGATGGCATACACTGCATATCCCTTGCGTATGGTAACAAATCATCAAATGTTGTTAACCATTCTTTATCAAGCACTTTTGTTAATGCTCTGATCACGCAATCTGAATGATTGTCTTTTGTATCTTTATCGTTTGGTTGATAATATCTGTAAATTTTATTTGACATTTTCTCACTCCTTCATATTTCATTTTCTTGAAGTTTACCTTTCATTTGTTGAATATAATATACCACTTCTTGCACATAGTGTCAATACAAAATCTTCAACTTCTTGAATATTTTATTTTACATCCTGTATATAATATGTTACAATATAGATGTGGAGGTATATCATATGATAAGTTATAAACCGCTTTTCGTAACTTTAGCGAAAAAGGGTATGACAAAATCTGATTTACGAACCGCTTTAAATATGGGGTCTGGTACAATTGCCAAGATGGCAAAGAATCAGTATATCAGTCTCGAAAACATTGACAAAATTTGCTTATATCTTGATTGCAAAGTTGAAGATGTTATCGAGGTCATACCAAACGATTAACCAAAAAGACTTTAACCATTTAGGTTGAGGTCTTTTTTAGTGGAAACAACAGGAATCGAACCTGTGTCGGCAATTTATATGTGATGAAAATTAAATGTAAATAAATAAAAATACTTATATGGAGGTAGAAAAATGAATGTTTATGTATTGCCTGCTCTACCAACTGAGCTATGTTTCCATGACTGGCACTTTATACAACTATATATAGTGGTTCAATAATTGGATAATCACTATATATTGTGTTTTATAGAGTCATAAAATGCCAGTTTTATTTTATGTTTGTGAAATTAATTTAAATGAGTTTATTTTTTACGTGAATTCTTAATCTGATTTAGAATCGCTTCTGCATCCCTCTGTTTTTCTTCCTGTTCCATGCGGTAATCTAAAGCATCTGCACTAGACTCATAAGCGATTTTACTACCTCTAGCTTTTTCATTAAGCTGTTTTGCACTATCACGTACTTCTTCTAAAGCTTCCTGGTTGACAGTAGTATTTTTAAACTTATCCATACTATCGTGTAAATCAATCATCTGCTGATCCGCTTCAATCTGGTCAATAGTACGTTTCTTTTCATCCTGTAGTTTAACAACTTCTTCATTAGCACGATCTCTAATTTCCTGCTGTTGAATCTTCATGTCTTTTAACTCTTTAATGTATTCTTTCTTTTTATCTACATTTTTTTCTAAATTGGCTAATCTCGTTGCATAAGTCATAGCACGTTCGTCGTTATTATTGTCAAGACATGCGTCAATCTGCATTCTGATTTTCTGCATATCTTTTTTCATAAGATGAAGTTCTTCTTCTGCCTGATCAAGTCTTCCCGAAATCTTTGTATATGTCTCTGCGGCTTTACTATATAGTTCCCTTTTCTCTCGAATTGCCATATTATATCTTGACTTAGCACCTTCTGCCGTCATTGCATCTTCCTTAAGTTTCTCTTCTACTGTACCAGACATTCTACTTTTGATTTTCTGTCCGTTTTTTGTGAATAATAAATATGCTGCGATCAACACAAGCACACAAATAAAAATTGCTACCATAATAATTCCTTCCTAGTATTCAATTGGGGTTCCGTTTTCATCAAGATCCTGCCCTTCATTAATTGCCATTCCAAAATTTTTAAACAGTTCAGTCATACCTCCTGTATAGCCAGAACCTAAAGCCTGCCATCTAAATCCATTACCATACTTATACAGACGACCTAACTCAACTGCATTTAAACTGTCAAAGTTTCTGTTTTCAGATAAATCATACTTATACTGATCACTATTTGGATCGTCATAATCACATACCATAACTACTGAATTACTAACCATTCCAAAATTCTGAAGTCTCTGAATAGCTCGATAAATACTAACACCAACAATAAACTCTGATCTATCAGCAGGGAATTTTGTCGCATCTACAATAAAATATTCATCATAATGCACTCCTCTATATTCGATTCCCTGAGAATCATCTCCATCTGTATTGTCTCCTGAATATTCAATCCAAGGATATTTCTCTGGATCATAAGTGTTATAATTTACAATATCTTTTGGGTAGGCAACCTTACGATCTCCGTTTGTTAAAAAACCATTTAGATCACAATCATTTGGTGCTTCGCCAGAATATCTATTCATATCCCAGTTGATACCAATAAAGATTTTCTTCATTGCTGATCCATCTTCTTTTACCATGTCAATTTTCTGATTTTTACTCATATCAATTACTGCCATATTCTTATACCTCTACTTTCTTATTTGTCGTTTAACCAATCAATGTACTGTCTTAAAATTTCTGTATATAACTCCTCATCAGACATACGATTCATGTCTTTTACTGCTGTGAACCCTGTATTGTCATGTTTACGCCCCTTAAGATTGTCAAGTTTCTTCAGATAATTGAAGTCCTCATCACCGATACCAATAAACTGCACGAAAATGTTATATTCAGATAATTCTCTTACGATATCATCTGTCTCACTTGCATCCCAGTTTTCTCCATCTGTAATAAAAATAATGAATGCAGGAATATTGCTTGGTTCAACGTCTTTGTAATAATGAACCATATCTGTAAGGACTGGTGCATAATTTGTACCACCCATATTCATATGAGATCCCATCATCTCTTTTCTCACATAATTCTTATAGTTGTTGATTGTAACTGCATCCAATCTGTCAAAACCATTTGAGAATAGCCATGATTCCAATTCTCCATTGTCGTCAAATTTTAATGCAATTGGAAGCAATCTTGTCACAACATCCTGAACAGAACCATTACTAAATAAATTACTCATACTTCCTGAATAGTCCATCGCTAAAGCAACTCTGGCAATATGGTTATCCATATTTACCTTACGATCTTTTGACATATCAATTAACACTTTATTCAAGCTCTGTGCTGATTTAGACATATCAATTACTGCTGAGTTGGTAGGACTCTGAGGAGACGAAACTCCTCTGTTGCCTATTGTTGTACTTGCTACTGATGCGGAAGCCTTTGAATTGTTCTGCTTTCCAAATAATTTGTCAAATAATCCCATACATATATCTCCTTTATTTCTATTTATTTACAATCACTTTGCGTAAAAAATCAACAGGTACGATCATCAACGCTAAAATGATAATTGTAATCCAATGTGTTATATCTAATGCTGTTGTATTTACTAATGAGCTTGCTACATTGCATAACAATACTGTGAATGCGAAAATTCCTACTGCAATTTCAATGAATAACTTATTTTTACCAATGCCTTCAAATAAGTTGAACGAATCTGTTCTGATATTGAATCCATTAAATACTGCCATAAAACATAGCAATGCAAATCTCGCTGTCATTCCTAGCTCATCTGTTCCAAATATTTTTGAAATTGGTGATAAGATCAAAACACCATATAGTGCGATAAATCCTATTGTAGTAATCGCAATTCTCTGTTTTGCTCCACGAATAAATAATCCAGATCCTTTAACAATAGGTCGTTCAGACATATACTCCTCTTTCGGTGGCTCTCCACCAAATGATAAAGAGTTAAGCGAATCCATGATAATATTGATAATCAAAATCTGTACAGATGCTAAGAATGCTCCTGTTGCTACTAACGGATAAATTGTACTTAGAATCAACAATGCAATATTAATTGGTAGCTGAAATTCTAAGAACATCATGATATTATGCATAAATGTTCGTCCAAGTTCTACGCCTTTAACGATTGAAGCAAAGTTATCATCTGTTAGAATAATGTCTGAAGCTTCTTTTGCTACATCACTACCACTCTGCATACCAAAACCAACATCTGATTTCTTTAATGCAGCGGAATCATTTACTCCATCACCTGTCATAGCAACGGATCTGCCAACTTCCTGTGCTAAGGTTACTAATCTTAGTTTTGTTTGTGGTGAACATCTTGCGATCACTCGTAAATTTGGAAGAATTTCTTTCACTTTTTCGTCACTTAACTGTACAAATTCGCTATCTGTTAAAGCGATATCTGTACCATTTTCTTCATATATACCACTCTTAATCGCTACAGCTTTTGCTGTTTCAATGCAATCTCCTGTGATTTCAATGATCTGAATACCTGCATCATGTGCTATTTTTACAGCATTTGGAACTTCTTTTCTTACAGGATCAACTACACCAATGATGCCGATCAGAGTCATATTATTTGGTAGCTGATTCTCTGTAATTGTCCCAATGTTTTCTGTTAATGCGATACAACGCATTGCTTGAGATGTCATATTACTAATTGCTTTGTTCATATTGTTTACGACTTCTTTAGTCATTTCTTTGACTTCATTGCCATCGTAATAATATTTGCAATTTGCAATTAATTTTTCGGGTGCTCCCTTATAATATGTAAGACCTTTCTTACATTCATAAGCAGAATACTTATTAGAGCTACTAAAAACCTGTTTATTCTTCTGCCCAAGTCCATCAATTCCAGACACCGTATAATATCTATCATAAGGAATTAAACTTAAGGTTGCTCTGTCAATAGAGTTGCCGCCTGTGATATTGCCATGATCATCAAATACTGCACTGTTGTTTAAGCAAATGTTATTCACTAAAGGTTCAAATGTACTACAATTTTTTGTAATATCGTTGCCTGCACCATCAATGATTCTCTCTGGTGTCATTACACCTGTTGTAAGTGTTCCTGTCTTATCTGTACAAATTAAATCTACATAAGCAAGTTCTGGAATCTTATTTGGATTCTTAGCAAGAATATTAAACTTCTTCATTGTACTCACATTCTGTTTAGTAACTAATTCGATAATCAGTGGTAATCCTTCGGGAACCGCAGCGACCACAATTGATACTGCTACAGATAAATTCTGAGCAAACTTCTTAAGAATTTCTAGTGCTCCACCATCAAAATATTTATCAAAACCAAGACTTACAATGCCTGTTGCAACTAGGACAATAAATGTAAGTGTGGCTGCTAGAGATCCCCATTTTGTGATGAACGCTGCAAGGTTTCCTAACGCAATATCTAATGCTGTTTCTGGAGCTTCTAATGTCTGACTCTTTACAAGTGTATCTCCATTAACTGTATTGATACCGACCTGCGTTACAATCATCTTACCTTCGCCAGACATAACCTGTGTGCCTGCAAATAATGAATTCTGATCCACATATGCGTCTGTAGATGAATCTACTCGTGCATGAAAATTAAAATTCTCGATCGGAGTTTTCTCGATTTCTTTTGTTTCCCCATTGATTGCCGAATTGTTAACTGTAATCTTGCCATCAATAATATATCCGTCTGCAAAAATTTGCTGTCCAGTACCAACCAGAACAATATCATCTACTACAATATCATCCGTATTAATTGTCTGAATCTTGCCATTTCTAATAACTTCACAATATCTCGTTGATGTTTCTGCTTTTAAATCAGCCTTTGATTTCTGAGAATCAAGCCCTGTCTTGACAGATAATGTTGTTGCGAGAGCAAGTACAACTAAAACTGCAATTGGTTCCGAAAAACTCATTACTCCTGCTACGGCAAGTACTAGCTGTAATACAGCAATTACAATTAAAATCATTAAAGTCGGATCTTTCAATGCATCTACTGCGAAATCCACCCAAGTTTTCATTGGTGGTTCTGGTAACTTGTTCGAACCATACATTCGTCGATTATCCGATACCTGCCTGTCTGTTAGTCCATTCATGTTAATCATAAATATCTCCTTTGTTTAAAATTTATTTATCATAACACATTCGTGTCATAGTCTTGTTATTAAATACATCCGCCACATGAGTTAGGGCGAAAATCTTGTTCATTAATTGCTTTGAAAATTTGACGTTGAATTTCAATATCTGTTGTGATTTCATCTAACCAATATTTATTAGACTCAATCCATTCATCTTGCTTCAGTCCGTCATAATATGATTCCCATTCTTCAACCCAACCCTTGAAATACCATCGTTCATATTTTTTATATGTATTCATGGGTTCTGTACGTAGATCTTCTGGAATTTTGTTGGTGACATCCTTACCGTCAACATAAAGCTTCCATTCTCCAACACAGAGTGCAAAACCACGACCTGTCCATTTTGCTTTAACTTCCATATTTAATCATCCAACTCCATTCCTGCCTCGATCCACATGCCAGATATAAATTTAGGCATTGGAGCAAGTTTAAATACATTCTTCTCATGCATTTCATCAATGATCTGTCTCACTGCTTTATCCTTGCATTCACCTGTTCTGATATATTCATCCAACACTTCGTATGTAAATCCAAGATTATCTTCATCTGTCTTGCCACATAACCCATCAGTAGGAGTTTTTTCGATTAACTCTGTTGGAAGTCCCAGAACTTTACCAATTGCTTTAACTTCTGTCACAGTCAGATCACTTAATGGACTAAAATCTCCAGCCGAATCTCCATATCTTGTTGCATATCCGACCCAATCTTCAGATAAATTACATGTATTTGCTACTCTTCCATTCATACTCTGTGCAAAAGCATATAATGTAACCATACGGATACGAGCAGGTAAATTTGTAGCACTCTGTTTACTCCATTTACCACCTAATTCATCTCTGATTTCATGTTTAATATCTCTGCAAGCATTAAAAATATTAACTGTGTAATGTTCAATTCCGAGATGATCACATAGCATTTGAGAATACTCAATATCTGACTGTACGCCCTGTGGCATCATGACACCGATTACTCGATCCTTGCCAAGTGCTTCTACGCATAAGGCTGCGACAACTGATGAATCCTTGCCTCCTGAAATTCCTACAATGGCATTGCATCCTTTACCATTAATTTCAAACCAATCTCTGATCCACTGCACTAATCTGTCTTTAGTTTCTTTTTCATCAAAACTCATGTTTTATATCTCCTCTCTTAAAATTCTCCTTCGTTTAATACTCTTCTGATTTCCTGCAATGACTGTTCTTTTACTAATTTACCGTCTCTAAATACCGTCTCAAGCAGATTATTCATTGGAAGATTTTCTGAAGTATATCCATCTTTAAATGTCAATTTACCGTCTGATCCTTTATAGACATGACATAAACCTCTCTGAGATTTCTTAAATCCCCCATCTTTTGGATTCTTAAAAATCGGATATGGTTTGCCATCAATCTCGCAATACGTTGCTTTGATACAGCTACTAAATGTATCTCTTGTAAATGGTTTCAAAACTCCATCTTCTTCAATACACTGGAATGAGAATGATCCGACACCAAGTACAACATTGCTTGCTGCGAATCCATTTTTCTCTAAGATGTCATAAATCTGCTCACATCTCTGCACTGTAATTGAATCTCCATAAATTGCTTTTGCATGAGGATCTAAAACTTTATATCCTTTACTGTTTGTTGTTCCCCCAAACTCTTCCCATAACTTAAATACCGTTCTGGTTACTACGTCTACACAATCTCCTGAGTCCCCTCTGATAAGAAGACATCCGTTGTGATTCATAATCTCATTTTTAAGCTTTGGAAGAATATTTTCTACGACATTCCAATAATCATATGAGTCCAATACCGCAGAAAAACTTGTATTTGGGTAAATCTCTGTTAGTAATCTTTTGATTAGAGTCTCTTCATCTCCGTCAATCGCATAATTACTACACATAACCGAATGCTCAGTAGACGGACTACCAAAAGCAACTGGTTCTTTTGTGCAATCACAGTTATAATTTCTCTCTAAATACGGAATTGTTGGAACTGTTGCAGTATTTAAGAATGATAAACACCATCCTGCCCCTGCTTTAACCGCAGACTGTAAACATTCTTCGCCACGAAAATCGAAAGCCCCTAATGCTTTAGATTTTGGAATATCGTCATCACAAGTCATTTCATAGAACTTATTAACAATCTGTCTGTATGTATGTCCAACAGTTGCGGCAATCATCGGATGCCACATTTCTGCGGAAATTAAGCTTTCTAATGCCTGTGGTAACCATGCAAAATCTTTATGTGTATTCTCAATACTAAACATCGGCACATGCATTGGTACTAAAGTTCCTTCAGGAAGAGCCTTAATCTCAATTGGAAGATAGCCAAGATCATATAAATCTTCGATTTTCTGTAATCCATATGTACCTTCTCCAAGAGCTGCATCCATCACTGTCTTATAAGTACCAATTGCTTTGTTTCTATATTCAAAGAAAAAATACTCATTGAAATAATCGACCAAATACTCTTTAATGAATCCTTGTAATCCAAACATGGCTACTTCATTCCATCGTTTTACTCTGCTCATACGTGGAGTAAAATAAGAAACAGATTTTGTAATACCTTTTGGTAACATTTCAGCATGAACTGCTTTGTAAAAATCAATTAATAACATTGGATTTGTCTGTTTCATAAATCTAGCACCTCAACTTTCTCATGTTCTTTTGTAAAAATACTACGTGTTGTAAATACTTTTTTAAACAAACTATCCGCCTTTAATAATTCGCCATCAAGAATTGTATTTTCGCAGTGCGTAACATATAAATACATATCTTTACAACCATATTTATTTAATTCTTTTGATCCATAATAGAATGTACCACCTTTACTACAAATATCATCAATCATAAGAATTGCTGTATTTTCATCTAATTTATCTGTATCCCCATGAATCTCAATACCAAGAATTTCTCCTGTCTTCCAATCACGATTTTTAATTCCATAGACAATCGGATAATCATCTGATACAAATTCAGAATATCTTTTGAGTGATCCGCTATCTGGAAAATAAATTACAAGATTTCTTGATGACTCTGCTTTAAGGACTTTGCAGCAAGTTTGTGTGATATATGATGCTCCACGGATTACTTCTACATGATCAATCAATGCAGTAGATACATCGGAATGTGGATCAGTTACAATAACTCGTACAAATCCCAGACTATTAATAATTTAATAAAAATATTTTAATGTAAAGCATTCGTCTGGCTCTTTTACTCTGTCAAATCTTGCATTTGGTATATACGGCATCACTAATGCTTGTTGTAACCACGAAAAATGTTCTTTAAAATTTTTAGAAATACACAACAAAGAAAACAACTCTTGATCTGACTCATATAACCATGTGATATACACTGTCTTGTTTTCTATGATTTCTTGAGATATCACACCTAACGAAAAATCAATTTTCTGTGTTCCGTCTGGGAAAGACTTAGGAATAACCGCCACTCCACCAATACTAATCATTTTTCATCACCTCTTTATTCATTAATTACTTCAATTTGACACATTTTCATTGCTTCGAGTGCGTTCTTGTGACTCTCTGGTGTTACGCCTGCGCAGCACGATGCATCTACAGTAATCTTTGCCTCTGGTAATACCGATTTAATTAACATCGCATTTGAAATAACACAAATATCGGTACATAATCCAACTAATGTAATTTCAAGATCTGAAGCATATTTGTATTCTCTCCTAAAATGATCTGCTAATCTAAATGAACCAAATGTAGGTTTATTAAAATACCTTCTTACACTGTCAAATCCTCTTTCTTCAATAACTTTCAAAATATCTTTATTGATATACCATCCATCTTCAAGAAAAATACAATGTTTTACTGGTAGTTTTATTCCCTCTTGTGTATCTAAATAATCTTCATCATGTGTGTCTTTTGTTACATACAAATCTCCATCTTCATCAAAATTACGAATTTTCTCAACTACTTTAGGTACGATTTCTTGTGCCTCTTTCGTTCCTAAACTCCCATCAATAAAGTCATTCTGCATATCAATGACAACTAAAATTTTATTATTATCCATTTTCTAATTCTCTTTCCTTTAAATTACTGTTTTATTAATCAAATAATCCATACCCAAAGTGCTGTCTCAGTTCATGATTCCAACTATTAATCGATTCAACTTTTGGCTCTTGGACAAGCTTATATCGAAAATCTTCAGGCATAGACAGTGCGATAAAATTCATAATAAGTTTTGCACAATCTTTCCTTTCTTCAATATAATACACGCCATCTTCTTTATAGAAATCAACCTCTTTAAAACACCCAGAATTATTTAAAATTTCAAATGCTGTTTCGCTCATTTCTGATTCTTGATACTCTGTCCAAATCAGTCTCTCACTTCTATAACCAAGACCTAGACCCGTATAATCTTCATTGTAATTAAAAGCTACTCCTAGCTTTTTACAACTGTCTTTATACGCTTGTCGAATTTTATGAATATCATAGTTACAATCAAATAAAAAACTTTCTGATATTTTATGCCCATCTTCCGACCAGTCGCCTAATTCTAATTTATAAATCATTCCAGTCTCCTTTCTTTAAGCACCCACCCGTCAAATTTGACGGGAAGGTGTATTATCTTAATCTTCTAACGAATCAATCATTGCACGTAATTCTGCTTCTGACATCTTCTCAATAGCCTCATCCTGTTTCTTGGAAAGAGCATCAATATATTTTCTCTGTGTCAGTTTCTTATTAATACGTTCCTTTTCAGCAAGTCTCTCATTACGTTTTGTTGTAAAGATATACTTCACAATACCAATCGCAGCCGTTAATTTTGGATCAACATTTGCATCATCCAACAGACTTTCTTCTGAAGATTTAACTTCCTGATCTTTCAGATTTTTATAAACCACGTCTAAATCTTTATCAGATAAATCCCATAAATCTTCTACGGATAATTCTCCCTTTGTTGATGGGAATCTCAATTTGCTTCTTGTTGCCATTTCGAATAACTTTTCTGTTGTCATAATTTAATCTCCTTTTTATGTTAAAATTTAATTTTAAGAACTCTTTCTGTTGCACCCTTGACTTTAACGATCACATCATCTCGTTTTGTAGAACTGAAACCAATTCCTGATAGCTGGTTTGGATCATCTGCGACATGCATCTTACTTCCTAAAGCCTCGAATACTCTTTTGTGCTGTACTAATTCCTGCTTCAAAAACTCATTGAAGAATCCATTTGGAGTATCTTCATTTACACATCCATTTAACATAAACAGATAATGTTTATGTCCAATACCTGTCTGCTCGTCCCAATAGTTAGGTGAATAACACATTACTGTTACTGGCACAAACTGATTTGTATTGATTCCCCAGATTTCTCTTGAAGATGTTGTTGATGGAAGTTTCTCTTTGATTGTGAATACTCCATCTTTTAATGTAACTGTAGCCACTGGAACATCTTCGTTCTGACGTAAAGGCTTATCATATTCAAATTCATAAATCTGTCCATCAAATTCAATCTCTGCTGTAAATCCAGAAACTCCATTTCTATGAGCAAAATTTCTTACGAAAAATTCATATTCTCCGTCAACCATTTTGGATTTATCTGCCCATGTAATATTTTCTACGGCAGGCTCTCCTCTATGTGGATGAGTTACATCAACATCAAGGCTTCCACCAGTTGCATAATCATGCATTGAAGCATAATAGATATGATGACGTGGAGTTCTGCAATGTGCATCAAAATCATCCTGATTCCAATCTGTATTTGCATTCCACTGAATTGAGAATCTTAAAACTCCATCAACTGCACCACCTGCGTTCTTAACTCTTTCTTTCATTTCACTGTCTGTCATATTTCCTGAATATGCCCAGCTGAAAGGATTACTCCACTTCATCATGTTCTTAGCATCTTTATTTACAGGTGCGATCAGTGAAACCATATTCTTCTTGTGACGATTTTCAAACAGAACTTCTAATTCTTTTGCCGTTGGAAGTACATCTGATACGAATTTCTCTGCACTGATTTCTTCGACTTTAGAGAACTTCTTAGGATTTACAGCAACTTCCTTACTCATCTCATCGAAAATATCTAAACCGCCCTGAATACGTGGGGCTGCATCACGATTACAAAACAGGATATTGTTGACTGTAATATCATCAAGTTCCGCAAATCTACGCTGTAATGAATCCATATATCCTAAATCAGTCACAGTTTTCTTTGCATCCTCAAGCATTTTCTTTGTAAAAATTGCCTTTGGTCGTTTGTAATTCGCAGGAGCTACAACATTTTCATAAGCCTTAACCGCATTATCTAAGTCCATATCCTCACTGATATTTACAAGCAATGTACCAATACTATGGTTTCTAATACGACCAATTACATCTCCGATAGTCATTGCTTTTGCCCATGTGTATGTATCTTTTTCTTCATCAGACAAAGCATTATATTCTCGCTGATATTTTCTAAAGTCTTTTAAGACTCTTTCCCATTCCTGTCCTCTGTAAAGAGTATTTGAAGCGATCAGTTCTAATACGGTATCAACAGCTTCTTCTGTAATCTCATCGAGTGATCTTTTAAACACATTCTTTCGATCTCTAACTTTTGCTTTTGCTGTAGGAATATCGGATTTTCTTTCTAGTAATCTCTCTGGAATCGGTGTATACATATGAGTCCATTTGATAATCTGCTTATCTTCTGTATACTCATTTGTGGTTTTTGTACCAACTGTATTTGTAAAATGTCTCCAAATATCTTTGATTGGTTTAGATTCTACATATGTTCTCAGAGCATCAACTACTGGCTGAAATACGGCATCCTCAGTGTCAATCTCCCAGATCGTATGAATCTTGCCGTCAACAATTGCCACAGCTCCACCGATTGTTTTAATAAAGTTTCGGCAATGACCACAGTCATATTCTCGTCGTTTGCGATACATTTTGTTTGTTCCTTCAGGAAAACTACTCAGATATACTTCCCACAGCACATCTTTATCAATATCAGTTTCATACAATGTAGAATTGTTTTTCTCTACATAGTCGAGCATTTTATTTAAACGCTCTGACAATTTGTTTAAAAAATTGCTCCAGTTTTCATTCATTGGCGTACACATAATTTATCTCCTTTTCATGTATTATTTAATTGCTACGAAGATTTCATAACTCTTATTGTCATTGATATAAATTTCTTTGCCCTTGAGTTCTGGGAAATACTTCTTAGCAAGTTTCTTAAATTCCTTAATCTTTTGACCATTCTCGTCCTCATATGATTCTTTAAGTGGATCAAACATTAATTCTTCTTTCTTTACGACAAAGAATTTTGCATGAGGCAAACCTTTTCTTTCTTCTTCTCTCTGCTTGTCATTCTCAAGAATTTTTTCTAATTTGCATAAATTTTCTGTCACCTCAATGCAGCTACTTGGATATTTCACATATTTGTTTGTCCAGAAGTCAACTGCATCATGAGCACCTGCGTTGCCGCAAAGGTATTTTAATACACAGGTTTTAAAGCCATTTTCTCTGTCATACACATCATTTCCTTCTACATATGCGACAGTTTCTGCTCCGCAATTCCATAAAATTTTAACCATTCCATGATAATGCTTAATTTTAAACACTGGTTTACCATCTTTTTCAATCTGTTTACCGTTATTGTCTAACACTGGTTCCTTCACTGTAATTTCTTTGTCAACATAGATTGGTTTTTTGATCATTTCTTTTAAATTCTTCGTATTCACATCTTTCTCCTCTTCGTTTCCTGTAAGTTCACTCATGATTTCATCCAATTTTTCTGACGCAAATGTTAAAGTTGCACTCATTTCACCATTCCACTCATCAAGTGTTGGTGCGTCTGCTCGTAATCCACGTTCAGTTTCGGATCCTCCACAACATTCTTTCCACCAATTCTTTTCTGCTTCTGACGTTGTAGTAATTGGTTTTTGCTGATAGTGTGGCAGAGCAGACACTCTTCTTTCTGAAAGTGGTGGTGGGGCTAATGTTCCAATTTTTATTTCGTCAGCTAAAATCGTACCTGTATGAATCTCAAGATCCTCGTTCATTGTTTCTTGTCTTGTGATTCTAATAGCAGCTTCTGTCGAATTTATACTTTGTAATCTATATCGCAGTTTTTCGTGCCAATATGGCACAATAATATTTACTACATCATTTTTATAAACATCCATTACAATTGACTCCGCATCATCAAACGCCTTATATTGATAAGGATGTAATGTTTTAGTAATTATACCTTGAGGTTTTATCGTGTAGGTAGCTATTATCGCTGAACCAAACTTTAATTCAACTGTCTCAATTTTAAACTTTACATACACATCATCGTTATCTACTTCGACAATCTCTCCTACATTAAATGATGAAATCTGATTATGATTATATTTAACTTCTTTGCCATTCATACAGCGTATCCAAACGCCCGTTTTATTTTCTTCCATTCTTATCTCCTCTCTAAGCTGACGCACTCTGTGAAGCAAAATATTCTGCTAATTTCTTTGCCAGATATAACTGCCCTTTGCCAGTCACATATGTCTTAGTGATCAACTTGCTTCCATTCTTAGTCTCGACTTCACTTTCTGTTAGTTTGAAAATGCCCTGCTTAACATATCTTTCATATGGCGTATTATCTGACATGAGATACCCTTCTTTTCGTAACCATGCAAATAATTTGTTTCTGCCCATATGAATATCTTGATTTTCTTTCTCAAGAAGCTTTGCCATTGTTTTCATATCAACCATTGTTGGTGTGGCACTGACCGTATTGGCAAAATCAACAAGTGGCTTCTGTTGACTGATAACTTCTTCTTTCTGAGCTAATAACTCGTCCTTTTGTACCAAAGTGTTTTGCATAATATTCAGTGCTTTCGCCATGATGGTTAAATCATCATCTTCTTTTTCAATCGGAATATATCCACCTGTCTTGCGTATCTGCGGAAGAACTTCTGATGTAACCCAATGCTTAAATTCTTTTGCCTTATCAAGCTTACTTCCAAAAATCAGTGTATAAAGTCCTGACTCATTAATAAACACTGGGTATTGAACTCTCCCTAATTTGTCTGTTATAGATGGGGTAACGTTTCGTTCCCCCATAATTTTATCTTCATCGTCAACATGATCTCGAATTGCTTTCTTCGAATTTGTATAACCAAGACACTCAGCTACATCTTTCCCTACGAACCACGGGTTATTGTTTAAGATTACCGTTCTGATATTCCCAAATTCATCATTATTAAACACCAATATGTTTAATCCTTCATTTACCATATTCTTTTCTTCTGACATTAAATACCTCCTAAGTTATAATTTTACATTTTAATTTTGCACAAATGCCTGTGCGAGTCATCATATATAATAAGGAAGAAACTCTACCCGATTATATTTTGAATTAGCTCATAATACTTTGTTCTACCGACATATGGTTTATGCTCTGCATCTTTTAATTCTTTCTTCAAAGTACATATGTCTTTCTGATTATCCATGCAATTTTGCATCACTTCTATGTATCGAATACAATTCTTGATCTTTCTATGCAATTCTTGTAAGGTTTTAAGATACCCAACAATCACAGCACGTTTCGCAGCATCAATCTTTTTAAACTCAATCGCATGAAGAATATCGCTTCTGGCAGAGTCGGCATATGATAACGCCTGCTCTAATTCAAACTTCTTTTCTCCTAATTGATCTGAGTCATATGCTAAAAGCCCTACTATAGCTCTTTCCTCAGTCTCTATGTTGTCGATCAATGTATTATCACATTCCCAGTCCATAAAGCAATTTCCATTACCTTTACGCATTATTTCACTAGATTCCATGGGTTTTCCAACTTTACCCAGCTCAATTTCTCTGGCATAAAATCCGTCTTTCATCCACGTATATTTATGCTTCAAACCTAAAATGTGCTTTACTTGCTTAGAGGTAAATTGAGTAGCTTCAGACTTACGATTATCACGAACGTATTTATTTCTTGCATGATCTCTTTTCACATAGAACTCTCCATTCGTAATTATGTATTTCATACATCACTCCTGTATTTAATTGTAGTTTTTTGGAAAAATTTTCATGTTGACGAACATGTTTAGAATTGTTATAATGATTTTAAGGATAATAATATCCTTATCTATTAAACAATTCTAAATATCAAATTCGATTTTCTATCGTGCTGCCAACACGGTAGATTCAAAAAATCTTTTTTTGTTATCTATGATTTGTTTAGTTGAAATTTTTAGTTTGTGTGAAAGTAGAAGTTTTACCAAAGACTTCTGCTTTCTTTTTTATTGTCTGTATTTTTATTCCAACATTGTATCTCTCTTTGTATGTAAATTGCAGGCATTTGATTATGTCAAATATGTCGTCCTGCCTAATATGAGAGAACAAATTCTCATCTTGAATAAATTCGATCCAATGATATGAAAGATCTTTATCTTTGCCATAGATCTTCATCTTTCTATCATCTGCTCGAATCTTATATTCACTCAGAAACCACGATGACATTTCTGATGAGTGTAAATCAAGTACATCAATATGCATTTGATTTGATTGATTCGCTACCAATGTTTTTAATATTTGATTGTCCATACATATACCTTCCTTTATTCTGTCATAATTTGATGTACACGATAATTCTTATAGTCCTCATCTTTATATAAATAACCAATAGTTTTACCAATTACAGTTTGACGATCACTAAATTGTTTCTTTTTTAATCTATATGATATATAATAATTATAATAAAATTCAATTGCAATTTCACTAAATTGACGTGCGATTATAGATCGTGCGATTCCTTCTTTTGATTTAATATAATATAAATCTGCAATTGCCTTGATATCCATTTTAGATTTTAAATATTGTATAAAACCAGAATTAATAACATCAATGGTTGTCAATTTCTCATAAGATAAAGTGTTACCAGTTAATTCTAATTGAGACTGCACATTATTATATATCCTCTTTTGCTCTGCTTGATATTCTTCTATATTATTACATTTTTTTCGTGGTATTAATACAAAATCATCATATATATTCGTATCTCCCATTTTCAATTTATATTCATTCAATGTCTCGATAAAATCTTTGGAGACTGGTTTCCCAAAAATTGTTAAATCATTTTGATTAATATCTGAGAATTTTAGATTTCTTAACTCCTTTCCATTTATCCCATTATATAAACTCACAATATGAAATCTAGTATTCAATTTGGTATCGGCTGATGCATTGCACGACATCAGATTCGAAATAAACGCATTTATTTTATCTGGTGTAACATAATTAACATTAACTCTATTTGAAAAATATATATCAACTGCTAATTGCAAGTTTATAAATTTATCATTAACAAATGGATTATATTTAATGTAATTTTGTTCATATGCATAAGTATATAGTTTAACGAGCTGGTCATATCTTTTTTTAATAGAATTCATACTTTTGGTTTTTTTACCTCTAGTATCTGATAATATAGCCTCTTGGATTGTACCTGGTGCATATGTTAACCCAGATTCATTGTCGTCCGCAATATCAGAATCTAACAACCAATTCCATGTTGGGCGACGTGATTCTGATACGTGAGAATCTATATAATTTTGTATCAATTCTTTATTATTCATAATATTCTCCATTTCTAGGATGCCATTGCATTCATGTACGATAACATGCCGTTTTGTATTAAAATGCCATGTCCTATTTTTAACATTAAAGATAGATCAGATATTCTTCCCCAATACTCTAAAAGATTATTCTTTGGAATTGTTCTTCCTTGCTCTAAATACACCTGTGATACCATTTTTAATCCATTACTGGTATTTGGATAAATGGTTACATGTGTCGGTATCCAGTTCCTTAATTTTTTTGTAATTGGATACACGTTAATCTCTGTGCTCGTATTATTACAAATATTATTAGAATATACGATGACTGGTCTTTTCCCATGCAAGATATGACTACCTTCAATTTTCGGCAAATCTGCAAAATATATTCCCCAAACTTGAGGATTTTGATATTTGCCATATACATATTCTTTTCTTTTTCTGTTATCGTTTCCTTTTCTTTCTTTGTTAGTATATCCGTTCATTTTTACGTCCCTCAACTTTCCCCAGTTGCATTTTTTGTTTTCATGAATTAAATATACCATACTTTTTGCACCCTGTCAATAGGTGCAAGAAAGAAAGTTAATTTTTGTTGTGAACAAAGAATCTCTACATTTCTTATTATAATGCTACCATAGAACAAAATCAAGATATTTTTCGAACAGATGTTCTCTTTTTGTTCGAACACTTTACTTTGTGCTTACTTGGAAGGGGGAAATACTGTCTAACTTTATGAGGCTTATCCAGTTTCCATTTCTTTTCTTCAAAATCATAGTCACAAAAATCAAGCACTTCGTCCACACATCCATCATTATATTTGTAATCCACAATAACAGGATATGTTTTATACCTCATGTAACGTGATGCATTATCTGGTTTTAATGGTGGAATCTCTGCTGAAATCCACATAAGATTCTGGTTTGCTTTCTTTTCTTCCTTATTTTGTCTAATCGTATTTATCTTCATACAAAATTCTCCTATAAAATCCTAATAATTTGTTCGTAAATTGCAATCGCATTATCTTCTGGAAAGTTCTGGTTCACATGCATATGCCCAAAGAACCATTTTTGATAAATCACTTTGTCTTTTATTTGCTGTAAATAATCCGTTAACTTGTCAGATTTGTACACTCCTGATCCTTGATCCATTTGTCTTAAAACAGATGTGTATGGACTATGTGTAATAACGTAATCTACTTGGAAGTCATTTTTCTCTAAATTCATCACACCTTCTGCCATCTCTTTATCAGATGGCAATTCTTCTTTCCACCAGCTCACATGATTAATCCTAAACATTTTGTCATAATCTCTGTACCATTCATTAATTCTTGGATCGTCTGGCTCTAAAATTCCATCTTGCACATCATGGGAACTGGCACCGCCAAATGTAAAGAATTTCTTTCCTTGAATTTCAAACACCTGTCCACGCATAAGATGAAATACAGAGTCTTTGATCTTGTGAATCTTTCCGCCACACCATTTCTCTACAGGATATTGATATAAGCGGTCGTAATTTTCATGATTCCCACATACAAACAATGTAGTAAATGGCTTGTTATCTAACCATTCCAGATTATATCGTTCTTCTTTTGTGTCATGCCACAGTCCAAAATCTCCGCAGATAATCACATAATCATCTTTGGTTAACTCAACTCCCTCTGGGAAAGAACGACTGTTTAATCGAGTCATCCAATCCCCATGTGTATCTCCTGTTACAAATATCATACAATTACTCCTTCCAATAACTCTTCTAATGCCTGCATATTATCTTCATGTACTCTATCATCTTGATCTGCATCATCTTTGCCAGTCTTATAAGCAAACTTGATAATCTCCATAACTCTATCATAACTCACATTAACAACATTTTCCTTCAATCCGTTAAAAGCCCCACTGATAATTTCCTTGTATGTCTGCGCAATATCATCAAACAATACATGAGTTTCTTCCTCTGTGATTGTTGCATACAGAAATGTCATTGCAGGGCTACTATGATTCAATAATCTCATAAGTGTATACAATACGTTCTGATCATCTTTATGATCGACAAGTGTCCAATACACAAAGTTCTTTCGTAATGTATGCGTACCAATATTGTCCTCAATTCCAACTGCTTTAGCACCTTTTTTAACAAAATCCAAAGCATTTGCTTCAGTCATGTGTCCTGATCCAGACTTACATGTTCCAAAAACATAATCATCCATTGGCACTTCGCCATCAATCTTGACATCATATTTAGTTCCTGCAACAGCTTCAAAGAAAATATCCACTGCTTCAGTTACCAAATCGTTAAAGTATACAGTTCTGAATTTCTTTGTTTTCTTTTCCTGCTTACGAGTCTTATCGTCTAATAAATCGCCCCATTTGAGTCTGACGATATCAGAGATACGATATGCTGTATTGTTTCCAACTGCAACCAAAAGATTGTTTCTGGCAGCTACATATCGTTTGTACTCTGTGTACGATTTATCAATCTGGTCTCTAAAATATGCATTAAAGGCTGCAAATTTTTCTTTGTTCTTAATTGGATACACTAAAGATGATACGCCTTTTTGTTTATTAGATCGAGTCCATTTAGGATTTCCGTCCTTACGTCTTTTGATCTTTGCTTCAGGTTCTTCTGCGTTATTATTGTTTGCTGTTTTAATAACTTCAAACTGTGTTGCTGCCATGATAATCTCTCCTCTCTTAATTATTCTTACACTCTCTTAATTACTTTTTCTATTTCCTGTGCCAACAGAAAATCATTTATTGCATTTTCATCGTCAGTAATCAATGTATATTTCCATACTGGGGAACCATGATATGATATATCTTCAACCTTAAATAATGCTCTTTTACCAGTGTTATTTTCTCTATGATCTGACTCCAATAACTCTGTATGAATTCCCCAACTATCATATAGATGTCCATCGTATAGTATTTGAGCCGCAGCTATTAATATATTATATTTACTCACATCAACCTCTGTATTCACTGTTCCGTATAATTTCATTGTTCCAATCTCCTCTCTAATTATTGCACTGTTCACGTACTTCTGGTCTAATTTCTACTTCGATTAATTCCATAATTCTTACTCCTATTCTCTAAATTTAGGCAAAATAAAAAGAAGCCATAAGCTTCTCAATCTCATTCTGTTATTCAATTTCTACAATGGTCTAATAATATCAGGATTCATGATCAGAATACTATCACAATCCCAACCGTAAAGCTCATAATATAACTCATAATCACCTTTGGATAAATTAAGCTTAATTGCATCAACTCCATCTTCGACCATCTTCTCAAAATCTGGCACAACGCCCATTGTATCAAATAAATATTCTGGGAGATATCCCGATAGATCTTGCGTTGGAACATACTTTAAATCGGCTTTCGCTGTCCGTTCAACAATATTTGCCGAATCATCCAATGTAAGTTTAAAGTTTTTGTCTAGTTTATCAATTCTAAAATCATTATCAATACACCATTTCTCCCACGGCTGATCCGCCTTTATATCCGATGCCCATAAACCTCCAAATGGTTTGTTAATCATGTTTCTGTTCACAATTGACATAAACAACTCTTTCTCAAACTTATCACTTCCGTAGTGAATATAAATATTTTCTGACATTTTTCCATCCTTTCGTCAAACTTATCCTGTCATCTGCTTCTCAAACAACTGTCTTTCCAACGCACCAAAATCATAATCACGATCACATTCCAAGTGTGCAAGGTTCGTTACCTTTGGCTTTTGTTTAGCGTTCTTCTTAGCCTGATTTCGTTCCCAGTTTCGTACTGCTGCCTTCCAGTCTTGCATCTTGCTATTGCCCATCATCCAATCTTTGGCTGTGTAATAATCCACAAACTCTTCTGGATCAATCCCATTGTTTCTTTGTTGACAATATCTGGAGACTTGCTCGCAATCAGGCGGTGTGAATCGCTTTATATTATTATTATTATATTTATTATTATTCTTTACTTTCTTTTTATGTGTCGCTTCTGCGTCGTTTTGGTGTCGTTTCTGTGTAGCTTGTTCGTCTACAAAACCTTGATAAACACTGTAATTTACTATGGTTATGACCGTCTTTTTAGTGTCGCTTTTTACATGTATGATACTGTCGTTTTCCAGTGTCTTTAAAAATTTGATAACCTTTGAATTACTCCACCCCCATCGATCACACAATCTTCTGATCGAAGTAACCATCGATCCTCGCTCGACTATTTCTAAGTTTCCATCAACATACTTAGGTTGATTATTATAACCTGCGAGAATAAGTAAGTCAATCATTGCTTGTCCTCTGGCAAATGGTTTGTCTTCCCATAGCCAATGATCTGTAATTTTCCGATGGAGTTTGATCCATCCTGTGTTACTCATGGCATCACTCCCCTCTATATATGGAGATAAAATTCTCCTTTCACTGTTTTAAATGCTTACCTGTTAATTCATCGATTGCATAATGTGTCATAAATTCATCATAACTCATTATACGTTTACCACAGTCACAGCATGTCATACATTTATTATATGTACAGTATTCAATAATTTCTTCATCTTGAAAATGTCCATCAAAACTATATATATCGGTTCCAGTAGCTTTAAACCTAACAGCCATTCCACGATCACTTCCGCAGTGCGGACATTTTGTTATTGGTTTTCTCATTTAGCACCTCTTTCAATTTCATTCTGTTTTATCCAACGATCAGAAATTTCAGATAGTAATGTAACATACATTCTTTGTTCGTGTACAGTTAATTTACCATTTTTCATTTTATTTTCAAATTGTTTGTATTCCACAATCAAGTCACTATCTGCCCTTCTTTTATAAATACTTTCCATTCTTATCATCTCCTATAATATACATTATTTTTCAGACATAGATTCTACCCAGCAATTAGAAATTTCCACTAGCAACCTAGTCAAATGTGCAGGGAACGCTCCTTTATACATTTATGTTGATCCCAATCCACCATTCGTACCACCACCTATCAAATTTTCGTTTTATTCTTCATCAATCTCCATATGATTTACATCAACAGGGTTCTTTAATTTGAGAATATCTTCTTTCTGTTCTACTAAAGCCTGTTGAGCAATCGCATTAATTTTATTCTGTGCAAAAGCTTCTATTTCGCCTTTGGCTTCTGTAATTGTTTTATCCATTTGTTCTTGAAACTGATCGAAAATAAATTTTGATTCAGATTCCATTGATTTAGTGATCCTTCCTAATTTTTTAAGAATCATTTCTTTGTCACCCTTACTAATAGATTTCTTTGTGCTAAAAAGCTCCTTTACTTCATCATAAAATTCCTGTGCGTCGTTCATATGATCATTCATAGAATCTTTAAATTCATTAGTAATCTGCTGTCTTTTATTAATAAAATCCGCTTCATCAATGTGTCCTTTGCCTTGTATATATTTAATAGTACAAGGTACACCAGCATCTACATTCATTGAGGTAATAACTTCTGCAAATTGAGACTGAGACATTGCAACTTCAATAATTTCATGTCCACCAACATACCAGTCTTCATTTAATCCTCTAGTAACTTTTCCTTCTCTTAATACCATGTGGATGGTATCATTATGTTGAATACTACTACCAAACAAATTACTGTGTCCACCATGAGTACGCCTAAATGACAACATGCCAAATGATGGGTGTTTATATGATGTTCCAAGTGCATTTTCTGAGATTTCATAATCTCCTTCTTTTTTGATATTTTCTTCCATTTATTCCCGTTTCCTTTCTATCAAAGTTTCATTTTATTCTTTGCAAGCTACAATACAAGTTGGAGCGTTATACTTTCCAATATCCGCATAAAAATTATCCAATACAGATTCTAATTTCGTATACACCCCGTCCCTTCTCATTCCATTTTCTGTCTTTACATTAGAGTATACAACAATATAATCAATAGGTTCATACACAACTGTCTCCATGTGTTTAATATACTGTCTAACACTACTTTCTACAGATTTAATATCGTCTGTTTCTGCACAAATACAACCATACGGAATCCAACTTTTAGAAACATTCTGTCCTTTATAAATAATCATTAAAGCTCGCTTTGATTCACATTCATTCATTAACTGCATTAACAGTTTAGATTTTCCGTTACCCTTTAATGTTAATATATTCATTTTTCTATCACTCCTTCTGATCGAATATTTGTTTCATTACTGCATCAGTTTTAGCCATTGATTCATCAATATCTGTGTCACACATAAGTTGGAACAAATCTTCATAACATTTTGAGCACAAATAAACTGTATGAGTTACAACATTAAACCCTAACTCATGTTCAAATAAAATTCTTTTCATACATCTATCGTCCTCAAAATGCTTTCCACATTCAACACACGAACAAAATTTATCACTTTCTCTAAGTTCTGCTACATTGTCAATTTTCATAATTATACCACACCTCTCTATTCTTCTGAAATAATTTCCACCGCAGCTTCATAAAATCTGTTGCATAAAGTTGCATTAGTTTTAATAAGCTGAGATTTAGGAATGCCATGAGCATATTCATCCCAGTTAACGCCATTCTCTGTCATCTTAGTGTAGATTTTCCGATAAACAGACGTTCCACCTTTAGATTTATTTCCAATATGATTAGCATAGTTAGTAATCTTGATCTTCATTTCTTCCCAATCAGGCTGTGCGTTCTCTTTACGGAACTGTCGCAGAAGTTTTTCCAATGAATTAACTAACAGATCAGGATACTTGTCATAGCAAAGATCAATCGTTGGCACATTACCTCTCTCGCTAATATTATACTTCTCTTTGTATTCTTTTCGATCCTGTTCCCACACAATCCCATATGTGTTAGTAAGATACCTATATGCCTCTCTAAGAATATCTCTAGTAGTGGTTCCTAGTTCGTCAGATTCTTTTAGAATATCATCAATGATAGAGTAGACATTAGATTTCCATTCATTAAGTTTGTATTCTGCAATAACGCTTTCCGTATCTACTACTGGAACATCTTTCGTAGGCTTTCCAATCTGCTTATACAATTCTTTCCGTTCGGCTTTCATCTCTTTAACAATGTCAGCCAACTGATTAAATCCTTTAATAGTAACCTTGTACAGACACTCATTGTTTCTTTCCATCTGCTTCATAAGTTCTGTCTGTTCTGTAAGAAACTGCTCTACTGTTGTTACAGGAGTTCCTGTTCTTAATTTTCCATGACGATAAGATTTAATAATATTCCATACCCAATCCATAAAGGCATCTGCTTTTGGTTGACGACTTAATCTACATATCTCAAATACTCCAAGCTCATTATATACAACTGTTTCCCTATTCCTTCCATCAACCGTCCTCGTTTTGAGGACACTTGATTTTCCAACAAATCGATTCTTGTTCTTGTCGTGAATATTTTGGATTGCTTTTCTTGGATCTGCATATTCCAGTGCTTCTCCAATTTGATTTCTCGTCATCCAAATATCGTCCTCAGAACTATAAAAATCACACGATAAATCGTTAAAATTTTCCGTTTTTACTAACTGTAGGTTCATTCTTCATCTTCCTTTCTAAACTGTCTTATTTTTCTCTACACTCATTATTTTTGTATAACTGTATTCCGTAAACCAATAGGAATAAAATCAACATTTAATTCCAACTATTAGTGTGCCAATCTTAATAGAAACCTATTCTATTCCTATTAGCTCTCTATGTAATCAACACCTTATCCATTAACATTTATATGCTTAGTGAATCATTAGTTTGTGTATAATAAATTTGACAAAGAACCGACCTGCCAAATCGGTTCCTGTCAAATATTTCCGTAAAATAAAAAGAACCTTCCGTTCGGTTCTTTGCTAAAATTATTATATGGAATTATAAAATAAATGCCGTTCCTATTTTCATAATAAACCAAGTCCATAAAATAATAGTAGTTGGTTTATCAATAACATTTATTATATCCTCTAATAAGTTTGTATACTTCTTATAAGCTATTGTAGAATATTTTCCATTAATTAATATCAAAAATTCATTTGCAATCATAACTATGACTTTGAATGTAATCATTACTCCTACAAATACATCTGAATACCGAATAATCTGTTCTAATTCCATACTTCATCATCCTCACTTTCTTCATTATCATATAAGTTTTCCACTGGTGCTGTCTGCTGGAACATATCGGTTGGAGATAGATTTCTTGCTTCACACATTGCACAAAAGACTTTTAATACCTTATCCCATTCATGCTCCTGAATCCACTGTAGAAATGGTTTCTTCCCACGTTTCTTAACATCAATCTGATATTTGTATTGCAAGTTCTTATAAAGCTCGTTCCACATAACAGAGAATTGTGTTCCTGTAACCGCAGCCAACTTTCTAATCCCAGCGTTCATCTTGTTTCGATCATCCCACGTTAAAATTTCCGCTGCTAATAGCTTATTATCATTCTGCAATTTCTGATTCTCTTCTTTGAGTTCTTTGTTTTGTGTTCGTAAATCAGTTACCATAGCAAGCTTGACATCCTCAGAAAATGATGGGAAGTAGTGTTCAATGAACTGTGACTCTTTCCCAAAGTCAACTGCACCGCCTGTCTTACGGATGTTTCTAAGGTATTCTTTGATCTGCTTCTTCATCTGCTTGGCAATCGGTTTGCGTGACTGCATACACACTTCATAAAGCCCATCTTCTGTGAGAAACCAAAACGGATCACGACTCTTTCCATTTGAATCAGTAGGTATAGTTTCTTGACTTAAATTTTTGGTAGGAACATTATTCACACCTAAAATTTTGGTCTTATATTTTTCATCAGAATCAATGGTTTTTAACATTTTACTGACATTGTATTTTCCATCAGTTTGGTTGTAATCAATCCATTCCGCTACATCTCTCGCAAGGAATAACGGATCTTCAATACTTCTATACAGATCAATTCGTCTGCCTAAAATTTCCGTTGTGTCAACAAGCTGCACACCTGCCTCTACCTGTTCTTGTTCCCTCTGTTCTTCTATCGTGATATAATCATTAATGAAAACATAATATCTTACGCTCTCAGCAAGATTTGAAGTTTCCATCAGCAAAGACAATCTGATCAAGCATTTAAGAGTAAACACCTTAGCACCCTTGTAACCGAATGAGATATTCAATCCGTTCGGATACGTTACCATGATTCTTCCCTTCTGTTTTTCCGCTGTTGCGTTCTGACCATCAATGATCTCCTGCACTGTCTTAACTTCCATTCCATCTGCTAAAAACTCTTTACGATACTTCGTACACAACCTCTTGACTTCATCAACATCCCCGTCAAAGAATCGTGCTACCTGTTCTGTAGTGATATAATCTCGTCCAGGAAGCCACGGGATCGGCTTGATTGTAACCTGTTTTAAAAGTTCTGTGTTCTGCACTAACTCATCCCTCTTTGCTTTATCCAAAATTGGATCGCAAGGGATTTCCATTTCGTTTAGATTCATAATTAATTCCACCTTTCTTATGTAAAAATTTGTATTAAAAAAGACACTCTGGAATTTCCCATAAGTGTCCTAGTTACCTATATTAATTTGTATTCATTCTAATTCTAGTTCATCAATTTCTGGCGTATCAGAATGTTCCATTTCCATTAACCCTTCGATACTTGTTCCAAGCAAAGTAAGAGCCGACTTAAATCGGTTCGGATCAATATATCCTGTAGGTCTATGCCAAAAATTTTTAGCAAAATCTGGATCTTCTTTTTCCAATTCATATGCTATGTGATCGGCTTTATCGTACAATAGCCTTGCTCGTGTTGGCAGTTTCATCGGTTCATATCCTCTACTCTGCTGTCTGTAATCTTCTATTATGTTATCCCAACTAAGATCATCAGGGATCTTTTCTATTATATACACTTCCTGTAAAGCTTCCTCTGGTACATCAGGATAATGAATTAGAGCATACCTCTCTTTTCCATTCTTAACATATTTATATACTTCATGTTCAAGATCTGGAAGTGCTACATATTCTAATCCGTTTTTCTTTAGTCCATCTACCCAGTTTGTTTCTGTAAATGTCTGAACCCATACATCTTTCCCATAATGCTTGAATTTATTCATATTCATAACTCCTTCCATATATAATCTGCTTTATCAAATAATATTTTCCATTCTATCTTCCATTCCAAAGATCGGAAAAGAACTTATAAATACCATACAGAATAGCAACAAATGCTATAACCATTAAAATTCCATAACCACCACCTAAAATAGCTCCTAACATATATTCCAAAGTGTCCTCTGGAACGATAAATATAATTATTAATAATAAAACCAATGGCATAATTTACTCTCCTTTGCTCTGTTCTTTAAGTTTTTTGTTTGTCTTGTATCTCAACTAATATGTATATATTATCATCTTCTCTGACTGTAGTAAACAGTCCATAAAAATTACACTTCGCTTTCCTCTACCTCACTTGCAAATAACTCGTACTCATAGTCGTAACCACCGCCATCACAAGGAATATCAATATCTCCTGTATTAATCTTTTCCGCTACAATATTTCTTGCTTCATCCTCTGTTTCTGCTTTAATTTCAACTGATCTCTTATATGTTTCTACAACATCTATTATATATTTTTTCATGTAAATTTCCATCCTTCCTATTGTTTTTCTAGTGCTTCAATAAAAGTCTTATACATAAGAATATCTTGCTTAAGACAGTTCTCAAAGACCACTTTGCCTTTTTGATTAAGAAATAAATCAGAAGAAAGATTTTGTAATCGTATTTCATAATTTTTCTTTCGTCTATTTAATTTTTCCAACAATTCTTCTCGTGTTCCACATTGTCGGATGTCGGGACCTAAGCTACTATTTAATTCCATATCATTTCCATACCAATAGAAATTTCTTTTTGAGTCTGGGCTGCATACCAATTTACATACTACACCAAGACCATCTGGTTTGGTCGTTGTTCCATAATTTGATTCTACTAAAACTCTCATGATTATTTCCATCCTTCCTACGATAAAATTGACATTCTATTAATTAATAGATCCATCTGCATTGACCAATCTATTTTCCATATCTGCGTTGTTATCTGCAATATTCTGCAATACATAAAACAGTGGATCATTTGCCTTAGATAATTTTCCAATGCTTTCAGTCAACATTTCCATATCTTCTTTATAATCATCTACAAACGTGTCATAGCCCATGTCTAAAGACATATTGAATAAGATGTTTGCGATTCTTTTTACTTCATTGTTTCCCATAACTAATCACTCTCCTATTCTCTAATCTCGTTTGCAATGTCATTTCTTGTTCCTCTAATAGAACATCCTTCTGTATCATGTCGCATCAGGATCTCATAAATCTGTTCTTCCTCTTCCTCTGTCAAGGAAAAGCCTCCACAGTATCCATAATCATTCTCTCCGTGACACATAACAATTCCGATAATTTCCTGCTTTGTTTCTGTATTCATAATTTCCGCTCCTATTCTGCGATAAAACTTTCCTTTTAACTCAAAAAGCAGCACCGATGTAGATGCCGCTTTACACTAATTTATTCCATTGACTCTTTTAAAGTTTTGATGTTTTCTAACACCTCATTAAATTTATCAATCATGTTAATATTCACTGGAAGAAGTACAATCGTATATCCATTATCAATAATTTTACATGGTGCTTTATCACTCATAACTTCCAGTGTAAACGTATCATTTTGAATAACTTTTAAAGCATCTAATACAAAGTTCGGATCGAATCCAATCACAAAATTTTCTGATAATTCATTGTTCTTTGTGTCGAGAAAATCCATTGATGACTCATTATGTTTGTTCTCACAATAAGATACTAATTTGTTTTCTTTATTATGTAGAAGCATTGGAAATCTTGAACCTTTAACATGATTTACATTATACTTTGTAATTTCCATTAATTCTTTTGTTACAAGCTCTACTGATCCAGTCGGTTCAATCCCTTTTAAGATTCCATCTACATCAAAATATTTTCCACCTACCATTTCAATAAAGAAAGTAAAATCATTTCCAGTAAACTGTACATAATCTTGATTGGCTTGAATCTCTACGTTACCTTTATTTCCTTTTAAGCAATTTTTAAGCATTATATATGCTCTTAATGGAATGTTAATTTCCGTCAGTGCTGTATCGCAAACATATACTCAGATAAATCTTTCTGAATAATTCTGTACCCATCCAGTACAGTTATTGTTTTATTCATAATGTTTAAATTAAAGCAATTCATCATCGGTTTATTTTTGTCTAACTCTTTATTAAATAATGAAAGTTTTTCCATCATCTCAAAAAGATCATTCCCTGGAATAATTGCAACGTGTTGTAATTTTTTCAGTCCATTGTAGATCACATTGACTTCTGATCCTATAATACTCTGCACTTTCTTATCGGCTTTTACGATAAGTTTTCCATCATGTTTGTGAAAATCAAAAGTAAAATCTTTTGCTTTCAATTTTGATATTTGTTTTAATTTAGCAAATGGCACAACGAATTTTCCGACATCATCACAAACACTGTCTTTTACGATAATCATTCGTGCATCTGCTGTATTTGCAATAAATGTCACTACATTTCCACCCATAAATACAATGCAATCATCTGTTACACTATTCTTAATTGTTTTTTCCAGTTTGCTTATCACTTCTTTAAAATCCTTTGTATTTAATGTAAATTTCATATCTATATACCTCATATCTTTCTTTTAAATCTGCATTTTATTATCCGACCAGTTCTAAGTATCCAGCTTTCACAAGATCTTCTTTTTGTGATAGTGGTTGCGGTACATACTGCATACCCTTTTCTCGATCATAGTCGTAATACCACACTCCGTACTCTTCAATCGGTTCCAGTATATGAATTGCAAGGCTAACTTCCATCACGTTAACTGCATCAACGCAAGCGTTCTTCATATCTTCTAAGCTACACAATGTACTGCATTGTGGTTTTAATTTTTCCACAAAATCTTCAAAATCTAATCTTTCGTACTCTTCTTTACTAACTTTCATTCGCTCTTACCTCGTTTCCTTTAATCAATCAACTCTATATCACCATACTCAATAAGATCTTCTTTTGTTCTAATTGGTTCTGGCGTATCTAATGTACCCATTGTACGATCATAATCATAAAATTCTGTCAAATATCCTGCTAACAACACATCAAGGATATGTGACGCAAGATAATAACTTTCATCATTAACACTTTCGATTACATACAACCTCAAATCATCTTCTGTACATATCGGGCAATTATCCATTGCCATTTCCATTACTTCTTTAAAACTTTTCTCTTCAAAATCTTTTCTACTCATTTCTAATATCGTTCTTACCTCATTTCTTTCCATTAAAAAAGGAAGATACATTTCTGCATCTTCCTAGATTACTTTGTTCTTGTATTAAATTTTCCGTTATTCTTTTTCCCCGATAAGCTGAATAATGCAACCAAAATCTCCAGCACGATATACTCTAATTTTGTCTGCCTTGTAATCTGCCATCAATCCTACATCGTCATAGATTTTGAGCCATGCCCTGAATCCTGATGATGTTTCAAATTCCATCTCTAATGTATAGTGATCTCCGATCTTTGCGTTCTCATCCACAATATAAGCATTATATCTTCCATCACAACCAAAATTTAAGATATTCGCCTTCAATCCGTCTTTTGTTGTGCCTACAAAAATTAAAGCCGCAATATCACTATCCCCAATAAATTCTCTATCGTACTCTTTATATGATTTCATAATTTCCACCACCTTATTCTATAAACAATAACTAATTAACCATTCTTTTCCATCGTACTTTACAAAACTATACCCATCCATTGGAATTTTTGTTTCCAACATCTTCTTAATTTTCTTATCTGCTTCAATTTCATCTGCATCTTCATGAAAATTTTTCATAAATTCAAAATTTTCTGTAAAATCTTCTAATGTATAAACAACTGTGCCATTGTTTAAATGCTTTTCTGCTTCTTTTCTAGTACAGCCATCTTCCATTAAAATTTCAACATTTTTTTCCATAGCCCAGAGTTCTTTTAAAAGCTGGATCACAAATTCTGGATATTCCATAAAGTAATACCATTCATAAGCTGATTCTATCTGATCCATTTCTTCTCTAATGAGATCTTCATAGTATTCGTCGGTATATCCGTTTACATTTGCCCACGTTTCAAAATCCATTGCTGTTCTCTGGAATTCTTTTACCTTGCTACTAATTCGTTGCAAGTCATTTTTTTCAATTGTGATCAAAGGTTTTCCATAATCATCATAAAGATCTTCCCATAAGTCGTTATTCCATTTTGATTTTGGTTCATGCTGTATGTAAATGTTTGTTGATCCATTTATATTCCAGCCCGTTGTAGCAACTAATTTTCCACTTTCTTTTTCTACTCCATAAAACATTCCAGGCTTCACGCAAAATCCAGCGTATGAAGCATGGTTAAAATGTTCTGGCAAGATCATTTCTTTAAATTCGTACATAATTTCCAACCTTTCTGCCTATTTAGGACTTTAAAATATTAACTGTTCTCTTATATTATACACGATAATTTCCATCGTGAAAAGTAGCGAGGGCGGAATTAAACCGCCCGATAAAAGCACTCTTTTATCTACCATACGCCACCGTTTTTCCGTTCCAATACGTCACTACCATCAACCAGTAGTACAGTCATTCCGTTCATTTAAAGTAACTATTAGCTTCAATAGTCGAGTCTTTCCGTTAGGGTGTATACTCATATCATCATGAGTAGTAAAAGCCTTTAATTGGCTATGTAATAAGCTATGCACGGCATACAGAGAAGTTGAATAGATTAGTTGGATCTTCTTTTAAAATTTCTGTCATTCCGTCAATTGCTTCTTGCTGTGTTCTGTATTTCCGAAAAGTTCCGAACGTGTTCTTATACAACAAGAAATATCTGTATCCAAACAAATCATCGTTAATTCCAACGTTCGGAGGATTTTTTGTAAAGTATAACGTGTTATACTTTCGTTCTACGTGACACGCTAATGATTCCATAGTTGTTCTGCGACTCATTCTTTTCACCTACTTTCTATTCTTCTAAATTTTTAGAATAAACATCAACATTACGTTTGTTATCACGACTCCAGCCCCACCCATAATATTTTCCACTCATCCCGCAATCTTCAAGATCGTACTCAATACTAAGATCCCAGTATTCATCTGGATTTGTACAGAAAATTTCCGTTCTACCATCGGGATATGTATTTCTTGTTATCATAATTTCCACCTTCCTTCTTATCTGATTTTTCCATTATCTGTCACGGCTTCTACGTCATCGCAGTAACTATTGCAAGGATTCCATACACAATAGCTTGTTACGTGCTTTCCTTTGCGTACACGTTTGTTATATGCAATGTAGTAGTTTTTTCCATACGTTCCATGTCTACCACCAGCAGAAACACTTTTGATAATTTCCACGTAAATCGTATGCTTTACAGCACGTTCACGGATCATTTTATCGGTTAGTTTGTTTGTACTGATATATTTAACCTTGTAGGCGTTTAAATCGTAATTTCTACGTATATAATCGTTTACAAGTTGTATATTTCTATCCTTTGCATTGATCTTTACGATCGAATCATCGAGCTTGTTTCTAGTGCCATGAGTGTTAAAATTTACAGTTATGAGTGTAGTCCCTGGATAGGCATATGATTCCTTACGAACTTTCCAGCAATGACCATCTGCCGTATCAATTGTACCGTCACTGTTATAAATACCGTTTATAGTTCTGCACGTGTTTCTTTTTGTCTTTGCGTGTATAGTATTTTCCAGCATTAAAAAAACCGTAAACATGAGTGCTACGGTTAATAGGATCTTGATTGTTTTATTCTGTTTTGTTTTCATTGCGTTCTGTACCTTCTTTCCTATTCTTCTATATCTGTATCATCAAAAAATCCAACGCAAGCAAGCATATAGACAGCGGTAATCATTACCAATAATGCTTCTAAAATGAAGGCTTGCGGTATTCTTATAAACGTAACAATAGCCGTTACAATCCATACAATCGCAACGGCTATATCTGTTAGTTTTGGTTTATGTAATTGTGTTTTTTCCATTGTTCTTTCCTCCTGGTTTTCTAATCGTTCCATACTGTACCATCTGCCAAAAATTCCATATCATCAAGAAACGGATCAGCTTCTTCTCTATCAATTTCATAGAAATAATCGTATCCGCTTTTTTCAAACATTCCACAAATATTTTCAAAATATTCTTTTACAAGTTTGTCAAACTTTTTAAGAATATCTTTATTGATTATAAAATCAATTTCATTTTCTTCCATTTCATTTTCCAAACAATCAATCATATAATCATATATATCCATCTCAAAAGCTCGACAAAAAGATGATCTGTCATTTCTCAATAAATCGAATTCATAAAAGTCTGCGATGTCATCAGCTTTCTTAAGATATTCAATTTCTGATTCTGTCAAATTATCCTTGATACGTTCTAAGATGTCTAAAAATTCGATTTTTCCATAAAGGTTGAATCCATCCCCTTGACAAAAATTCAAGGAATATTGAAAGTCTAGATCTTCCAGCTCATAAATGTCATCCAACGTATCACGAACCATCGTTGAAAAATCTTCGGTCGTGTGATACGTTTCTAAGTACCATTTATCCGCCCTTTCTCGTGCTTCTTTGGATAGTTCGTTATATCTATACACTTTATATTCTTTCGTTGCTATTCTCATATCTTTCCACCTCCTACTCATCAACTTTTTCTATCATGAAGTTACCACCGTGGTATAGATTGAGTCCGTGATTTCCACCAGTAATATACATATCATCAGTGATTCCATCACGTTCTATATCTTCATCTGTAATGAATACACCCATATTTCCATCAGATTCTAGTTGATCGATCGCAAGATCTAAAATTGTACCATAGTCCGTTGTAGGTTCGTCAACTGTTACAAGTTCGCTGAAATAACCAAAAATCACTCTATATTTTGTCATAATATCCTTCTTTCTGCCCTTTACGGGACTTTATTTCTATTTATAAGTTCAACAAAATAGACAAGCCGTGTTTTGACTTGTCTATAATATTCAATCTATAAATACACCACAAACTCTGAAAAATCAACAGTATCATATAAGTTCTTGATTTTCTCATGATACACGTTATCCAGTTCTTCTTGAGTATCTACCCACGGCATACCATTAAAAACCTTCTCAGCTTCTTGTAAAATATACTGTTTTGCTAATGGTTGTAAATCACATACAACCGTTTCTGCTTCTTTATGTGGGCAGAACGCTTCAATAAGATCCATTCTTATATTATCTTGAATATAATCATCTAAACTTGAACCGTTCTTTTTATCATCCGATTTATTAAAAAATTCTAACAGTTGCCCAACCGTTAGAATTTTAATTTCATTATCATCATATTCATCTACATATAAATATTGTTCCATAATTCAAACACTCCTTTTATTTCTCTAATATGGCTTAACAATAGTTCCATAGATTGCATGGAACAAAGTATTTTCATACTTTTCATTTTCACAACCACTTAATTTTTTTAGCTGATTTCTCATATTTTCATATACTTCCTGGAATTCTGTATATGCTTTTTTAGATACTTCTAACTGTTTTTCTAATGAAACAAGATTGTCTTTTAAATCGTCAATCCTATTATTGATCTTTTCTTTAATCTGATTTACGTCATAAAGAATAGGTATATATTGCCTATTCTCGTATTTTGTTTCGTGGCAAAAAATAGAGTCGTGTTCATAACCGCTGAACTCAGACCATCCACAGATTGATAATTCTGCACTATTATCTTTTGCCGTATATGTAGCTCCGTCAAAATTCTTTGACATATTTTTGAATGGTGCACCATCTTTTTTGGTTGGATATGTAACTTTCTCCCATTTTTCAATTAAGCACTTTGTTCTTTCGATCTGTCTTTTGATTTCTGTCTGAATTCCATCTAAATCATAATAGTTCATAATATACCTCCTTAATTTAAAATTGAAATGTAGCCGTTGAATGCTTTAGAATTAACATACCAACCATACATATTCATTTCACGTCCATATTTTTCATAATCAAAATAATCTGATACGTTTGTTGGAATATTTTCAAGTAGTCCAGCATCTTCTACATAACGATAAGCTAAATCTTTCATACTGTTACAATCTGCATAGATAATATAATTACCATTTTCTACAATGGCAAACGCTTCATCTAAGCTTGACGTTTCTGAACTAATTTCATTAAATACAGTTCTTTCTTCATCTGAAAGTTCTGCATAGCGTTCTCCGATTTCCTGAAGCCTTGAAAGTGGTGTGTATTCTCCCAACTCCGTTGTATCAAACTCTGCATCATAATCAGCAACAAAATATTCTTCATACTCTGCACCAATACCTATTTCTTTTAAGATGTTTTTAATTTCATCTTCATCAATAAGTGGAAAATTTACAGCTTTATCCATGATTTCTCCTTCATTGTATTTTCCTAAGTTTGTAACCCATGCTGTAAAACCGTTTGTATTTGTGTTCATAATATACCTTCTTTCTTGAAATACCCGACTTACATTTCATAAAAGCGGGATTTTAAATAGTTACAAATAAAAAAGACACAATCTTTTTTTAGATCGTGCCTTTATGGTTTACTCTTCTTCTTCATAATCAATGACCCAATCGCCATTAATCAATACTTCATAACCAGTGGCATGAAGTCCATCGTGGTCAAACGGCATTGTTTCAAGAATATCAACATCTTCGACATTGACATTTCTATATTTTTCTCGCATTTCTGCAAGGATTCCTTTTTTCTGTTCTTCCCATTTTTCAGTACCGTAAAATTCAGTACCATAGTAATTTTTATTCATAGTTGTTTCCTTCTTTCTACTTATCAGACTTGATAAGATTTTAAAATTTAATAGTTCTATAATGCCGATTAAAGCGGTATGCAAGACAGTGAACAATGTTCATATAATTTATATACAAATTACTAACTACTATGGTACAAGCCGTTGGCGTTCATTTATAAATACAAATATACTACTAATTGATATACTTGCCATTGTGCTATAATCAGCACTAACAACCATTAAAAATGATTTAAGTTCCAACCATGTCTTTTTACTCTAAGACAAGAAAAGAGTTGCGACAATTTGTTACAAAAAAACAGAGTATCAAAAAATGATACCCTTAAGTTTAGATCCGTTCAATGTTAAGTTATCCCTTATATATTACAAATATATAAGTTGTCTTTTGCTTCTTATATGTGTTAATCCTTTGATTACGGTTTATTCCCTACTCTGCCACACGGCTTCTACTCATCAAGTGTCTTTGCGTTAAACCCTTGCAACATTACTTGCATATTATCTAGGGTTCAACTTGTATCATCATACAAGACAAAAAACTATTGAATTGTGTCTGCCACTTTAAAATGAATTTTGTTTTATCAGAATTGACAAAACTTTTTAAGATATGTTATACTTAGATTGTCTAGAACTAAGTATTTTATACTTAATGGGCTTGTAGGTGTTACCAGCACTTATAAGCCTTTTTTCATTATCCTTATGTACATTTCATCATGTACAACCGTTTTAATTTTTAAGATTTACTTTTGTTTGCCATCCTTTCGAGCTGGTTTGTAAGTGATCGTTAATTGATTGATTTTTGAAAACTACCGACAACTCAATGTGGTTTGTTTTTTTATATCTCTCTCTTAACTTGTTTATATTGTAGCATATTTGCTACTTACTGTCAAGAGTTTTTTAAACTCTTTTTTGCGTTTAGATAAAGACTGAATCTTGTGTTGCTTTATCTTTAGCACATTTATATAGTAGCATATTTACTACTAATTGTCAATATGTTTTTTTATGCTATAATAAAAAAAGAAACTACCTTATTATATAAAGAAAAGGAATAAAAAAATATGATCGTAAAAAATCAAAATGATATATTAACTATCTTAAAAATGCAAATGAAAAATAATAGAATATCACAAAATGACATTGCTAAAAAATTAAACATAGCACGTCCACAAGTAACAAAGGCTTTAGGCGGTAAAAATGCAATGCAACTAGACACCCTTTTTAAATATTTAAATGCTTGTAACTTATCCTTAGATATAAATATAGTCGCAGATAATACCAGCAAAGATCAATAATACCGTGTACTCTGCCGTATGCACATACAAGCACTTATACAGTCATTTAAATGCTTTAGAATGTAACTATGCAAAGAATGATCTTATAATATAGAAGAAACACGTACAAAACAGTATTGTAAATACAATATATAAGTATATCTACTATAGTACAACGTATAACACTTGTCTATGCCGTAGGTGTACTATTATATAGTATTATGTATATGTACTGTATCTATATATTATATCATGGGTGTATGTTGTATATGTAATTATATAGTTATAGTAGTTTGGATCTAGTTTTGCGGAGTAGTATGAGATATACTATCGTGTTATGCTTTTATATGTATTTATATATGTATGATAGCTTGATCTTGTATGATTGCTATATATTTATTTGTTTAGTTTGTATTTTAATTTGTGTAGTTATCGCAAGTGCTGGAAGTCTGCCAAACATCGAACACTTGTTTGCTTAGTAGTGTAGCATGGTTTTATGGTGCTGTCAAGTGGTATAGATAAAAGCTATAGCAAGGTTGGTTGGTATAGAGTTGTGTTATAGGTGGGTTTTTGAGTGATAAAGAAAATATTGTTTTGCTAGTGTGGTGTGGCGTGAAGTTTTATTTTGTATTGATGGCGTGGATAGACTATCCAACACATTATGTAAAAGTGTTGGATAATAGACAAGTGTATGATAAACAACAACTGTTGTGTAAATAGTCGTTTATTAGTAATCCGATATCGGACTATAACGACACGTACAATATATTGTACAGTTTGTGCATTATGCCGAACAACCGCCACTATACCATATCATGTAGTTTTGAATACTATGTGGAAATAGTTGGAAATTATCTGTACTCCTGATCCTGATCTACCTATAAATTATTTACAATCATTTACAAAAATTCATTTGATAAAATTATAGTATTTCAAATAGATTTTTACATTTTTAACCATGTAATTTTTATACCACCAGATCAAAAAGCGGGGGTATGTTAACATTTACATTTTTGGAAATAACTGTCATTCTGGCAGGACGTATTCAATCACCGTGTCAACAAAAATTTTTCGACCTTGCAACAAAATCCCAACTTTCCCAAGCAATTTCCTACACTTTCCTAGATAAACACTTTCTGCTAATCGAAAACATGTCTTCGGAGGCGTCTTCGAGCGAATCGTTTATTTTACTACTTTTTTTTCGACGCTCCCAGAACCCCTTCTTTCAAAAATCGCACTTTTTCAAAAAATCAGCACCATTTTCCCCTTTATTTTCCACAATTCTCTCGACGACACGTTTTTGTTTTGCGCCATTTCATGCAAGTTTTGCCCTCAAAAACCTAAGCAATTCCTTATATTTTTCACATCAGATTTTACACAGTTTTACACAATTTATCGAAACATGATTTTTGGCTCTTCTCGAAGCACGATTTTGACAATTAATACCCTCACAAATCCCAGTAAATCCCTACACAAATCACATCTCAACCTTTGCACAAAATTACTCCCAAAAAAATGTATAAATTCGATCAATCATGCCCGAAACCGATTTTATCTCCACAATTAATCGCACAAAATAAACGGCACTTTCTCTTTATAATCACTACATCTTTAACTATTTTGCCTACGAAATTGATGACACCACATATAGAAGGGTCACAACAAAGATATGCACAAAAAATATATGAATTGCACAAACTATATACAAACACTAAAGGAAATAACAACTACCTCTTCTCTCTTATCCCAAATAAACAAGCAATTTATTGCGCAGTTTAGGAGAGACAGGATAAGCGTCAGCGTTCCTTCTCGACATTGCTACCGCAGGTAATATCACTTACACGCTTCCATTTCTTAGCAGATCATGTTATACTTCCATTGAGAGATTAGGCAACCCTCGGCATCTATGCCAAAACAGACACAACAAAAGATATTAATGGGTTCAAGTTGGTACCCCAGATAATGTATCTGCAAATGCATTATCAGAATTTATGTTCAGGGAAATTTCTCTGGGCATATTTTTTTTACAATTAACAATCTTTCATTGCAATAAAGTATCTTATATGATATAATCGTGTATATGGCATTGAACAAGACATTCAATGTATTCCATGTATCAATAAAAACAATCCCTCGCAAGGCAAAACATTTTATAAGATGGAATCCCTTGAGCTATCAACCAGATTTGTGACAGATAGTGAACACAAGAAATCTATCAATCAGATACTCAGCCTTGTAAGCAGGGATTATTTTTATGCAAAAATTTATCTTTCATACAGTCCTATAAAAAATCGCACTCTACAGATCATAAATCCATTTTACCTGTCTACATTAACAACTCTCCATGACATACCGCAAAATTCATATTTGACGAATATACTCTTCTAAACATTGAGAATCACATATAAGCAACACCTACCATCATGCAGCAGATTTTCAAATTAGACATCTATCACAACTCATCTTAGACCTAAGGCAAAAATATCTCTTCATTACACCCTTTAAAAAATGTACTCTGAGAGAGCAAATTTCAATTCTACTATCTTACCCTAACAAGTTATCGCCAGAATATATAAAATGGAAATTAGCATCCGATTTCTCGTCTAAACATTGCAAAAGTACCCTAAGTAATTGCACACATGACCTATATCGCACACTCATACCGCATAGGGGCACACTTTACATTGAAAAGATCATTGTCTGCACCAGTATATATTGTACGTGAAAAAGTACAAGTATATTTCCTATGAAAAAATGCACCTGAGAGATCATAAATCAATTTTACACCTTTCCACTACCAACAATACCAATTTACCCATAGAATGGAAATTCACAGCAAAAAGCTCTTCTAAATGTACGGAATCTAGTATAAAGAAAATTACATTCTATCCAGATAAAAACATAACCAACTTCCCTCCTTGCACCTATTGACAGGGTGCATAAAGTATGTTAAAATACCAATATGCTTAAAAAGAAAATGAAGAAAGAAAGGATATATACTGTGAAGAATATGAATGATTTCAAACGTAATTACAATGAAGAGACAAAATTCTATTTCAATTTGCCACAAGGTATCACACCAGATATGATATGTCAGATAATCAATCATGGTAATCTGTGTAAAGATTCTTTCAGAGAATATATGTTGGCAGATACCAGAAAAGCAATTGCGATGAAGATTCATGATTACTGGAAAGATCATTCTGAAATATTATATCCAAGATCTTCAAGATCATATATGTGGTTATACTACAATGAGATAACCAGAAAAAGATTACAAACATTGCAGAAAGAAAACATAAAACAATTATCATATATGATCTACATGATGAAAAAACAAAGAAAGGAGAAATGAAAAGATGATCAATACAATTATCAAGACAGATGAAAGATCAAAAGAGAAAAAGATGAGCGTCAGCGATTAAAGGAAATGGTGCAACCAGTTCCTAGACTTTACGGATAACGATTTTTGTTTTTATGAATAGTGAACGTAGTGAACTATGAATAAAAATGAAAATCGTTATCCGTAAAGGTTTAATCTTTATCAATTTCCTCTCCCAATGTTTACTCTTATATTATTAGGCTGTTTTCCCCACATTTTGATGATGGAAATTGATACATTTATCTCACATTATTTGTGATGATATTTTTAAAACACTCACAGATTTTGTGAATTGTAAGAAACTGTAAATAACACCACAAAGGAGTATCAATTGAAAATTACACCACCTACAAAACGACCTTATTTTAAAAGAATTCCAAGATGTCTAATATACGATTTTATCAGGTTCAACGATTATCGAGTATTATTCTATCTGCTTTTGCAGCAACATATGATGTCAAATTCATGGGAAGATAATTGCGTGATATTCATGGATTATAGTAGGACGTTATCACATATTAATATTTGCCCAGACAGACATAAAAACGCAAACTTGGAACATTTTCGGCATTTTGTCGAAGAGTTAATCCAATCAAACGACCTTATATTGGATGAAAGCACAACGATAAAACAGCCGACTTTGTATGTAAACAAAGCATCAGACTTTTTTTATCCGCACGAACAATTTGCGATACTGTATGATTTTGAGATTAATTACATCTTAAATCAAAGCAAAGATACTTTGCCGAATGGCGTACAGCGCTGGAAACTATTGTTAGTATTAGCTTACTTAAGGTTGAATATTAACGTCAGATATGGAACCGCATATAATACAAAACAGAATCGGCAAGAATATCCCGAAACTTATCATCAGTATTTCAGAAATATTGCCGATGATTTAAATCTGCATAAAACAGCAATCTCAAAATGTATTGATGCGTTAACCGAAATGGGAATTATCGCTTATAAACATACGAAAATTTTTACGAATTATAATAAAACAATTGCAGGAAGAACCATTTTTGCAAACCAGTATAAATATGATTTACAGCAAAAAGGATATCTGGATAGTTCTTATGATTTCAAAAAAGAAATCAAAGAATGTGAAATGAAGCTACAAGGAAAAGACAATAAAGGCTTATCGACAGATACGGAAGATGATATGGAACTTCCATTTGATTAATCACTTTGTTGGCAGCATCGTGAACAATCAAACAAACACAAACTAAACAAATAACTAAACAATAATATACATAACGAAAGGATCTAACAAATTTTCATGACAACACAATTAAATACAGAACTCAAAGACTTGTTGGCTACTTCTGATCATATCTCATTTGAGAACATGACACAAGAACAGTTTGCCGTCAAACTTGAGGCACAGAGATTACGCACCACTCCTTCTTCAAAGAAGAGATTAAAAAGAAATGATGGTATTCGAGCGAGAGATAGTACAACAGATGACGTAGTCTATAAGCCAACGCATGACCAGTATTATCGCATTTTTATCAACGATATTCTAAGTAATATTCGATCAGGTGGCACTGATTATTGTTTCAAATGGTATCAGGTAAAAGAATTGCTGCGGTTTCATAAGCACACGTTGATATGCAAAATGGTCAGAGAAGGCATGAGTGCTCGTAGCATCTATTTCAAGGTATCGCTTCCCAACGATTGGCGAAAGATTGAGAAGAATATTATACCAGAACAGTAAGAATGAGTTATTGAAATACATAATAAACACAAATTAATAATTAAACTAAACAAATACATAAATAAGGAGACTTTTAATGAAATCCAGAAAATTTAATAAAGAAAAGTATGCAGAACAGAAGGCAATGAAGAAAAAGAATCGTCCACAGCGCAGTTATAAAAGCCTTGGGACAACCATTGAAATTCCGATTAATCACAGAAAGCATAAAATTTTAGCTACTGCCCGACATAATGATGAGAAAGGCAAAGAGGACGAAACATTTACTGTAACGCTTTCAATTGCCAAAGAGACAGGAGATTTCCCAATCTGGCATCAGTTTGAAGATGATTTACAGATCACAGCAAAGAGATATTCTCTTAGATCAGCTCTGATGGCTAAGGTAATTGAGCTTGAAACCGCTGGTGATCTTGATATACATATTGAATCTGCTGATGCTATCTATAAGCTTCTTGAATGTGCAGGCGATTACCTAAGTGGTAAGTCAAATACAGTGGAGGTGCAGTAGAATGATAGTTTTATCTACGATTCTGATTGGCGGTGCCGTACTGTTTTGCGCAGGAATGTGTCGTTCTGCTGCTACCAGAGAAATGATTACGGAAGATATTTATTGCCAGATCAAAGCAGAAAGTTTACATAAAAACGCTTTCAGGAAACCAAGAACTGAAATGGAACAGATGACAGACATGATTTTTGAAGAAAGCGAGGATGATGAATAGAATGGCAAACACAGGATATATACCAATTTTAATTGTGGCTCAGGATGAAAATGATGGATATATACATATTAAGGACGCAAAAGAAAATACCAATTACTTCTGCCCTTGTTGTCATCAACCTGTAAAAATGAGAGCAAAGTCAAGTAAAAAAGTGCAACCACATTTTTATCACATAACAGAAAGTCCATGTGTAAATTCGGAAACACTTATTCATTGGACGTATAAAAATTGGCTATTTTCTGAAGGATCACTTTTTACGATAAAAGATGATGATCAAATTTATATTGTAAAGAATATTGAGATTGAGAAAAATCACACAACAAAGTTTGGAATATATTGCCCAGATATTACAGTAATTGATACTACTGGGAAAAGATTTTTCTTTGAAATCAATTATTCTAATAAGAAAAAATACTCAAACTATGCTGATCGTTGGTGCGAGCTAAATAGCCCTGTCGTAGAAATCAATGTAAAAGATCTGATTAATTCTTCTTTTACAGACGACATTCCAGAGTTCGATCTGTTGTTTGAAGATGGAAAGTATTATGGGCGATTGTATGATAAAAACGACAAAGACGTTTACCTTGAATTAGAGAAAAGAAAAAAGAATATCATTGAATCCAAGAAAAGAGACTTAGAATATGTGAATAAATTAGATTCGGTCTGGAAATACACACAGTTGTATGTCAAACATGAAATTACTGAAGACGATTTTTTTGTTTTGTCTTGTTTTGAAGATTTGCATTTTGATGACCAACACTTCTTTGCTTCAATTGTGAAAAGAATAAAATGTGTTGATTTGGAGAATATTCTTGCAAAACATATATCTAGTAATTATGTGAGTAAAATTGAGGATGAGGTTACTCGAATTTTAAATCTTGAAAATGATTTTCAAGTTTCTGTCAAGGAATTAAACTCAAGTAAATTTATCATTCACTTAAATTTATATATAAAAAATAATGGTATTACTCTCAGTTTTCCAGATTATAAAAAATTAAAAAAATATGCAAATGGTCTACCTATATCTATTGATGAAACCATACTAACTGAAGATAAAAAAATGCTAAAAAGATATAAATCTGTAAGTGAGAAATTTTTTACTGGAGTAAATTACTTAAAGAATCACGAATACAAATATATAAATGCATTTTTTGAATTCCCAACACTCATTACAGTTGAGAATAGTCGGTTTAATGTAAAAATAGAATCTTCGTTTTTTGACAAAGAAAATGGAGAATTTATTAATCCTCTGTTGTTAAATTCTAAAATTATTTTCCGTGATGAAATTAGCTTCACAAACAATATAGATTGGACAATGGATAAAATTCAATACATCGATGACAGATATGGTGTATTAAAATCTATCAAAGATTTACGATATATGGTTTCACACGATGAAGAAATAAGACATAAAGTAAAGAATATCAATTATAAATTAAGATTATTGGAACAAAAATACAATCTGAACGAAAATGATATTTGCTTTAAGGTAGATGAGTTTACTTCATATAGTGCCAATGTTGCGTTTACATATAATCATTTTATTATCAGTAAAATGCATTTTGAAGACATCGCAATTGATATAGATATGTTTAAAAGTGCAATTGATATGACGTTTAAAAATTTTGAGAAGCGTTTTCTGGAGTTAATGAAGAATGATGCATTTAATCAATTTGGTATTATATGCTCAGAAATTAATGGTGCTAACAATAATTTGTGGACTGCCAAAATCATATCTTCATCAACAGATATATCTATACATTTTGAATTTAATGACATTATATTACAGCATTGTATTTCTGATATCAAAAGACAAGAGTTGTTTATGTTATCTATGGATTTCAAATGGATTATGCGAAATTTAACACATGAAAAGTTAGACGTAGATATCCCATTGATCTCTAGTCATTTGTTCAACTTTGAAAAAGATACTGTCGTTGAAAATACGTTTTATTATCAAGATGATGAAAACAATCAAAATCCATTAATTTCATGGAAACGGTATATTACAAAAGAACTATCAGGACATATAAAAACAATAAATGAATCAAGAATACCAATCTGGTTTATTGAAAAAGACACAAAGGAGATATGTTAATGATCAAAAATATAAATACAAATCCATTACAAATTCCAAGTATCGATGCAAAAGATTTATATATTTCAAATCATCAAATCGGAGAAAAAAAAGAGAGTATGAAAGGATACTCTCTTCTCCGAAAAACGGATAATGGACTTGAACAAAATTTAAAAAAGTACATTAATACATATGATTTCAGTTTGGATTTGATTGAATTGAGAAATTATGTTGCCACCAATGGAAAACATTTTGGTATTGGTAAAAAAGCATTTTCATTCTACGACAAACATAATCCAGACAAGGAATATAGCAACATGGTTATCAATGTTACATTTAATTATAGTGTCAAAGAATTTAACAGAATTCAAGTAGACACATATATGAAATTTGGGTATGAATTATCAAAGATGCAATTCAGTAATTGTATTTGCAAAAATAAATTAACAGGTGAAATTATTGGAGTGCAAACAAACCAATGGATTGATAAAAAGTACATATGTGATAATTTGCCACCTCAATTTTCTTATAAGGAAAAAATACATAAGGAAACATCAAGACATATAATAATGTATATTCTTAAAACTTCTGCCAATAAAACAATTATTGATGTCGCAAATTTAAGAAATATCTTATACAAAGATGGATTTAAATGCGATGGCAGAAACTATGTGAGATTTAAAAGATCGTCAGGAAGTAGTCGTGTTGGTAAATGTTTGTTCATTGAAAAGAATTTATCAAAACATATGCAAAAATGGGGGTTATGTGGGCTTGAAGTAAAAGACGGAGATGAAATTGATCTTGCAGCACTCGAAGCATACATTGCTCTTCCGACAAGTAGTATTATTGATGTTATTGAAATCGACCCAAAGTCAATATTAATTATTGATGATTATGAGAGCGTATTTAATGATACTGTAATTGAGACAACGATTGGCGACGATGGATGGCTCCATACAGATGAAAAAACAATTGAAATACATAATTCAATTTGGGATGGGCAAAGCTTAATTGATAAATCTGTTATGAGAGAATATTCTTGTTATGGAATGCTTCTTTTAAGAAATAAATTTTTTAAATCATGTTGCTTTAACACGAATATTCAAAAATGGTTTCGAGATAACAACATCACAAAAATTTCACAATTAAATGGTTTTACACTTGCAACCGACGTCTCTGAAATTAAGATGATTACTACTCCAAACAGTGTAAAATATCTTAAATTTGGATCAATGGAGCAATGGCTAAATAATTTACCAAGTATGTTTGGTGTTGTGAAACATGAGAAAAAAACACATTTTTTTGATGGACGAATGGTTCAATGTCATTATCAATTGTTAAACACTCTTCAGTTATCTAAAAGTGATGTTGAAGAATTTTTACAACCATCGTTTGATTATATGAACAAACTTAATACCGATATTGACGTATTTAAATATCATATTAAATGCAAGGCGTTAGAAGATAGTAGCCCTCAAAATATGAACGATATAATTTATACAATGTTAAATATATGTCCAGATTTTGAAAACACAGATATTTTTATGCAATTTAAGAAAAACCTTCTTTGGGCATATAGAAAAAATTTAAAAAAGGGGCATGTACTTGTTAATGGAAATTATTCGGTATTGTTTGGTAATCCATTAGAAATGCTTCAATCATCAGTTGGAAAATTTGACGATACAAATTTGAGTTTAAATCCTGGAGAAATATTTAATCAACGTTTCCAAGATGGACAAGAGCTTCTGTGTTGTAGAAGCCCCCATGTTACTATTGGTAATATTCTTGTATCAAAAAATAAATACGTCAAAAGTATTAATCAATATTTTAATCTAACGGATGAAATAGTTTGTTTAAACTCTATTAAAGAAAATATTTTAGAACGATTAAGCGGATGTGATTTTGATTCAGACCAAATGCTGATTACTGATAATGAGACCCTACTTTGTGTAGCCAAAAAAAATTATCATATATTTAAAGTTCCTACATCAAATGTCCATGCAAGAAAAGTGCAACGTAAATATACATACGAGGATCAAGCAGATCTTGATATTAGAACAAGCAATAATTTGATTGGAGAAATCATTAATCTTTCACAACAATTAAATAGCCAATTGTGGAATATGGCGAACAATACTAAAATGTCTATTCAAGAATTATATTATTCTAATGAAGATTTTCGAAAACTTTATTTTGATATCTGTCAATTAGATGTCATGTCTTGTATAGAAATCGATAAAGCAAAAAAAGAATTTGATGTCGATTCTAAAGCGGAAATTAAAAAGATACAGAATAAACATATTAAATTAGATAAAAAAACAGGTTTAAAAACACAAGCATATTTTCTTGGAATAATTTCTAAGATAAAGGGATACGATGAAAAGAAAAATATTACATACAAATCATGTGATACAACTATGGATTACCTTGAAGAAGCAATTGAGAATTTTAGTCCAGCAAGATGCAGAAAAAATAAAATATTATTTTCTGATTTATTTAAACCATCAAATTACAATACAAAATTAGTTTATATTAAGCAGGTAAATGATATTGTACAAAGTTTAGAAAATTTTGTAAAAATTAAAGTTCAAATAATGAAGTTTGATAAATATACTTATTCTTATGAGGAAAAATGTAAGATGGTGGCAATTGAAAAAAATAAAATGTACGAAAAATTATCAAAATATAAAATTAATGAACATACCATGTATCGATTAGTACGATATATCGATAAGGATAAGATTAAAGAAAAAAAATATTTGTTTGAATTTTTATTTTATTATTCTAATTTGATTGGTTTATGCAAACAAAACCAACAGAAAAGTAGCCATAATGTAACATTGCGTATTACAAAAGAAAAAAATGAAAATGACATATTATTGTATGGGGTTAGATATCAAAAAGATTTTTGGTAAAAAAGTGGCGAAAAACTTCTCATTTTTATTTTTGAACACCGCTTAAACCTAGTGTTTATGCGGTGTTGAGAGTTTTTGCTAAGTGCGGGTATAGGAAGAACATGAAGATAAGATTAATCAGAACAGATAAACTCTCAAAATACCAATTTACACTTTGTGTAAATGCTCACGCTGCTTGCAGCTAAAGAAATTTCACACCGTGAGTTCCGAGGTCTATGTCATCAAAAACAAAAAATCAGAGATGGTATCCGAGACTTGCAACTGTTCTATTAATATAGTAGACCTCCAGAGGAAACTGAAAAGCAACCAAAGGAGAAATCATGAAGAAGAAAATTTCAATTATCACATTAGTTATGGCAATGTTACTGGCAGTCGGTGGATTCACTACTTCTACTGCTGTTTCTGCGAAAAATAAAAAAGTCAAATGTTTGGGAACATATAAGATTACTGCATACTGCGGTTGTCGGTCGTGTTCTGGCGGTTGGGGAAACCGAACTGCTTCAGGTCGCAGAGCGAAACAAGGCAGAACCATATCAGTTGATAGGAGAAAAATTAAATTAGGTACTAAAGTTAGAATCAACGGACACTGGTATATCGCTCAGGACGTTGGTGGCGGAGTAAGAGGAAAACATATTGATATGTACTTCTCTTCTCACTCACAGGTCAAGAGATTCGGCAAAAAGTACCGTAAAGTATATGTGATAAAGTAACAAAAAGCTAATTTTATCACACGTAAGAAATATCGCCTATAGGGCATTAATGAAGATATTTTGGTGAGTATGGGACGCCATGCAAAACACAGAGGTATAAAGCTCGTATGTTTGGAGCTTGCGTATAGACATTTACCATAGAATTTACAGAAGTAATATGACTCTGATTTCAAATGTGTTGGACGCCTTTTAATGTATACGCAAATTATTCGTCGGTGACTCATGGACACATTAAGTAGTATGCACCGACCAATGGATATTTTCTCGGATAATTACCGAGCCTCCATTTATTATTCTGGCAGATGGCGAAATGTCATCTGTACATTATATTAAAGGAGAAAATGATTATGAATACAACAGCAATTACAATATTCAATAATGAAGAATTTGGAAATGTGAGAACTCTGACAATTAATGGAGAACCTTGGTTTGTTGGCAAAGATATCGCAGAATGTCTTGGATATTCTCGTTCAACAAAAGCGGTATCTGATCACGTAGACGAGGAAGATATAGATGGAATCCCAATTCAGGACTCCATCGGCAGAATGCAAAATACACCGATTATTAATGAATCAGGCGTTTATTCTCTTATCTTGAGTAGTAAGTTAGAATCTGCCAAGAAATTCAAGAAGTGGGTTACATCTGAAGTTTTACCGTCTCTTCGCAAGACTGGTACATATACGGTAATGGCGACTCAACCGAATACAACTTCTTCTATTATTGTTCAGCCAACAAGTGATATAGAGTTGCCAAAAGCAACAAATACTTGGTATCTAAAAAATAGAAAGCGTCTAAGAGAATTGTGTGATCTTATGAATATTGAGCGTAGAACTTTATATCATCTGATTCTGACAGAGATTGGAAATACGATTGACATTGAGCAATCAAAATCAATTTACACAAGAGATCACGGATTCCCACCAGAATTCATCATGGATGTTGTTGGTTATTTCACTAAAATGCAAGAAATTGCTGATGAATATCTTGACAGATTATTAGAAAAATATGAGTCTTTGAATTCAGATAATGATGAAGAAGATGAAAGTGTATGGTAATTTACCATATTATAAAACATTGCACCTTGCGTGCCCAACAAGAAATGAAGTGATCCGACTAAGATCGGTGGATTTATGCTATTAGCTGATAAAAGAAAACACAAATCGTTGAAAGAGTGATGCCGAAGTACAAGGTGGAACTCGTGTAGAAACTTGCGATACTCTAATCCAAGGTGTTTTGATCGCACAAAGAATGTGTGTCTTTTTATAGAGTGGTCTACAAAAATTATGTGCATGTGGCAGAGCTGGTTTAATGCACCTGATTGCTAATCAGGCTTACGTGGGAATGCACGTAACAGAGGGTCGTAGCCTCTCATGCACGTTTCAGCTGCGATAAGCCTAATTTTGGTAAGGCAGCAGTCTTGAAAACTACTAGTAGCCGTAGTGATACGGTGTCTCAGTTCGAGTCTGAGTCGCAGCGTTAGTTTGTCCTGTGATGTCTTTCGAGCTCACGGGCTTATATCCCTGTTTATCCCGCTAAGGAGGCGGATCTGACTGTAAATCAGATGGCTTCGGTCACGAGTGGGTTCGATTCCCTCAACAGGGACGATTAGATCTGAGACGCATACGATGCGCAGATTAACAAATATGCGAATGCCCTGATGGCTAGTGGATATTGGAATGTATACCTCTTCTGATATTCTGATGGAGTTCATCACTTCAGTTCGCCCTAGAAAAGCAATACTTACACACTGTTGCTTTTTAGAAATATGTATTGTCTCGCCAGTGTGTATGTATGAGAGGCAAATACATATTCGTTATTGACATGTAGCTCAATTGGACAGAGCACAACGCTACGGACGTTGGTGTTGCAGGTTCGATTCCTGTCGTGTCAGTTTTCCTATATACCTCAGTTGGCAGAGGGTCATCACAGCAAGGATAACATTAGATGAAAGTCGCTGGTTCGAATCCAGCTATAGGAATTGTATTTTATACAAAAATACCCAAAGGGATATAGTGTAGCGGTATCACAAGACACTTTGACTGTCTCGAGCCTAGTTCAAGTCTAGGTATCCCTGTTTGCAGAATGGAGAAGTTTGGTCTATCTCGTCAGGTTCATGCCCTGAAGATCGGCGGTTCGAATCCGTCTTCTGCTATTAAAAATCATCATAATAATTCATTTAGGCTGAGACATTCGTGTCCCTACCATTTCTTGCGCAGTGGCGTAATGGTAAATAAACGAATAGATGAATTATTTAAAATTAAAAGTAAAACTAAACCTAATTATTTAGAGCAATGTATGGCTGAATTTTATTTTAACAATTAATTATAAGAGGATAGCTAAACAGTTACTATTGTGTTTTGAAGGAGATTGTGTATGGAAGAAATTTGGAAAACATTAAAATATCACGATCAAGTATATAATAGATATGAAGTATCTACTTTCGGAAATATTAGACATAAGATAAATAAAATCAACAGAAAATTTTATCTTGATAAAAAGGGATATTGCAGAACTAGCATATTTAATGGATATGTCAATAATAAACGAAAAATAAAAAATATTATAGTTCATATAGCTGTTGCTTCGACCTTTATCGATAACCCAGAAAAGAAAAGCACAGTTAACCATATAGACGGGGATAAGGCAAATAACCATGTTGAAAATTTAGAATGGGCTACAGTATATGAACAAATACAACATGCGTCATTTGTTTTAGGTTATAGTAAATTATATTCCGATACAATGAGGAAAACATTTTCAAAGAAAACTGCTCAATACAATAAAAATAATGAATTAGTAAAAATATGGAATAGTACCAGAGAAATTGAACGATCATTAGGATTCAGGCACGAAAATGTAGCTGCTTGTGCAAGAGGAAATAGAAAAACTGCATATGGATATAAATGGCAGTATGTAAAAGAAGCGTAATGTCACTATTGATCGTAGGTTCAAATCCTACCTGTACAATCAAAGAGCTGTTTGGTGGTCAGTTCTTTTTTCAACAAAGATTTTTTCATTGTTAGCACCTAGTGGGTGGATATTAATTCATCCACTACTCCTTTCTGCTGTCGTAGCGCAATTGGTAGAGCAGTCGCCTTGTAAGCGACAGGTTATCAGTTCAAGTCTGATCGGCAGCTTTCCAAATCCAGTAAATATGTACGACGACTGATATGCGCAGCGTCAAGCATCACTGGAAATATTTTAAGAAATGGAGGGATCTTCTATAATTAAGATCACCAAAAATGAAGCTTTCTATCTTCGCTCAAAAGGATTCAAGGATAAAACTGATATTCATCAGACGTATTCTGGACATCCCACTTACTATGCAAGTGAGAAAAGAAGCGTCATGAAGGCTTTGAAAAAGTATAGAGAAAGATAGGTGTTCTCTATGAAGAAAAAACAAAACAATATTAGAGTATCATTTGTAGATGAACCTGCTGCCATGGATGTCACTGGTTCTATGGTTTATGTAAAAACAGATACTCACAACATTTTGATTGATGCTGGCTTACATCAGTCAAATAGTAAATACGATGACTTTCTTGTAAATAAGAGAAGGTTCAAAGAATTTAAGCCAAAAGACATTGATTATATCTTTATTTCCCATCTCCATGCGGATCACGTATTTTTAAGCCCAAGATTATATAAAGAGGGATGTTCTGCAAAAATGATTGTTGCACAAGACAATTATCGAATTATGCATCGAATGGCTGAAGATTCTGCTTATATCATTGAAAGAGATATAGAATTAATTAACAATCAACATGGGAAGAATTATGATCCATTGTATACTATTGAAGATGTAGAACATACAATGAATTATGTTTCTGAATATCCTGTGATGAAAAAAATTGTTATTGATGATACTTTGTCATTTATGCTCATTCCAAACGGACATTTGCTTGGTAGTGTACAAATTTTATTGTATCTCAAACAGAACAATGTTGAAAAGACTTTGTTGTTTACAGGAGATATTGGAAATTCTAAAGTACATAATTATTACGTCAATAAGTTTACTCCTGTTGATCATGCAGATTTAGTCATTGGAGAATCAACTTATGGAGATCGCCCAGATTTAAAAACTGGACAAAAAGAAAGAAATAATGATATCGAAAAATTATTTTCTATTATCACACAACAGGTATGCGAAATGCATGGACAGGTAATTATACCAACTTTCGCAAATCACAGACTTCAATTTCTTACAACAATGATTTATCAGGTCATGAAAGATTATGATTTTCCTTATAAAGTGTATATTGATACACCGTTAGGGATTGATATTTTCAATGAATATCGCAAAATCTTATCGGGCGATGAACTAAAATTGTTTGATGAGGTCTTAAATTGGAATAATTTAGTATTTGTGCGTGACCCAGAATCTAGTAAAGCATTGGTACATAGTAATAAGCCATGTGTAATATTATCTACATCTGGGATGTGTAATAATGGTAGAATTAGACACCATTTGAAAAAGGCGGTTCCAAATCCTAATGCCACTGTTTTATTTGTAGGATTCAGTACCCCAGGAAGTTTGGCTGCATTACTTAAAGACAAAAATGTTAAATCTATCTCTATAGATAATAAACAATATACTTGTAAATGTGCAAGTTTCTCACTCAAATCTCTTAGTGGACATGCTCCATTCTGTCAACTTATCGATTACTACTCTTCTATTAACACAAATCGAATTGTATTACATCATGGATCAGAAAAAGCAAAGTTAACATTAAAAGAGAAATTAACTTCTGAACTTGAAAAGAAATGCAAAAGTACACGAGTTATTATTGCAAATTCAAGTTTGAAAATTTCATTATAGAAAGGACTGTTGAATATAGAATTCGAACTTCCAATTAAAGATTTACTAAAACAATTTGGCGGTGGATTGCCAGATGTAGTAGATTATCAGTATTATGTAAATTTACAGCAGCGCAAAATTATTGTGAATGAAGCCATTTGCGATACTATCCTTGAAAGTGCTGTTCTGCCACTTATTGAGATGGATAATGATGGCTCTGGAGAACCTATTACAATTATTCTTGATTCACCTGGTGGTGATGTATATAGAGGATTTAATCTTGTTGATGTTATTGAAAAGATTAAAACTCCACTTACGATTCACATTATGAGTATGGCAGCAAGTATGGGACTACATATTGCTATGGCAGGGCATAATAATCAAAATGTAAAAACCGTATGTCATCCATTTAGTGTAGGTTTACTTCATAGTGGATCAGAATCTGTTAGCGGAACAGCTCATGCTGTAAGAGATTTATTTAATTTTTCACAGAAATACGAAGAGAAAATTAAACAGTATGTACTTTCACATTCTAATATTGATGAAGAAATGTACGAAAAAGTATATCGTCAGGAATTATGGCTTGATGCAGATGAAATGCTTCGCCTTGGAATTGTAGACGAAATCATTTAATTTTTTATTCATAAAAATGCTTAAACTCCCTCTATTTACACTATAACACATTTTTAATCAAGTGTGTAGAGGTATTTCACAAATAATTAAAAAAATTCACATTAGTTTAAAGGAGAATAAATATGGCTAAAGCTTTATCTTATAAAAAATCTACTACTGTCACAGTTAAGGCGGCAGGTTATGTAGACATCGAAAAAGGAGTTATTGAAACAGAAGAAGGAAATGTATCTTTCAAAGATTTATTAAAAGACTTTGATGGAAAATATGGTGAATTTCAGATGAAAGAAAAGACTGATGAAGATCTGGAATTAAACGTACCTTCTGATGAAGAATAGATTGGAGTGAAGATTTATCAGTATTAATTTTGAACAAGAATTAGCAAAAATCGGATTAACTCCAGAAACATATGAGGCTGTCTGTGCAGATATTGATTCAAAACTTGACGGTGTAGTTGATATCGACTGGCAGGAAATTAAAGAAAAATATCATGTACAATGTGCAAGCGATACAATTCGCAAGTCCTCTTCTACTCCATTTGGTGGTAGATTCAGAGATGCTTATTTTCGCAGCAAGCAAAAATCTGGTAATGATGAAAAATCTGAAGATCAGTTATTATATGAAAAAATTCGTAAGGAACGACAGAAATTACAGACAGTTAATTTAGAGAGAAATCGTATTTCTCGCCAAGAAAGTCGTTTTGAACTATTCAATGAATATGTGGCTGAAGCAATTCAGATGCTACCAAACCCAGACTTCAAACCTCTGAGAGTTGAAGATAAATCTAAAGGATATGTACTTTCTATCGCAGATATCCATTATAATGCAGTATTTGAAAGTATTAATAATAAATATTCTCCAGAGATTTGCATTGAAAGATTTCAGAAATTATTATCTCAAACTATCGCACTAGTACATAGGCTTGGTATTTCTAAGCTCAAAGTCGTCACATTAGGTGATGATATTCAGGGCATCTTACGTCTTACTGACGTTAAATTAAACGATTCTGCCGTTGTTAAGGCAGTTGTTGATATTTCAAAAATCATTTCACATTTCTTAAATGAATTATCCAAATATGTTGAAATTGAATATTATTGCGTAGGTCGAAGCAATCATAGCCAAACACGACCTATAGGAACAAGGGCTTCTGAATTATGTGCAGAAGACTTTGAGTATATTATTGGTAATTACATCAATGAATGTTTGGCAAATAATGATCGTGTTGAAGTACATCTTGATCTGGAATCTGATTGTATCCACATTCCTATCGCTGGCTTTAATATGGTTGCAATGCATGGACATACCTTAAGAGGAATTGATAGTGCCATTCAAAATATGGAGTCTATCTATAACGAAGATATCGACTTCTTGTTAGTTGGTCATTACCACGGAATGTTTGAGAAGTCTCTAAGTGAAGGTATTACATGCGATAAAGAAATTTTAGTGTGTCCAAGCTTTGTAGGTAGCGATCCTTATGCAGACAGTATTTTTAAAGGGTCAAAGAGTGCTTGCAAACTATTTGAGTTCACAGAACATGATGGGCATACAGCATCGTTCAAGATGCAATTAAATTAACATTTCGGCAGTCTTTTTTAGGATCAATCTCTCAAAACAGGTCGGACAGACTGCCTATTATGAGCAGAGGATGCTACTTCTTCTGCTCCACTTCTATAAATGATTTACGAGTGCTCAAAAGTGGGTAGCCGTAGAAATTAGTCGAAAATAAAACATTAATTACAAAAAGGAGAATCGAACTATGATCACAACAAAAGAATTAGTAAAATCAATCGCAACAAAGAAAACAGAAACAGAAGGACGCAAAGTAACTCAGATCGAGGCAAAAGAAGAATTAGATAGAGTTGTTGAGTGCATCGTTGATGCAATTGCATCTGGAGAAGGTGTTCGCTTAATGGGACTTGGAACATTTACTGTTGAAGATAAACCAGCTCATGTTGCAAGAAATCCAAGAACAGGTGAAACAATCAATGTTCCTGCTAAGAAAGCTCCAAAATTCAAAATTTCTGCTTCATTAAAAGATGCAGTAAACAAATAAGATTGGAGTGATTGTTATTTCTTATAAAGATAAATATAACAAATATGAGGATCTGAATATTACAGATTTCGAAGACCAAATTGAGCTTTTATTTACAGTTAATGATCAGTTGGTAGATGGAGATAGTTGTGTAGATATCGTTGCAAACGCTGAGACAATTCGTTATATGTTATCCATTGCAATGTCAGAACTTGACTATGCTCCACATAAAATTAATATGGAAAAAGATGATGCCATATATTGTCTTGAAATGTTTGATGATGGAAGCTTGAGAGTTTTCTTATATGATAAATATAATGATTCTTTACAGGGAACTTCCATTTATTTATATCAAGAAGAGGTTACTCAGGATATTGTAGATTTTGTGTTGAACTTCTACTCTGATTCGGATATCTGGCTTTTTGGATATGAAGACGAGGACGATATTCCTATCAGCAAGGAAGATGTATCTGATATGGATATCGTTACTAGAATTATGGAAGATAAACATTTTGAAGTTTTGCCAACTATGTTGCCTTTCGAGTATCTGTTAAAGGATCTTTGGAGATTTTAATGCTATGAATTATATGCAGTAGGTGAATGATATCATCTACTGTTCTTCTATTATATAAGGAAAGGAGGGACTTATGGCAAGAGAATTAACGCCAGAAGAATTGGTAAAAGCCCCAATGTACATTAATAGAGACGTGCAATTTAAGATGCCAAGGCGATCTACTAGGGTAGATAAAAAATATAAATGCACATGCTGTGGTAAGAGTTGGGATAATCAGAGAAACCATTTCGCTAAATCTCCTTCTCCTTTATACCAGAGTAATGATGGGTATATCAATATCTGTAATGATTGTATGGACTTATATCTACAGAAGTTGATTAATTACTACAATGGAAATGAAGTCCACGCAATTAAGCATGTGTGTCAGCAATTTGATGTAGTGTTTCATGTTGACGCATACAAAAATGCAAAGGTTGAAAATCAACCAATTACATTTTCACAATATCTTTCAAAGCGTAATCTTCATCAGACAACAAAGGTTGGTAATACATATCTTGATGGAATGAAGACGAAATTTTATGAAGATGGATATGATCATGTTATGAGTGCAGAACAAGCTGTAAATGATGATAACATATCTATTTCTGGTTCAGCTACTAAGAGATGGGGAGCTGGATTTACACAGGCGGATTATAAGAATCTGGATGAACATTATAATATGCTAAAAGACAATAATCCAAACATTGACCAAAACCAAGAAATCTTCGTAAAATCATTATGTAATTTATATATGTTGCAAATACGTGCTTTACAAGCAGGTGATTCAAAGAAATATATCGACCTTAGCAGTCAGTATTCTAAAACATTCAACGATGCAGGTCTAAAAACAGTCGAAGAAAAAGATGAAAGTCAGAACACCACTCTTGGAGTAACATTGGCTACTATATCAAAATATACGCCCGAAGAATTTTACAAAGATAAACCATTATATGAAGACTATGATGACTTGGCAGACTATGTGGACAGATTTATGTTACGTCCATTAAGAAATTTACAATATGGATCTTCTGATAGAGATAAGGAATATTTTATTCCTGATGATGAGGATTTAGACGATGAATAAACAAGTAAGTAAAAAGACTGCTGCCAGACGTCTTAGTAAAATGATTGAACAGTTTCCTGCCGATGAATATCAAAAGGAATTGTATAAAAAATTCCCATCTACGCATTATTTAAGTAATCCAACAAATGTTATGCATACACTAGCATGGTGTACGTTTTTTAGGAAAAATTTACACAGATTTGTGCAAGATTACTTAGAAATTCCAATATATCCATATCAACAGTTATCACTATATTATATGGGTGTTTCTAACTCAATTTGTATTGTTGCAGCACGTAATGATGCAAAATCATTCTTAATTGCCTTATATGCATGTTGTAGAGCAATTCTTTATCCAGGATCAAAAGTTGTTATTGGTTCTGCTACTCGTGGACAGAGTAAATTGATTATTACTGAAAAAATTCAAGGTGAATTAATGGAGAAATCCGCTGTTTTAAGAGCAGAAATTGAATACGTTAAGACCAATGGACAAGACGTTGTTGTTAAATTCCGTAGTGGATCTACAATTAAAGTGTTCACAGCGAATGATAACGCCCGTGGTATTCGTTCAAATGTTGCTATTAGAGAAGAGTTTAGACAGATTAAGAAAAACATTGAAGATAATGTCATTTCTCCATTTCAGATGGTACGTCAGCCAGGTTATATACAGCTTCCACAATATAAAGATGATCCAGTTTTAGCGAAAATCTTGCAAGAAGATCCTGTTGATATCTATATTAGCTCATCTTGGCAAGACCCTACACATTGGATGTGGACAATTGTAGACATGAATTATGAATTAATGTTAAAACATGGGAAGGGTATGCTATTAGCATTCGACGAAAGCATATGCCTAAAACATGGATTCAAAACAAGACAACAGTTGATCAAAGAAAAGAAAAAGCAAGATCCTACCAGTTGGAAGGTAGAGTTCTTAAACCTTAGAATCAAAGAATCTGATTCTGCATATTTTACATATTCTATGCTGATGAATCGGCAAATTTCAAAACAAGTCTTTTATCCAAGAAATAATTTGGATGTTCAAATCAATAAGAAAAACCGCTATGCAATCCCTAAACGTGACAATGAGGTAAGAGTTATCGCAGGCGATATTGCATTCGTAGCAGGTTCTCAGAACGACAATTCAGTTTATTCTTGTATTCGTGCTATCCCAGAAACAATGACGTATGGCGATAAGCAAATGGAACAAGGATATCGTAGACAATTCCCTTATATAGAATCTAACCAGATAGGTGATACAACGAAACAGGCAATTAGAATACGTCAGTTATATGAAGATTTTAACGCTGATTATATAGTAATTGATGTGCGTAACGGAGGTTTGCAAATTCTGTATTCTTTACAAAAAGTTCTATACGATGAAGATCGCAGTGTTGAATACGCCCCATTAAAATGTATGAACAACGATGAATACGGTAGATTGTGTCAAGATCCAGACGCAAAACCATGCATCTATGCTATCAATGGTACACAAAACCTGAACAGTGATATTGCTATGAACTTCAGAAAGAATCTGGTCGAAGGAAAGATTGATTTTCTTGTTAATTTTGAAACCGCAAAAGAGGAAATTCTTTCTAAGAACAAAGAGTACAGACAGGCTATTGAAGTCGATGATGTATTTGACTTTGAGCGACCATTCTTAGAGACTCAGGCACTTGTTAGTGAATGTGCAGAATTACAATATGAAAAACTAACCACAGGTGGTATCCGAATTAAGGAACGTGGAAATAACCGAAAAGATAGATATTCTTCATGTAGTTACGGGTCATATTTTATAGACCAGTTGGAATTAGATATGGCAACTACAGATGAAGAATACGGATACGCAACATTTGTAAACTAATGGAAGGAGGGAAAATGGAAGAAAATGTAAAGCAAGACACTACATATGAATACAACAGTTATCAATATACAACAACAGATATATTTAACGCTATCTTTCAATGTGGTGTTTATGATTATTTTAATAAAAAAGAAATACGCAGTGTTTTAAGAAATCCAATTGAAAACCACGAAACCGCCATTAGATTGTCAAATTTTGTGTATACAAAAAACGGAGTTGTTACAAATTCTGTTGACTATATGGTTGCATTGCCATGTCTTGATAGTATATTAATCAATAAATCGAAAGCAAAAAAGAAAAATAACAACAAGGCAAAAAATAATAAACGCTTAATGCGCTCTACCCTTGAGACAATCGACGACAAACATTTCATTAGAGATGCATTACATACCGAGATGTTAGACGGAATTGCGTTTTATTACTTCGAAACCAAAGTAAGACCATCCGATATTGATCATACAAAATACATGAATGATTTTGATGTTGAGCGTATTATGGAGATAAATGACATCGGTGTCAATGTCTCTATTATTTCTTTGCCTTGGCAGTATTGTAAAATTGTTGGTAAGAAAAATGGGCGATTTGTTGTTGGTTTTGACTTGAGATATTTTGATGATTTCACAGACGATACACGGGAAAGAAAACTTAAAAAGTATCCAGAAGAAATCAGGAAAGGGTATTACGATCGCAAGAAAAGTAATGGCGTAAACGGCAATTGGTTAATATTAAATTCGGATAAAACAATGTGTAGAAAAATCAAATGCAAAGACTCAGAACCTTGGGGAAGATCATTGGTTATTGCTGCTCTTGAGGATGTACTATATAAAGATTATTTTACAGACACAAAACGAAATGTTTTGGATGACATGAACAATAAAGTTGTCTATCAGACATTCCCAGAAGGGAAAGAAAAAGGACTTTGTGCTTTAACCAAAAAGCAACAGGAAGCCCAACATAACGATGTTAAAACCGCTGTAGTTAACAAAAACAACAAGGGTGGATTAAGTTTCATTAGTGTTGCCGCAGGAACAAAGATTAATTCTTTAGATGTTTCTACAGATATTTTTAATGATAAAAATGAATCAAATCTTAGCAATCAAATCTCTTTGGATTTAGGTATTTGCGCTTCTTTACTTGGTGCAATGGAATCAGGTAATTTTGGAGCTGGAGCGAATAACCTCGAAATGATCACAGCCCAAGTATATACATGGGTTTATGAATGGCAGAAAGAATTAAATTACGTCATTAACAAAAATGTCATTAAAGATCAAAACAACCCAGTGGAAGTTTACTACTTCCCTACTTCTTTTGTAAACCGCAAAGCATTCTTTGATATGTGTAAAACATTATATTCAGAGGCAAGTGGTTCTTTATCTTATCTTGTCGCTAGCGCAGGAATAAATCCAGAAGCATATTTTAATGTATTAGATGAAGAAATCGAAGATGGTATATATGAACGCTACTTACCTCACTTAACCTCAAGCAATATTTCCAAAGATGACCAAGTTGGCGGTCGTCCAACTACGGACAACCCTACCGAAAATACAATTCGAAGTAGAAATAATGATGGGAACAACATCCCGAGTCCAAGCGACTCTAAATAAATATCAATAATGAAAGGTCGATTTTATTTAATCGGCTTTTTTGTTATACAAAACTTTTTAAAGGAGGATACAACATGGCAATCGTAGAGTTATCTGAAAAGAAATACAAGAATGGGCGTAGACCATTTAAAGCCGTATTGTACGAATTACAGCCTCCTGAATCAGTAGAAAATGGTATCGGAACAAAATACAACAAAAATGGAATTACCTTTTTAGAGGAATATTGTGCGCCGCAACTCGGCAGTATCACAGATATGAGTGTTCGTGTTGAATTTTTAGATGAAAACAGAACAATAATCTGCGGTCACGGAGAAACTGGTGTCAACGAAGATGGCTTAATAACATTTAGAAATGCAAGTGTTGTTGGACATTTTACAAGAGGATATATTGACGACATTGATTACGAAGGTGAAACAAAGAGATGTGTATGCGGTGAAGGATATCTTGATGAAATGTGTTATCCAGAATTCGTTGCAAATCTTGAAGAAGATCTTAACAATGGCGTTGCCGTAGAAGGTAGCGTAGAAATTTTCAAAGCAAAAGGTAATACAGGAATTGTTTATATGAATGGATGGAGAGAAACAGGGAGAATTCCTGTTGAATTCATTCACTCTGGTTGGGATATGGTAATGAACCCAGCTGATACCTCTTCTATTGTATTGGAATTAAACGAAAATCAAAACAAGGAGGACAAACAGAAAATGGACGGAACAATTGATATGAAAGAAATCACTTCTGCTATCAAAGAAACAATTTCTGAAATCAATTCTAAAGAATCTGCATTAGAAGAGAAAATTTCTGAGCAGAATTCCGTGATTGAGCAGAAAGATTCTGTTATCGCAGAAAAGGATGTAAAGATTTCCGAACTTAATGCAAGTGTCGAAAAATTACAGAAAGCTCTTGAAGACACAAAGACAGAGAATGAGACAGCATGGGAACAGATCGAAATTCTTAGAAAAGAAATTGCAAAAGCTAAAGTTGCAGAAAAATTAGGTGAAGTTGACGAAGCTTTAAGCGAGTTCAATGAAGACGAAAAAGCTGTCGCAAAAGAAGATATCGACAAATTAAAATCTGATATTAACTCTTGCGAAAATATTGACGAGTTAAACGAAATTGCTTCTGAAGTTAACTCTATCAAATCTAAGATTTGCATGAATATTGTAGCACAGCAGAAAGCAGCTGAGAAGCAGGCATCTGCCACAGAGCCTACAGCAGAAACAAATTCAGAAAAAGTTGAAGATATTTTTTCTGAGGTATGTGAATCTATCGAAGTTGTTGATGATGACGAAGATGTAAGTATTTTTTAATAAGGAGGATAGATAAAAATGATTAAATTCCGCAATATCTCTGAAATCGAGAAATTATACCCATATGTAAAAGCTGTTGCAGGAACAGATGTTTATAATGGCGATTTTGGAACAGTAACAGAAGATACATTTGCTTTAGCCGCTAACGCTAAACAGGTAGTAATGAATATTGAAGTTGGTGACGACGAAGGTTTAGACAGATACTTTATCGCAAAAGGATCAGATTTAAGAGTTTTAGATCTTGATAAATTAGACGGAAAAGAACTTGAAATTTATGGAAAACAGATTCCTACTGGGGTGGCTAAAGGTGATAAGTTAAAATCTACAGCAACGGGTGATCTTGTTAAGGGAGCTACTGCTGCACCATATGTAGAAGTAACTGAAATCATTGGAAATCACAAAGGTATTGTTGTAAGAGTTGCTGCTTCTGCTTCTGCTCCAGCTACACAGTCAGTATCAAAATAGTTAATTTAAAAAGGAGGATAGTATAAATGTATACATTTGAATTAAACAACGAACGTAAGGATGCAAACTTTGCAAGCGGTCGTGTGTCTACAAAATCTCCTGTAGTAGAAATTTTCTCTGCAATGAGAGATGGAAAAGACTTAGCACGTTTCGGAAAAAAAGCAGATCAGGCTGCTAACTATATTAAAGAGTTAAATAGCAAAGCTTCCGCTGGTGATTTATCAGCAGTTTCTGAATTAAATGAAATCAGACGTTTCTCAATGGAACCTCAGATTCTTCAGGAAGCTAAATTATTAAGCATCTATGGAAATTACAAAGCAATCGGATATAATGATTCTTGCGAAGTTGAAATCCCAGAATTTGTTGGAAACCCAGCAAGCAAACAGGCTTTAGGTCAGGATGTTAACTTCCCAGTAATCAGAAAGAAAAGAACACCTATCGCTACAGTAGCTATTTCTGCTGGTTATGCAGTAGATTATAGAAAAGCTGCTATTGGTGACATGAGCGATGAAAACGAGTTAAAGAATCAGATCGCTATTCAGATCAGAAACAAGGCTGCTGCTTATGTTGTAGAAACAATCTACAAAGCAATCAAACATGCAGATGGAGTTAAATACTTCTTCGAGGGAGACGGATTAACAAAAACTGGTGTTGATGGAGTTATCACACCTGTAAGACGTTTCGGAAAACCAACTATCACTGGTGATTATGCTTTAGTTTCTCAGCTTAATGCATTCGCAGGATATCAGGGAACAACACCTGCTGTTACAGGTATTTCTGAAGCAGTTATGAAAGAAATCCATGATACAGGATTAATGGGAATGTACAACGGTGCAGTTGTTTCTGAATTACCAAATCCATATGATACTTCTCTGATGAATGCAGCTGGAACAGACTTCCAGACAGTATTACCACAGGGACTTGGATATGTAATTCCTGCTGGTGGACAGTCTCCAATCTACACAGTAACAAGAGGTGGATTAACATCTATTTCTGGAACAGACGTAACAACAGGTCAGTTAATTACAAGATACGACCTTGAAGTTGGTGCTTTAGTTGCTCCAGGAAGAGAATACATGATTGGTTTACTTGGAGACAAGAAACTGTCAACAGAACTTGGTGCTTACTAGAATTCGTAAATAGTTGAAGAAATGTAGACCTTATGGGTCTTTTTTATTTGCAAAGATATATGGTAATTCTGTATATCTTTGCAATTAATTAGTTAAATAGAGGACATAGACCATGAACGATATCTACTTTTGCTATTCCAAAAAACTACACTATTTTTTAATGGGGTTAGGCGAAAGTTATATTTCTTCTAACATCAACAAAAATACTGGTGTACGTTATTGGACATTCCAAAAGTCGAAAGATTTAGATGAAAAGATTGAATTGTATAATTCTGTAAAATACAAATTCAAGTAAACGATAATTAGTTGTGAAAGGATAAATAATTGAAAGAGATGGAAAATACGGAAGTTGTAAAAGAGTTAAGCATGGAAACAAAAATTACAGTACGCAGCCTTGCCAATTGGACAACAGGATTTCAGCGAATTGAATCCACAGGAGATGTAACAATCACACCAAATGGTACTACTCGTTTATCTCGTGGAGAAGTAATCTCACAGGTGCAGAACGGGAATATGCTTTTTACTGGAATTGATGGTGTTGGCTCTCATGCAACATTATATGTTGAAGACGCTGATACTCGTGAAGAGTTAGACTTTGACAATAAAAAAGAAAAGAAAGTTCAGAAAATTTTAACGCCTGCATTAGTAGCAAAATTATTTGCCTATAAAGGGATGTCAAAAACATTTAAGGACAAAGTTTCTGAGTATATTGTCACAAGTGCTGAAAAATCAGCTGTCATGATGATGATTAAAAAAGGTAATTATAACGATTACGAAAAAATTCGATTCATTGAAAACTATACAGGACACAAAATGAAATAGGATGTAGGTGATTATAATGACAACCGCAGATGATGTAATTCAAAGTTTTGAATCTACGTTTGCAGATAAAACGCCACTGCCAGACTCTTTAGTTTTTCAATGGCTAAAAAAGGCAATTGCAAGATATTCTATGGAAATTGATGATCTTACATTTGATGTAGAAACAAAAGAATTTTCAGAAGATCTTGAGCAATATGTCATAGATACAATGGCAGAATATATGCATCAATATTATCAGGAGCGTTACTACTCTCTTGTAAATAAACGAGTGAGTATTGTAACAAAAGAATTAAGTATTGATGGAAATAATGGGTCAAAAACTTCAGCAAAGAATGAGCTTGATGCTATTAAGTATAATGCTGAAAAAATGACAAACAATCAGAAACCTACCGCTTATACATAGGAGGTGTGATAAATGCAAGATTGGTATTTAATAACACCTAATACACGACCTAACTTAACAGGCGGTTATGAAAATGATGCATATAACGATTATAAGGATGATGAATTTGCAGAGATCTTAGATACAGACATTGCTTCTACGGTTGAATTATGTAACTCTGATTTATCAGAAAGAACAACTATCCGATGTGTGATTCAAGATAATGATTCTGATACCGCATTAAAAACTATGCAGAGAACTGTACTATTCCCATGTAACACTTCCAAAGCAGGAATGTATGTATATTTTGAGAATAATTACTGGATCATAGACGGAAGACCTGGGCAATGTGGTGTGTTTGAAAAAACAACAATGAAGTTGTGTCAGTCTACTGTAAAATGGCAAAATGCAGACGGTAATATCAATGAAAGATGGGCTTATTATCAATCGGCATCTAAATATGATGTTGGTAAAACAGGTAACAATATTATATTTGTTGGATCAAATAACTATACGGTAATTGTACCACAAGACGATGATACTCTTGGACTTGATGGGAAAAGAGTATTTCTTGATATTCGTGAAGTTCCAAATGACGTATTTACATTCACTCGTGATGATAATGTTTTATATCATTTTGGTGCCGAACATGGTGGTGTATTATCTTTTATCGTTGATAAAGATGAATTTAACCCAGCGAAAGACAGAAAAGACTTGCGATTATGTGATTACTTTGAGCCTAAAAAAGATCCTGAACCAACGCAGCCAGAGAAACCAGAACAGCCAGATGCTCCAACTGTAGAACAGACATGTACTGCTACTATTAAGTATAGATACAAGAAAGTTTTTGTAGGAAAGAAATCTACATTTACCGCTTCTTTTAAAGACTTAGATGGAAACATAGTTACAAAAGATCCTCAATGGGACCTTGAATGTGAATTAAAAGACTCCATTAATATAGAAGAAACTGGTTCAAACATTGGAATCTCTGTGTCAAATTCTGCATTAATTGGTCAGAAAATCATCTTGAAATTATCTGCAAAAGATGGAACTTCTTCTACTGCTTCTATTGAAATAACTATAGAAAGTCTTACATAGGTGAAATTCAATGACGAAAACAGAAAAAATGATGGAAAATCCTCTGGTTTCGCTTGGGTTGATCAAAGAAGCCGTAGGAAATATTTTAATGACAAATGACGATGTCAACACTCTTACTATGCCATATCTTGATGATGACGATTATTCTTTCGAGGATAATTGGTTTGGATGTAAGATTGGCGAAAATATACATGGGCAAGTAAAAGACAATCGTTTATTAGGACATTGCAAAGATGTCCCATATATGGATGAAACCATTACAGATACACGATCTCTTATCTTAATGGAAACATATCCTGCTAGTATATCAACATCTATTATTGATTATACATTGGTTATCAATGTCATATGTCATAGAGATGTTATCAAACTAGATGATGATGAAAAGTCAGAATGGCGTGAAAAAGGATATGCTGGCAATCGTTTAGATATGATTTGTCAAGCAATCAATCTTGCCTTAACTGACGAATCAATAAAAGACTCATTTGGTATCGGGGCTATGAGATTAGATAGTCGGACAAGCCAATTACAGTCTTTTAAGCCGAACACTAACTTTTATGGCAGGACAATGGTGTATCGGATTGATGATATAAATATGGAGTTGCTTTGTAAGTGAGTGATGTAAAACTTACTTATGAACAGCTACTGTCAAGCGAACCAATACCTGTTGGAATTGGACATATTCAGCCACCTAAAATCAGTGATCGTAGGAGAATTGGCGAGGGATTATGGATGCAATATGCCAGCTATATGACATTGACAGTAGATAGCTACTACTCTGCTCTCCTGCCAGATAAATATGATGCTTTTTTGGCATTACCTTATGAAGAACGAACAGATGTTAAATTATTTGATTTGGTATCAGAAAACACAGATGTTATACGGATTTATGTGAGAGCATTTTGTTTTTATTTTGTCGAAGATGTTGTGTATAAATTAAGAGAAAAAAGATTTGAGATCTTAAAAACACATGAGAACGAAGAAACTGGAGAAATCGAATCACAGGTTGTCGGGGTTATTGATCGAGAAATCTTTGATGATGTATTACATATTCTGATGCAAATTTCAAATATCAACAATGAACGCACAGTGTCCGAAGAATTATCAAAACAAAAAGATCCTGTTGTTATCCAAATGCAACGTAGACGTGATAAGGCAAAAGCTAAACGTACTCGTGGAAAAAACTTAGATAAACAAGATCCAAAATATGATATCGGTAATATTATCTCTGTCGTATGTGCGTATCACCCAAGTATTAATTTTACTAACGTAGGGCAACTAACAATTCCTCAATTATATGATAACTTTCAAAGAATTCTAATTGATAGAAATTATCAAATCATGGCTCTTAATGCCAGTGTCTGGGGAACTGAAGGTAGTGACTTTAAAGAAGATTCATATTTGAAAAATCTTAAAGAAGAAAAATAAGACCTATCTTTATGGGTCTTTTTTTAATACTAAAATTTAAAAATTCTAATGAAAGGATGTGACAAAATGGCAGCTAGTAAGAAATATGCAAGCCGTGACTGCGGTGTATTTGAGTTAACTAACTTAGCTACAAGCAAAAAGGCTTTAAGAGTTGATTATGCTAATACAGTAACATTAAATATTACAGCAGATTCTGTAAAAGCTAAAAAGAGAGGTAGAGATGCTGTAACATTTGCCAACCCAATGGAAGGAACACTTGGATCAGAAATTCAGGTATATCCATTTGAGTTATTCTCTATCTTTGGTAACGGTACAATTACAGAAGGTGGAGATCGTGCAGAAATGAAGACGATCACTGCTACAGAAGCAGGAAAACTTACATTACCAGATGATCCAAAAGCAGGAGCTTTATTCGTTTACGAAAAAGGTGATGTTGGTGGAACACAGATCGAAGGAAGTGCAGCAGCAAAAGTATTCACAGCTACAACAGATAGCGATATCGTTGTTGGTAAGAAATACGATGTATCTTATATCGTAAATGACTCTACACTTCAGTTAGTTAAGATTAACGATAATCAGGAATTAGCTGATTTCAGAGTTGACGCAGAAATCAACCAGAAATCTGAGCAAGGAGTTGTAACACCATTACATATCACTTGCTACAAAGCTACTCCTCAGAGAAATATCGAATTAGCTTTCGCAGCTGAGGGAGATCCTATTACACTGAAGATCACATTTGACCTGATGACAGATGCAGATGATGAATTTGTAGATATTTATCAGATCAAGTCCTTAGCTTAATTTAAGGATATTATTTATCACTACTGGTTAGTTTATACTAATCAGTAGTGTATTAACTTGGAATATTGAACATGAAAAAATATTGCAGTAATCATATTATAGTTTTACATTTTAGTTAGAAGATAGGGAAGAGAACAAAACTTTAATATGGTTCACAAATTGGATTATATGATTTTTTTGTTTTCTTCCCTATTTTTTACGATTTTAAAAGAAAGGGTGTATTTATTGAATTCAGAAATTACAACGCCTGAGCAGTTGCAGGAAGCCTATAAAGATACAAAACTCATTCCTGTTACAAGTTTGGCACAGGTTAAGTTCTATGTGGAACATGGCGTACAACCACTTCTGGTCTATCCATCTGAACGTGCAGATATTATGGCGTTCTGGTATCCAAAAAAAGATACATACAGACTATATGTTGATTATAGAAAATATATTAACGATAAATATCAGGTAGGTGAATAGGTTGGCAAAGAATGTTGGTAAGAGATTTGAAGAAAATTGGAAAGCCAGTATTCCTTCAGACGTATTCTACTATCGTTTAAAAGATCAAGCACAATCTTTTGGTGGTTGTAGTAATTTAAGATTTTCAAGTAAGAATCCTTGCGATTGTTTCTTATTCTCTTCTCCTTATATGTATGCATTGGAATTGAAAAGTGTTGGTACTTCTTCTATTTCTTTTGAACGTACCAAAGCAGAAAAAGGCGTGATTCATTATCATCAGATTAAAGGTTTAAGAGAATTTGTAGGTTACAAAAATATGATCGCAGGGTTTTTATTTAATTTTAGAAAGAAAAATAACATGGAAACTACATATTTTCAACACATCAATGATTTTGACAGAATGATTGCTTCTATGGATAAGAAATCATTCAACGAAAAGGATTTAAAAAAATTCAATCCAATCATTGTTAATAGTCGAAAATTGAAAATTAATTACAGATATCATGTATCTGAATTGATTGAGAAGTTAAATAGAGAAATGGAGAAATAATTTTATGGGTAAAATCGCTTTTGAAACAAGACATTATGAAGATGGGTCTTTAAATAGATTTGAGGCAAATGATTTCGTTGAGGCGGTTGTCGCTTCTGCTTTCCCAGTAACTCAGGATGAAAATGGGGCATCCAGTATGGACTACGATCCACTGAGCAAACTTATGGGAATCAAGATGAATATTATCAAATTTTATGGAAACGTGGATTTAGAAAGCATTGGTATTGATGAATTATATACACTTGCTTCAGATATTAATGTTGACGAATTTGTTGATGAAAATGATATTAACAAAGTACAGTTTAAAGATATGTTAACTGCAATTGATGAAAAATGTGACTACATCAAACAGCAGTTAATTGCAAGTGCGGTTGATATTAAACTTGACAGCAAAGATGTGAATTTCAAGGTTGAAGGTGTTGACGATTTAGTAGAATCTGTCGTGGCTTTAGCACCTGCTCTTGAATATATCAACGAAGTGTTTGCAAAGGCTGATCCAGAGGTAACTCAGAAGATGATGCAGTATTTCGCAGAGCATGGTTTTGACTTTACTGCCAAAGACATTACAAAAGCTGTTGTTGAATCTGATGATTTCCAGAAAAATAGAATTGATGCACTTGAAGCAATTAAACAGGGTGCCGCTGATGCAGTCAATAATAATGTAGTTTCTATTGACAGAAAGTAAGGTGATCTCATGGGGAACATGGGCGCAATGGCTGGGTTATGGAGACAAATCCAGAATGAAATGCGTGATGCTGTAAGCGAAGCTGAGAGTAAAACGTTCTTAACAGCCAATCAAGAGCTTACTGCTTCTTATGCAGGTGGAGAACCAAAGGAATATAAGAGAACGAATCAGATGAAAAACTCTGCAAGAACAACTGGCGTTGTTGGTGGCGGAGATTCTGTTAGTGCCACTGTGTATCTTGATCAGGGATACAATTATAATACTGGAACTTATTCTACTCCTTACGTCTTTTCAGAAGCGGAATCTGGGGGATCTGGGATTGTATTAACTTCTGGATTCTGGCAACGTACAGAGCAAAAAGCTCAACAATATGCTGAACAGGCATTTGCAAAAAGATTTAAACAATAATTTCTTTTCACATCAAATCTGATGTAAATTTCACAAAATAAAACCAAGATTTTATATGCTTATCAACCACAATATATATGATTCATTTTTACGAATACCACTATATATTGTGGTTGTATTTATTTTACACATAGGAGGTTTTACCGTTGGCTAGATTTACGGTATATAACAAGATTACATCTCCAGAAAAACTAGCATTGGTCAATAAAGATAACAAAGATTTAGGCAATGAGTGGTTAGATTACCTTGCTTCTGTTGATCGTGCGCAGAGTACGATCAAAGGTTATCGCAATGACTTAGATATTTTCTGGTGTTGGAATCTGGAACATAATAAAAATAAGGACTTTGCTAAATTAACCAAACGTGACATTGCTAAATTTCAAAATCATGCAATTAACGTATGGGGGTGGAGTCCTAAACGAACAAGACGTGTTAAATCATGTCTTTCTTCTTTATCTGATTATATCGAAAATATGTTAGATGAGGAAGAAGAATTTGAAGGATTCAGAAAAATTGTAAATAAGATTGAGAATCCTGCAAATGAGGCAGTGCGTGAGAAAACGATTCTGCCAGATGAAAAAGTTGATGACTTATTAAAAACTCTTGTCGAACAAGAGAAATATGAAAAAGCGTGTGCTATCGCTATTGCTGCTTATTCTGGAATGAGAAAATCTGAAATCATTCAGATGAAGATGTCTTATTTTACTGAAGATGCTCTTGAATTTGATGGTGCTTTATATAAAACGCCAAAGATTCGCACCAAGGGTCGTGGTAAATTAGGTAAGCAGTTAAACAAATTTATCCTTGTTGATGTTAAAAAATACATTGATTTATGGGATAAACAACGTAAAGAACTTGGCGTTGACATTGATGATATCTTTGTAACGAAAGATAAAAATGGTTGGCATCGTAGATCCAATCTTGACAAATGGACAGCTGAATTTTCAAAGATGTTGGACGTAGACTTCTACTACCATTGTATGAGACATTATACTTGTACTGCTTTCGCAAAGAAGAATATTCCGATTGATGTTATCAAAGAATTCTTTGGATGGTCTTCTACGGAATTGGTTGGTATTTACAATGATTCATCCGCAGAAGATGACTTCGGAAAATACTTTACAAAAGACGGTATTAAAGAAGGAAAACAAGGTTCTTTGTCTGATTTATAGTATTGGAAAAATATACCTGTATACATACAATATATTACTATGATATACTCAAACTCGCAATGATCAATTACACAACAAAATCTATGACGTAACACCACTTATATAGTAGGAGATGATGTTATGATGATAGAGAATAGAAAAAATTACTATACACTTATTTGTGCTGAATGGAGTATGTATGGCGGAGGAATAGTTATACATACAGAGGTAAATGTTGGTTCAGTTATCGAAGCACATGAATATGTTTTATCACATCTTTATGACTTCCCTACTGGTACATGGGTACTTAAGCCATGTTTGACAGCAATTAGTTAAACAACAAGTAACAAGTAATTGATCATTGCTCTCACGGGCGGTTGGTATAATGGAATTATACTGGTCTCCAAAACCAGAGATCGGGGTTCGATTCCCTGACCGTCTGTTAATTATATACTGGAACTAAAAGAGTCTATTTTGTATAGGCTCTTTTTATTATGCACAAAATTATGAAAGAGGTGAGTAAATGGATTTTCAAGCTGTCATTACAGCGATATTGGATAAGAGTACTGCTGAGTCTCAATTGAATAATCTTGTACAAGATAGGGATGTGCATATTAACCCTATTGTTGGTACGAACGGATCAACAAATACAACACTTAATAATCAAATTAAAAGACAGGCAAACGCTCAGGCAAAATCATATGTGCAGTATAGTAAATCTGCAATTCAAAAGCAGATGAAACATGCTTCTGGGACATTTTATACTAGCGGAGAAACATCTGTTGATAAAGGTCTTGTTAAACGTGCAAAAGACCAAGCTAAAGAAATGTCTAATGTTGCAAAGCAGATCGCAAACGAAGAAAATGTTTCAACACCAACTGCTTATCAATATGCAGACAAAGCATTAAAAGAGCAAGAGAAAGCAAAAAATAAAGCATTAAAAGAGCAAGAGAAAGTTGATAAAAAATATCAAGCAGAACAGAAAAAACTAAATGAGAAAGCTGCTAAGATTGAATCTGACATTCAAGCAAATAGATTTGCTTCTAAATCTGGAAGATATCAAAAACAATTTTCTGGGTATGTCGATAATAATAGCAAAGAATACAATGCTGTTTTGAGCAACATTCTTGACTATGAAAAGCAACGTAAAGAAGTCAATAAAATGTATGGGAACTTTAAAAAGGACCCAACTATAAAAAATCGTGACCTTTTGATTGATGCTCATTCAAAACTTGAGCAGTATGATAAAAATGCTACAAATAGTCTATCTTTATTAAATTCTTCTCCTAACAAAGTATTGAAGAGTGATATAGAGAAACAAGCTAAAAAACAAGCCAAACAAGAGGAACAATATAGTGATTGGTTTAATCAAGCTCTTTTCAAAGAGCAAGAGAAAAAAGATTCTTATGTGCAAAATGTTTCTAGGAATCTTGGAAATAAATCATATGATGCTAATTTAGCAGCACAACAAAAGAAACTTAGTGGGTATTACAGTGGCAGTGAAGAATACAAAAATGCGAATAAGTCTTTTGAAGAATATCAAAAGAATGTAAAAGGTTTGCAGGAATTACATACTCAATATCAAGCAAATCCTTCAACTGCTAATCAAGATGCGATCATTAAGCAGAATGAGAAAGTAATCCAATCATATGAAAAATTAAACAATGAGATGAAAATTCTCGATGCAACTCAGAGCAAGGCACTTAATCCTGGTGAAGGTAATATTCAAGCAAATAAGATCAGAACTTATATGGAGAATAATACTAAAGCTGCTAAGGAATATGGAGTTGTATTAGAGAATCTTGCGAAACAATCCGAGAATGCCACAACTAAAGGCGAAGCTCAAAGCATTAATCAACAGTTTAAGCAAATGCAGTCTGAAATTTCTGCGAAAGGACTTACTGGAAATTCAATGTTTTCAGAAGTTAAGCGTGGATTTAGTCAGATTTCTCAGTTTGTAGGAACATATGGTATCTTGCAATCTGGTATGAACAAAGCACAGGAAATGGTGCAAAATACATATGATGTAGATAGTGCCATGACTCAGCTTCAGATGGCTACTGGTGTATCCAATGATAAAGCCAAAGATTTGATGAAAACATACTCAGATATGGGACATCAATTAAAAGCTACTGGTACAGATGTTGCTGCTTCGTCTACTGAGTGGATGAAACAGGGGCAAAGTGTTGAAAAATCTAACAAACTTGCCGAAAGTTCTATTAAACTGAGCAAGGTTGGTGATTTAACATCTGAAAATGCTACAAAATATTTAACTTCTGCGAGAAAAGGTTATGGCATTACGAGTGCAGAAGATACCTTGAAAATCGTAGATAAAATGTCTTCTGTAGATATGGCTTCCGCTACTGATGTTGGAGGTTTGGCAGAAGGTATGTCCGAAGTTGCAACGAATGCAAATTTAGCGGGTGTCAGTATGGACAAATTGCTTGGTTATTTAGCAACTATCGGTGAAACAACTCAGGAAGGTATGAGTTCAGTCGGAACTGGTTTGAACGCCATTTTCTCCCGTATGGGAAATATCAAACTAGCACGACTTAAAGATTATCAAAATAATGGCGAAGACCTAGACATTTGGGGCGCAGTGGCATAATACATAAACCACTGTGGCAATTCTTTCTTATGATCATATGAATAATATTCATATGTGCTTGGAAGCCGAGGGAACGGTCAATAAGGAGGAAGGATATATCTATATCCGCCTTGAACGACTGAGCGAAAGAAGATCATTTCGATGATTATGCGACAGTCTGAACACACTTCTATATTTCCTATAATTCCTTAAGAAGTGGAGTTGCGGTCAAGTGTAAAGACACTTTTGGAAGTACCGCAACCGCTTCTATGTAATGAGTTTCTTCTTATTATATAGAAGTCATATTGTCTCATTCTACAGGACAAAGTAACAGCATGGAGTGATGTAGAAACAGTCTTAAAAGGTGAAGGAATTAACCTAAGAGACAAACAAGATAAATTCAGAAATTTCGGTGATGTGCTTGATGAAGTCGCTGGCAAATGGACTAGCTACAGTGACGTATCTCAAAGAGCAATTGCAAAAGCGATGGCTGGTAAACAAAGATTGGTGCCTGAACATGCGGTGACGTATGAACGACGCTTTCAAAATATATCGTTAAGAATGATGCCATATCGGAAGAGAGCTGGGGACAGAGGATTCCGAGGAAAGACTGATATTTTGGTGAGATGTGCATAAGCACGTCTTTTTATTTTACACAAAAGGAGATGATTGTATTAAAGTTGGGAGAAATCCATTTACTGATGAAGAAGAAAAATATTTAATTGAGAACTATGCTACAGCTACATGGGAAGAAATACTCAAACATATACCAAATAAACGAAAAGATTCGATTGCACACAAAGCTATGAAACTTGGTTTGGTGCGTCGAAAAACGTGGTCAGAAAAAGATGTAGATTTATTGAAAGAGGTTTATCCGTCTGATTTGTCTATTGAAGAAATTTCACAACTAATATTTCATGGTAAATATACCGTTTGTGCTATTCGAACAAAAGCACATAAATTACGATTAGAAAAGTCGGCAAGATGGACAGATAAAGAAATGGAATTACTATTTCAATATTATACAATCTTACAACCAGATGAAATGGCAGAAATGCTACCAAGACATCCAAAAGGAAGTATTATTTGTAAAGCAAACGAAAATGGACTTGTTTCGTTTCGGTATTGGGGACAAAACGAAATTGATTATTTATTAGAACATTATTCTACTCAATCAGATGAGGAAATTGCACAATATTTACATAGAACTTCTGAGGCTGTTCGTGGACAAAGAGATCGTATGAAATTATATCATCCAATTGAAAGATGTATCTACGAAGATATCCCAAAGTTTTTAAGACATAAAATTAGACCATGGCGGAGAAAATCAATTGAACATTGTAATAATCAATGCATTATAACTGGTAGCACAACTTATGACGTACATCACTTGTATGCATTTAATTTGATACTATCTGAGACATTAAAGAAGATTGATTTCCCTTTAAAAGAAAACTTTACCGATTATAGTGAAGAAGAATTACAATATTTAACTGATGAATTTTTAAAAATGCATAATTCATATCCGCTTGGAATTTGTATTGATCGGAATTTACATAAACAATTTCATAGTATGTATGGACATGAAAACAATACACCAGAACAATTTAAAGAATTTTTAACCAAACAAAATATCAGAATCCGTAACGACTATGTGCTGGCACAGTGATGTGTCAGCCTACGCATCATATCTTATATTCATAAGATAAAGATAGAGTCTGCTCTGCATTTATAATCCTAAGCTAGTCCCTTAGATGAAGATGCAGAATCAAGAAGAAATTCTTGGTCGCCACATATTGAATTGTGTGGTATTATGCAAAAACGCATATAAAGTAACAAAAAAACCAATCATATGGAGCAATTTCTAGTCCTAATGGGCAATTATAAGAAAGCTCAAGAATACGAGAAAGTATCCGAAAATTCTGCTGGATCTACAGACAAAAAGTATGAAGTTTATAAGAATAGTTTGGAAGGTCAAACAGAAGATCTTAAAAACTCATTTCAATCTATCTCAACAACATTTGCTGATAAAAACATCCTTGGTGGTGGAATTACTTTATTATCAAATGTTCTAAATGTAGTTAATAAATTAGTAAGTAGTTTTGGATTATTGAACACTGCTGCCGCTGGCTTTGCTGGCATCAAACTTTTTAAAAACCTAGGTTGACCCTATCTCAAAATCATTAGGGTGACAGTGAGCCTACTATATATAAGGAAGAAACAGAAATGGTGTTTTGGACAAATATATAGGATACGGGGTTTTAAAATACACGTATCAGGAGTAATTGCTGGAACGAAAAAGGATATCAAAACTGAAACGGAATTGGCAACAATAGACGGAATAGTTTAAGAATTTGATATTCACATTGTATTATACGATTGTATCTAATCAGCCGCACACATTCTTACCGTATAGGAAAGTATCGGTAAACTACCGCATAAGAAATGTGCTTCGGGATAAGGCACAGTAGCTAAGATATTTTAATAAGAATGGATGTTCAGAGACTACCGATCCTGACAGATAATGATGACCTTATGATCATTGTCTGGTAATGTATAGCCCAAAAGTGTAAATTAATGTCGATGTTTTACCTGCTATCATCGTTTGCGTACAGAGATATTGTATCTCTAAGCAGGGAACTTAAAATTCAAATTTTATGTCAAAAACGACTATCAAAAAGTCCTTATTTTATAAGGTTTTTTGAAGATTGGCAATTTGGCGAATTGTACTTCTATTAGTACATATGAGCCAAAGTTATTTTTAACTTGGTATAAATATTGTGGAATAGCTTAATATATTAATACAATACAAAAAGACACCCACACGGATGCCCTTTTGTATCACTTCTATTGATGTTTTGTAATTAAGCTACCACCCTTAATTACTGTTTGTTGGTACAAATGCTTTTGTATCATTTCTTATTACACTTGTATTATAGAATATTTTCTAATAAAATGCAAGTATTTTTAATATGTAGCCCAATCATACAATGATACTTTTTACTTAAACGGTTATCTTTTGTGGTAGATAGATAATACGATATTTTTACACATTAAAATACTGTTTGCATTGTTAATTCAAGTCTTATCTAAATATTGCAAGCAATAACTGAATAATCAAACTTGCAATATTGAATGTTTTAGAAACACTCTGCCAGTCAATATTCTGTAATAAGTGAATGATACTTTGGAACATTTGTCACCTCCGTTCCGCATCTGCCGTAAGGCACTGAATGACGTGCAAATCATAAAGCATGATCATTCAGCAACAAAATTATATCATACAATGGAATAAATATCCATAACAAAAAACAGTCTATCAGAAACCACTTACGGCAACTAATAGACTGTAGATCCTTTGGAAATGCAATGACGAACTTGGAAGATAACTCGTTGCATTTCTTGTAAACTTAACCGTATAACTTGACGATAAATAAGTTATATGGGATATTTTTATATTAATACAGAGATATTATTTTGTCAATAATTTGTTGCAATAAGCTGATTTATGGTAGCAATGGTTATTTCTACGATATTGAGAGGTATATATGGAATATAAGAAATTAGATAAAGAAATTTTAGAGCATAAGAATTGTAGGATCGCATCAAGCGTCGAAGCACTGAAAAATGTAATTTCGATGCAATGGTCTGATGAAGTGATCAATGGATTTAAAAAAGTTATAATTGGTAAATATAATCTGAAATAGTGTGTTTTATACCAAATTTATACAGTATTTTGTAAATTATTATTGTTGAAATTTGTCATAAATGTTACAATAATAAATGATTACAAAATAAGGCGGTATAAATAAAATGGATAAATACACTCTATACGTTGATGAAAGTGAAACATTTTCACAACTTGATAAATCGAGAAGATATTTTATTATGAGTGGTGTCATTATACAAGATAATGAATATGATGATATAGACAAAAAATTAAAACAAATTAAAGTCGATATGTGGAAGAACGACGAGGCAGAACAATATATATTGCATGAAAAAGATATTACTGCCGCTCAACGTAGAAATCCAGATATTCCAGAACATTATAAAATATTTAAATCAAAAAGAAATACTATTTCATTATATAACAAACTTTCTGTAATATTTAAGAAGTCAAATATTACTACATTAGGAGTCTGTTTGGATAAAAAACAATTAACTAATGATTATGGCGAAGATCATATAAATAATCAATTTACAATTGCTATTCAATTATTAATTGAGCATTATTGTATGTTTTTAATTGAGAATAACGCAATAGGGTCTATCTGTTATGAATCAATGCAACCGTGCCAGAATATAGCTATACAACAACGTATTTTTGAATTAAAAGCTTTAGGTACAATGTATTATTCTCCTAATACTATACAACAACATATTAAAGAAATAGTATTTATTCCGAAAGCGTCTAACTATACAGGATTACAATTAGCAGATTTTGTACCTAATACTTTAGGTAGATATGTCGCAAATTTTAGACCTAAAAACGTAAATTTCTCATCTAATGTTAGAAGAACATTATATAAAGCTAATTGTGACAAACGTAAGTTCGGTTTTAAACTATTATCATAAATTTTTTAAAAATTACTTGACATGTTATATATAAGTAGTTATAATAAAATCAATGGGATCGAGAATATGAAGGCGCTGGTGTACTCCAGTAGAAAGTCGTTTACAAAATAGCAATATTTTGTGTTAAAGTATTCAACCGAACCCATCAATAAGCGACCCTAATCTTAATGGTTAGGGTCTTTTATTATATAATTCTATTAATTATAATATTTTAATAGAACATGCGTTTTCAAACAGATAATCTATATAATTTTATAAAGACTATTAGAAAAATATTATTTAGATTTTAATAAGTAAATAAGAGAGGACTCTCAATCCTCCCTTCTTTAATATTCTCTTTTGTATTTTTACCTTACCATTTATACCCACAGTTGTTACACTTGTAAATATTTCTTGCATTACGGATTACATTCCGAACATGCAGAATATCCTCTCTGTATTGCTTCTGATTTAGAAATTGTTATATCACTTTTCTTTAAATATCTACAACCTGCGGCATGGTATTTACTTCCATAATCAGTAATATGTACAATCACATCGGCAGACGTTGATGAGTCGTCGTCTGATGATGAGTTGGATGAACTGCTAGATGATGAACTTGAAGATTTTGCCTTGGCAGATACCGCTTTAGGTTTGGCGGTTTTCTTCTTATACTTCTCTTTGAGGGAGTCGTATTTGTCTTGAAGATCGTCATAGTCTTCTTGAAGAGAATCATACTCATCACTTTTGTCATTATACAGTGACACATTCGCATCATTTTCAGATGATAAATCTTTATACTTTGTTTTCAAATCTTGGTATTTAGTATACAACTCGTTATATTGTGTTGTTAATCTGTCTTTACTATTTGATAGTCCAACATTTCCACACAAACTAGCTGCAAAGCAAATCGCCAAGATCCATATCAATACTTTGTTACTTCCATTGTTTTTCATATTTATACTCCTTTTTCTATAATATTAACATTATAAACTATATCGCATAAAATGACAATCATACTCATGGAATATTCTTCCATTTTGTAGAAATGTGTTGTATAATGGGTTATAACTATTAATTCACATATACAAAGGAGAGTATAATTATGGCAGAAAATAAAGGGAACAAGAAACAGCAAGAAGCAAAGATTTTTGAATTTAATAGTAAAGTAATTACAGGAACTTCCAACACTTCTATTAAATATATTCAAAAAGGAAATAAAGTTAAACAACAGAATAAAAATAACAATCAAGGGAAGTGATAAAAATTAAAGAATTAACAGAAATTATAAATAATATTCCAAATTTACTACAATATTATGTACCTGGTGTCATATTTATTTACATAGTTAAGACTGGATTTTCGAAGAAATTATCAACATGGGCTTTGAATGTATCTGGGTGCGTAATTAGCTATGTTTTTTTATGTATTTCAACACTAATTCGAGTAAAATTAAGTTTGCTACAGAGTATTAACCAAATATATGCAAATTCAATTTTGTCGATTTGTTTAGCACTCGTGCTAGGATTTGTGGTTTTATATTTGATTACAAAACAATCATTTACGGAGTTTATGGAACAATATTTTAATATGACATTAAATGACGACATCTTTTATGACGTAATTGACTTTAAAGGTGGGAGTAAATGTAAGATTACATTAAAAGAAAAAGACTTTTACATTATTGGAGATATGGATTATCTGGGAGACAGAATTAACAATGATCAACAGATTGTTTTGAGAGCATATTCTCAATACAAGATTGGAACGATGAGGATGCATTTATTTCATATGATGGAAATCCTTATGCCAAAATTGTTATTCGATATAGTGATGTTGACATGATTGAAATATTCAATAGTGAGCCAGACGAAAATAATTTAAGCAATCTTGCGGATAATATAAATTCTTCTGATTAAATTTCTTCTACTTCAATTGATAAGACAATATCTTAATGAGAGAGGACATTTAGTCCTCTCTTCTACTATATACTTCTACCCTACCACTTATATCCACAATTGTTACATTTGAACGTCTTACCTATGTTAGAACTTAATATTCCAACTGCCATTATTCCTACTGCTCTCGAAGCAAATCCAATCTTTTTGATATTTGTTGAACCACAGTTAGGACATGAAGGTTTGTGAATAACTGGTTGCTGTTGAGGTAGTGGTTTGTTTTCTGTATCTCTGCCCCAGAAATTAGTAATATAATTGATAGCATCTACTTTCATAATTAGTTGTATATCATACGGATAAGAAAATGGAATATATTTTTTATCATTTAAAAAATGTATAAATTCATTCTTTTCTTGATTTGATAATTCTGGAATCAATTGAATATGCTTAATAGCCTCTTTATTACAATACCCATATTGTTTTAAACTATCATACACTGGTGTTAAATCATATGTAACATCATTATCCTTTATAATACATCTTTTATTTTGGGGTATATTTTTTATAACATATTCTCTAAATTCAGTTTGTGTTTCAAAATCGTCATAATGAGTAGGAATAATATCTGATGTCATAACTGTTTTAATAAATTCAAGAATCCCACTATAGCTAATATCGATATTACTTTCATCTATTCTGTCAGTTAATTCTTCGAAGATCTCTGAAGAATATTTACTTTTTAACTTAGGAACTATATCCGAAAAATCTACTACTACACCATTGAAATTACATTTTGTATTGGCTTTCTTTTCTTTTAATTTTAATTGTTCGAAATATTCCTTAACTGGATATCCGCAATGCACACATTCTTTTGACTGATCTGAAATTTCTTTGCCGCATTCTGGGCATGTTGTAAGTGCCATAATTTATTTACCTCCGATACATTTAATAAATAAATTGTATCATTATATATACTAGAACGCAACTCGTATATTATAATAAAACACTTTTGTCACTGCAAAATCGAGGTAAAGATGCGAAGAGACAAGAAATATTAAAGGGTCTTGCTCCAGAAGAAAGGAATATGTCAAATGCATATTTCAAAAATGCTGTAGAAAAAGTAGCAAAAAATGAAGAAGGTTATACTCCAAAACAACGTGTAGAAACATTAATAAATAAAAATATTCCAAGAGAAACCATTTCAGATCTTATGAATTCTGCCGTTAATCAGCCAAATTCTGATTATGCAGATAAGATTAAAGATGTAACTGAAGCAGTAGATTCGATTCCTAAATCTGCTGAAAAAGCTGGACATGCAGCCAGAGATTTAAACAAGAATCTGAAGTTTAGTGATGCCGAAAAATCAACAGCTGGTTTTGCAAGTAAATTTAAAACAAAAATGTCTGATGGTGTGGAAAAAACCAAAGCAAAACTAAGTGAGTTTAAAGGTGCTATTAAAGATGTTGGTATTGGTTTAAAAGAAACTATGGTGGCAAATCTTCCTGCCGTATTACTTGCTGCTGGTACTGCTGCCGCTGCTGGTGTCAATGCATTAGCTAACAATATTCGTAGCAGAGCATTAAATGCAGGCACAAAGAATCTCAACAAATACAACAAGAAAATCAATAAGAGTCAATCTAAACTTGACTCCATAAATGACATCAAGGCAGAGTTCAATAGACTTGCTAAAGGTGTCGATAATACTACGAATCAAAACGTAGGTCTTTCTACATCTGATTATAGTCGTTATCTTGAATTAAAGAAACAGCTTGTTAAGACAAACAAAGACCTTGTTAAATCAATGGATAGTGAAGGAAACGCTATCATTGACAATAATTCTGCAATTGACAAATCTATTCAGAAATATGAACGTCAAATCCAGAAAAATAAACAGGCGATTGCCAGTAAGAAGAATTTAGCTATTCAGAACAAAGCCGCTGCTTTAAATATGAATAAAGCCACTGAAGGTTATCAAGTTGGCGATAGAAGCCTTGCTGGTAATGTCGGGCGACTACTGACTGGTGGAAAGAAAGGTGTTGGTATTGGCGGAGCTTTAATTGGTGGCGCAATTGGTACATTGATTGCTCCTGGTGCAGGTACGGCTATCGGTGCTGTTATTGGAAACGGTGTACAGGCGGCAGCAAATTTAGGTGGACAATTATTGCTCGGAACAAATGATGCAGGTGCATTGCATAGTATCTTTGCAAGCAAGAAATCTATTCAAAGTGATGGATTAAATTCTAATAAAGCTAATCTCATCAGCATGATCAAGAACACAAAAGCTTATAAGAAAGAAGCTAAGAGTATTCTTGGTAAAAATGCAGACCTTGATAACTTAACAGATCAACAGTTATCTACATTATTAAACAATGCAAACTTTGATAGTGGTGGACTCGGTGTTAAAGACAATACTATGAGCAAATATGTTGAAGCTACAAAGAGTAATCTGAAAGAAGTTCAAGATCAGCTCAAAGAGTTTAAGTCTACTACCCTTGAGAACACACTTGAGGCATCTCAAGGATTCGCAACATTAGACAAGACATCACAGGAATTTGCCAAGAATTATGTAAGTAATATGGATCTAAGTTCTGATAAGATGTCTGGTAAAGGTGCAACAAAATATCTTGAGGAACAAGAACAGAAAGTTCGTAGTTTCACAAGCAAACTTGCAACTGATCCTTCTTTAAAAGATGCTTATGAAAAATTCTCTGATATCAAAGGAGATACGTCTTTAACTGGGAAAGAATGGCAAAAGCAAATCAATAAGCAATTTGAGACTCTTAAGAAAAAGACAGGTGCTTCTACTAAAGAATTATCTGGAATGCTTGGAGTTAGCATGTCTGGAAATGATGTGTTAACAGCCGATGGACAAAATGTTCAGAAAATGATTCAGACTCTTAAGGGTGAATTTAAGAATCAGAAAACAAAAGATCAAAAAACCGTAGCCGACCTTCAAAACCAGAAAGATTTCACAAAATTAATCTCTCAGTATCAATCTGATAGACAAGAAAGATTGTCTAAGGGATCATCTAAAGTAGGTAATGTTGACCTTAATGGCAGACCTGTATTGTTAAATAATGACAAGAAGAAATCTTATAGTACACTTATCTCTTCTTCTATGGCTGGTGCCGACGGAAGTATGTTTGAAAATAAGGAAATTATGTATACGCCTGTATTGTCAAGTACTGGTAAGAAACTTGATGAGAAAACAATGCAGAAATACATTTCTCAGATTACTTCTAAAGCAACAAGCAAAGATGAGTTATTAAAACTTGACTCTAAAGGCTTAGAAATCGGTGGACAAAAAGTTAAGAATGTTATCGAAGGTGTTGCCGATTCTGTAGACGAAGCAAATAAAAAGACAAAAAGCTTCCATGAAAATAATGAAAAAGGCTATGACAAAGAAGCCGAATCATTACAAAAGATCAAAGACTATATGGTTGACCAGGGCGGTAAATACGAAAAGTTAGGTGAAAAACTTAATTCTTCTGTAGACTTTGATAAGATTTTTGGTGGCGATTACTTTGAAAATCTAAGTTTAGATCAATTATCTGAAGCCTATGACCTGATCACAGATAAGAATGAAATCTTCACAGGTTCTCTTGAACAGTTAAAACAGCGTCTTGATAATGTAGCCAAATATAAAGATAGTGGATTGTCCTATACACTTGATACATATACTAAGGCAACAAAATCTGCTGATGACGACGCAGATTACAATACTTTTATTTCTGGATTAAAGAGTGCAAAAGAAGAATGGGATAAAGGTAAAGTTGGAACTGACCAATTTAAGCAAATGGCAGGTCTTATCTCTCCTACTGGAAAGACGGATGATAAGAACTTCAAAGAAAATTATGATAATATCAAGAAATATTTCACTTCTGACGATTCGGGTCCTAAAGAGTTTGTAAGCCAATTACAAAGTATGACAAATGCTTCTGGTGAAGCTATGGCTAAATTAAACGAAAAGACTGGCGACTACAAAGTTAAAATTGATAATGTCGGTAAAGCTGCCAAAAAGATGGGAATGGGTGTCACTCCATTTGAATCTATCTTAAATAACCTTAAGACTTATGGTTGGGATGTGCAATTTGATTCTTTAACCGAACAATGGGATAGTGCAAGCGAAAAACTTAATGAATGGTCACAGGCTTGGCAAAAGAATGGCGGATCATTAGGTGACTCTCAAGGTAAAGAAATTGAAAACTACAAACAACAACTTGAAGATTTGCGTAGAAATGAAAAAGAATTACCAGAAGGATTCGAGCAGACTCTTACAATTAAACTCAATGTTGCTGAAGCTGAAACAACTTTAACAAATTCTGTTGATGAGTATTTGCAAAAAATTAAAGACAGAGGCGATAGCTGGACACAGTCTGATTCTGCAAAGAATGATCGTGACAAAATCTTTGATGAAGGTTCTGCTGCTACAGATAAGGCAGACAAAGCACAAGCAGCCACATTGTCTGAAAACGGTCGTGTAGTTAATCAGAAATATGAAGCAGAACGTGAAAAACAGGATAAAACTGTGCAGGATGCTTTGCAAAAAGCAGATGAGACTGGTTCTAAAAAGGATATGAAAGCATATCTAAAAGCAGTTCGTGATCGACAAAATCTTATTACAGCAGGTGCTACAGATGATCAATATTATCTGAATACAAAATTTAAGAACGAAAATGGTCTGAAAAAAGAGCTGAAACGTAATGGTGCAACAATTGGTAAAGACGGATCTATTACTGCAAGCAAAGATAACCAAGATGTTAAGACCATTATTGATACTTATAATAAAGAGCATAAAGATAATCAAATCAAGGTTACTTGGGAAAATGGTCAACCTACTAATAATCAGAATAATCATTCTAATAATCAGAATCAGCAAGGTAATAATCAAAAACCTAAGAAACAAGAAAAATCTGAATCATCTGAAAAAGGAAATAAATCTCCTTCTCTATTAGACAAATTTAATAATTGGATTAAGGGTAGTCAAACCAAAGAAACCAAAGGTGACTATAAGAAACCTGCCGAAGGTTCTGGTAAAAAGACTGGTGATACAGACAAGAAATATGAATCTGTAAAATCATGGTTTAAGAGTATTCCTTCTAATCTAAACGGATTATTCAAAAGCGCACAGACGAAACAAGCTTCTACTTCTTATCAGAGACCAAAAGTTCAAGGAACTCAAAGTTGGCAAACAGATAACACTAAATATAATAAAGCCGTGTCAAGTGCTAAAAAGTTTGGTGGAGATGTTGTATCTGGTGCAAAGAATCTTGGATCTTCTGCCTTAAGCGGTGCCAAAAGTATTCTTGGAAGTATTGGAAATGGAATAAAAGGATTATTTGGTGGTTCAAAGTCTTCTGCTTCTGCTAGTCAAAATGCTAGTAAAAAGCAGTCATCTAAGTCAGATGTTAAAGTAAATGTCAAAGGAAATGCTAAAAAGACAATTGATTCTATCAAAAAATCTTTATCTAGCATGAAATCCAAAAGCATTTCCATTAAGGTTAAGGGCAATGCAAAGAAAACCATTTCTTCTATTTCTAAATCTATCAAGAAGTTAAAATCTAAGAGCATTTCTATTAAAGCAAAAGGCAATGCGTCTTCTGTTATTAAAAAGATTGCTAGTGCTTTAAAGAAACTGAAAAACAAGAAAATTACTGTCAAAGTAAAAGACAGTGCTTCATCTAAAATTAGTAGTATTAAGGGGAAATTAAATGCATTAGGTAAGATGCATCCAACTCCAAAAGTTACTATTAAAACAAGTGGATTATCAGATGTACAGGCTGCAAAATCAGCCATCAATGGTTTACATGATAAGTCTGTTAAGGTGTCTGTAAGTTATAGTCAAAGCGGAAGTAAACCAAGTGGTACCAATGGTACTCATGGCATTGGATTAGCACATGGATCAATGGCATGGTCAAAAGCATTTTCTCAAGGAACGATTTCAAATCTGACAGATTTTGATGATTGGAACGGAAATGCGTTTGCGCATGGTTCAGTAAGAAAATTATCATCTCGTGCATTAGCAAGTGGCAATCTTGGAGCAGATTATTCTGGAACAACACTTACATCCGAATTGGGACCTGAGCTACTTGTCCGTGGAAACCGCTGGACTTTACTTGGCGAAAATGGCGCACAGTTTACAAACATTAAACGTGGAGACATAGTTTTTAATCATCAACAGACAGCAGATTTACTTTCAAAAGGATCTACAAACAGTCGTGCTTCTATTAAAGGTGGTATGTCAGCATTTGCTCATGGTACTGCTTTTGCTTCTGGACATCGTGTTACTGGTAGTGGTGCGTTCCAAGGTGGTGCTGCTTCTGGATATAAAAAACATTCATCAGGTTCTTCTTCTACCAAAAAGAATACAGAATCTACTAAAAAGAATACAGAAGCAACGAAAAAGAACACGGATTCTAAGAAGAAAGACAGCAAAGCTACAGATAAAAGCACAAAGAAAAAGTCAAAATTTGCAACATTGCTTGACAATATAGGTAAACAATTTGACTTCATTGCCATTGCGATTGATCGAGCTGCTACTGCTACCGAAAATTTTGCTAATATGATCAATGATTACGTGAAACCAGAAGTTAAGCAAAGTGCGCTTTGGAATCAATATAAATCAACTGGAAAAGAAATTTCTGTAAATCAGCAAGCAGCAAGCAAATATAAATCTGAGGCAAGTTCTTTTGCAAGTAAGGCAATTAAGACAGTTCCTAAGACAAAGAACAGTTCTAAGAAAAAGAATCAGAAACGATTACGGACATACTTTGAACGTGTGCGTAACGGTAGTATGAATATCAATACTATCAAGAATGATAACATGCGTTCTGCTGTGGAGTCCTATCAGAATTTATGGGAGAATTACATTAAATGCAATTCTGCTGCTCAACAGTTAAAGAATACTCAGCGTGATTTATTCAATCAATGGTTGAATATGCCTACTGAAAAAGCGCAGAAAGCAATTGAAAACTTACAAAACTCCTATGATACATTATCTAATCGTTCTTCTGCTGCATCTACGGGAGAGTCTGGTGTTGCACGATTAGTTCAAACTTCAAACGATCAGTTATCTGAAGCACAATCTAATGTTTCTTCTGCAAAATCTACTCAGAGTCGTGCCTCTTCTGCTAATAAAACAGCACAAAAGAAGGTTTCAAAAGCGACAAAGAGTCAGAAATCTAAAGCGAAGTCTGCTACAAAAGCAGTTAGTAAGTCTGGATTATCTAAGACAAAGAAAGCATCTCTTAACAAGAGTATTAAAGCAGGTAAGACAATTTCTACTAAGGGACTCAAAGGGTCTGCGAAGAAAAAAGCTACTGCTTATAATAAAGCCGTTAAGAGTACGAAATCTGCAAAATCTTCTGCTGCCAAGACAAGTGCAAATCTGTCTAGTGCCAATAGTGCATTATACGATGCACAAGTATATCTTAAGAATGTGCAAGATTTTCAAGCAATTGCGAGTAATTATGCAGGTCAGCCTGCTTACACATATCAGAATGATATGTTGAAAAATCAGGTTCAAAATAAGAAAGAACAGTACGAAAATAGTCAGACTGCTGTAAGAGAAGCTAGTAAGAATCAAGCTAAATATCAGAAAGAACGTGAAAATGCACAAGCTAATAAGAATAAGGCAGATAGCGCAGTTAAGACAAAAGGAAATAGTATTCTTAGTGGTAAGAAAGCTAAGAAGTTATCTAATTCTCAGAAAAACGCAATTAAGTCTGGAAAAGAGGTTTCTTTAAAAGGAATCAAAAATAAGACTTTATTAAAACAGCTTAAAGCATACAATGAACAAGTCAAAAAAGCAAAAGACGCTTCTAATAAATTGGCACAAGCCAAACAAAAAGAGGCGGATGCTACAAATGCTTTGGCGACAGCAAACAAAAATGCAAATGATGCTGCTGCGGATTGGGCTGCTGAACAGACAAATGCTGCTGTACAATCTCAGGCTAATATTAAAGCGTATTATGATGCGAAAGCAAATATGGAAGCTACGAATAGTAGCAATGCTTCTTCTGCTGCTAAGTTGAAACAAGCAAAAGGTCAAGACCTTGATGCTTCCGATTATCAAAGCCAGATGGATGCCAATGAGAGACAAGCACAGATCATTGACGAAGAAGCTGCAAAAATGCAAGAGAATCTGAATAATAAATTGAACGATGGTTCTATTAAATATGGTTCTCAAGAATGGATGCAGATGCAAAATGAAATCAATGCTTGTAAAGGTAGCGCAGATGATTTAAGAACTTCTAACGAAGAACTTAAAAATAGTATGCGTGACGATATTTATTATCGTGGCTTTGAACGTGCTATTAAAGCGGCTCAGAATTTACAAAATTCACTTACAACGATATCTTCTTTGATCGATGAAGATGCAATGTTTGATGATGACGGAAATCTGACTGATTATGGTACTGCTGCCATTGCAACAAATATTGCTAATGTCAAATCTGAAAAAGAAGAATTAAATCAATTGATGCAAGAACGTGCCAAAATGGCTGAGCATCGTGATGAATATTCTGACACAGAATGGGCTGACGCAATTCAAAAGAGCGATCAAGATATTGCGGACGCAGTTAAGAGCATTAAGTCTGCTGAAGATAGTGTGACAACTATTCTGAAGAATAACGCAAAGCAGAAATTGGATGCGATTAACAAAACTATAGATGCTTATAAAGAAGCTATAAAAACTTCTCATGACTACTATACATATGACAAGCAATTAAAATCCTCTAACAAGGATATTCAGATACTAAAATCACAGATCAATGCACTTAATGGGGTGGCTGATGCAGCATCGAAGAGTAAGAAAGCACGTCTTGAAGCAGAACTCCAAGAAAAGCAAGATGCACTTGATGATACAGTAAAAGATCATATTTATAATCTTCAGATTGACGGACTTGATAAGTTAAGCACACAGCTGAATGACGATTATGAGAAATACTGTAAGGAGTTATCTTCTTCTGTTGATAAGATTGAAGAGACGTTTACATCTTTATCTGGAACAATCAGTTCAGAGGGTGCAAAAATTGATAGTACGATTACTACCATCTTGGGACATTATGGTGTCAAACCAAGCGATCTTGGACTGACAGATAGCAATGTCACAGGCTATGCACAAGGTGGATTAGTTAAATCTGTGCATAAGAACGGAGATGATGGTCTCGCTTCTCTCGCAGTAGGTGAGGAAGTTGCTACTGTCGATGTTGTTAATCTGGCAAACAAAGTAAGACAAGACAAGGTATTAAATGCCTTAGCAAATGGACATACACTGAACGGAATGACTATGGATGGAATTGGCACAACGGAAATCAATGTCAACTTTGGAGAAGCTATTGGTGCAATTAATGTTCCTTCTGGAGTATCTAAAGAAGAGCTTCAAAGAATCGTTAATGAATCCTATAAATATACTTCTCAGAAAGTTACTCGTGACATGGCTAAAATCGTTGGTCGTAAACGTCCAGTTTAAAACCTTATATAATAAGGAAGAAACAGGTTGAGTGGTGCGTAGAAATACGCACTCTTGCCTGCTATTTTTATGCAAAATTTTATACAGAAAGGAGATTACATATATGTTGTCATTTGAATATAATGGGCAATCTACAAAAACAATCTTAGATACACCTCTGATGGTCGTGCAGTTTGATGTAACAAATGACATCACAGGATTTTCACGAGAGATTGTTAAAGGTGAAAAAACAATGTTACGTCAGGAGACAAATCATTATGGTGCAATGTATTCTGATGAGAGCACATATGAATTTTACCTTGTAAAAGAAAATGGGCATGGGTTCACAAATTCAGAGCAAAGAAAAATCAATAAATGGTTGACTTCTCCTACTCTTGTAAAACCATTGACAGGAATTGCAGATGATAAAGAGACTGTTATTTACAAAGGAATCTTTCAGAATATCGGATGGAAAATGATCACATGCAAACTTGGGCAACTTGACGCTGTTCAATGTAGTTTCGTTTGTGATACACCTTTTATATGGAAACACTATGAGATTTCTGGCGAAGTTGCAACAAGTAATAAATTCTCAACAAACATCTTTGTAGATAGTGATGATACGGAGTATGAGATTTATCCAAAAGTAACGATCACTTCTCAGACAAGTCAAACAGTAACAATCGAAGTTCGTGATGAAAACTCTATGTCGGTACTGTGCAGACCTACTTTACCAGTGTGTATTGATTGTAAGCATTGCATGGTGACAGACGGTACAGTAACGGGACTAACTAATTTTGAAGATATTGGATGGGCTGATGTTGGAAATATTTCATGGCTTAAACTTCATGATGGATACAATGTTGTAAGTATTACAGGTGCGTGTACTTATAAAATCGAGTTCGATGTGCCACAGAAACGGATCGGTGATCTGTTATGATTAAACACAATGCAAAAATTTATTTATGCCGTCCTGACAGAACTGTTATTTGCGCTTTAAATGGAGTACAGATTAAAAGCGTTGAATATGAACAGCAATTAAAGGATTTCAATCGTCTTACATTTAATGTAGACAGGTATATAGATGTTGATGGCGAATATGTTGAATCTGCTGGCTATGAGAAATTAAAAGATCATATGACGATTTATCTTGAAGGACTTGACTATTTTCAACTTCAAGAACCTTCTCTGCAAAATGATAATGGTAGATATGAGTACAAAGCATGTGAAGCGTATTCTGATGAGAAAACCTTTGAAGATAAGGATATGAAAGGTTTATCTTTCAACAAAGGTACAAAAGACTCTATGGAAATGTTGGCTACAAATAACGTAGACGATATGGGTTATGCGAAAGAATACATCACGTTTTGCAACGACAGAAACCATGAATTATCATTGATGCATTTAGTATTAGACAGAGTACCAGGATGGAGTGTCGGTTACATCGATCCTGCAATAAAGAACGAAAAATATTCGTTTGAGGCAGATAATACCAATGCTTACGCATTCCTTAACACGACTGTAGCTAATGTTGTAAAATGCGTATTTTATTTCGATACAATCAATAGAACGGTAAGTGCGTATGCCAAAGAAAACATAGGAAAAGACACGAATATCTTCATTGGATGGCGTAACGCACTTAATATGCTTAAAATGACTCCACAGGCAGATACAATGTATAATGCTCTGACCATTCAAGGCGATGAAGAGTTAGATATTACGAGAGTCAATTATGGTCGAAGTTATATCTATAATCTTGACTACTATTTGACTACAAACTACTTTCCTCAAGAAACTATTGATAAGATCAAAATATGGCAAAAGTGGCAAATTGATAACCACGCTAAATATATTGAGAACGGAAAGAAGTCTGCGGAATATCAGGCAAAGATAGATGAAATTTACTATCGTGTACCAAATGATGGTATTCAGATTGCTCAATATAAAACAATGGATCAAGAAACTCTTGAGAAAACTCTAAAAATGTATGAGCAGATGCTTACTACAATCCAAGTCAGTGTAGATACAAGAGATGACCATGAGAAAGATTCAAACGGAAATTATACCAAATGGGATAAACCAGATGATATTCAGAATCGTGTCTATAAACCTTGGACTACTTCTTCTGGCGAAGTTGATCATGAAAAATATCTTGCTTTACTAAAAGAAAGCAATAAAGGATATTATACATATCAAGAATTAAGAGATTATATTATTCCAAATATTAAGGTAGCAATTCAAAACTTGCATTTAGCCGATGATAAGAAGATTGATTATAATGATGAATTTGAATCAAATTGGGATTTATATGGAATCAAAGAACTTGAAGGTAAGCGTGATGAATATAAGAAACAGATTATGGATATTCTCGCTGCATATCAAAAAGATTGGAAAGACCTTACTGATGAAGAGATTAGCAAAGCTGGTGTAAAGGATGAAAAAACCTATAATGTATTCCATAAGAATTTTATTAAGTACAAAAATTGGCTTGGCGATGAAAACACAGAAGGCTCACTTCTATATAAATTAAAAGAGTTAAACGCACAGGTCGATGAACTTAAAACTCAGAAGAAACCATATGACGATGTAATGACAGATATGAATACTCATTCTGAACTCAATGATCCGCAATTTGGATTGACAGATAAAGAATACACCGCTGTCATGAACATTGTTCGTATGGGAGATTATACAAACAATAATATCTTTACTACTTCTCTTGATGACGCAGTAACATCTTACGAGCATTGCGAAGAATTATATCAAGATGGATTAAAACGTATCTCTGAAACTTCTCAACCACAATATCAGATTGAGACTTCTCTCGATAACATTCTCTCTTTAAATGAATATGCAGACGTAGATTCAGATAATAAACAAGGTTGGCATAATCAGTTTACGGTTGGTAACTTTATTCGAGTTGGCGTACGTGATGATTATGCAGTTAAGTTAAGATTATTGACAATTGCATACAATCCTTGCACAAAAAGTTCGGAAATTAGTGTTACATATACTAATATGATCACTAGTCTAACAGGTAGAGATGATTTCTCTTATCTGTTTGACGATACTGCTGCTTCGCAAAAAAATAGTATTTCTGTTGGAACAGGCGACTCTAAAGATTCTGTTGAGTATATGACTAATATGCTTCAGAGAATGACAAATAGTTCTTTGTTTGGGAATGCAGTGAACAGTAGTGTACAAAATGTATTAAGCGATCAAGGAACAATTAACAAACTGTTTGGAGATTATCTGAATTATAAAGTAATTAATGTCGGTAATATCACTGGCGACAAAGCTGAGTTTAATGAGTTATTTAGCAAATATATAAATTCAGAATATATTGCTGCGAATTCGGCTGATATTAAGAAGTTAAATACAGATGTTGCTAATATCAATTCTGCAATCATCGGTGCTTCTTCCACAGAAACAGGTATTGTATTCAATCTATCCTCAGCAAACGCAAAGTTTGACTCCGCATGGATCATCAATGGTATCGCAGGCAAAATGACTATCGGTGATTTAGCCGCAGGCGATATTACAATCTCTGATACAATGCGTATCTTATCCGAGAACGGAAACTTCATTATGAACGGGTCTGCCATGCAATTCTTAGATAAAGAAGGAAATGTAGGCATCCAGATTGGTTATGATACGAACAAGAATCCAAGCATTATCATCAAAGACAATAAAGGCGTAACAGTTATGACAAGTCAAGGCATTACTAAGGATGCGATTGCTGATGGATTGATTGTGAATAATATGCTTGGAGATAAGTCTGTTTCTAAAGATAAGCTGAACTTTCCTATCGTTGAGGCGAATGAGCAAGGTGGTGTTGATATTACACAGATTTATGATGGCAAAGGCGGTTTGTGGGGAGTAGAGTATACGACCTTTAAGGAAAGTGTGAATAGTACACTTGATGATTTCGATTCTCAAATGAATGAGATGGGTTATAATATCATTCTTACTTCTTCTACAGGAGCAAGGCTTGGTGTGGACGGAACATCTACATTGAGTATCACATTGACAAAAAATGGTACAGATGTAACAAACGAATGGTCAGAAAATCACTTTGAATGGTGTAGAAAATCATCTGATTTAGATGGAGATACTTATTGGAATGAACAGCACTCTGGTATGAAAAGTGTTGTTGTAAATAGACAAGATATTATGAATGGAGCGACTTTTGGTTGCTCTTTTGTTGTTGATGGAGAAACATTGGCAACTACTTTAAATTAAGGAGGAAAATTATATGGGAAAAGTGCTTGCCTATGGCGAGATTACAATTACAGACCTAACAGATGGGAAGCAGATACAAGCATATGTGACATCAAACCAACCAAATTTTGTATCATACGATCCCAATACAACTACAAAATATAACCCTGACTGGTCAGCAAGTAAATTGGTACTTACGCCAGTCATTTTTATTGATAATAAACAGGTGTCATTAACTCAGACTGGGCTAAGCATTACTTGGCAGAGAAAGGTTGGATCAGCAGCATCTACAAATATTGTCACAGGAGAAAATGTATCTAGTGGAGTGTTAAGTGTTAGCAAAAGTATGTTAGTACCGAATAGTTCAGAAATGATCACTTATATTTGTAGTATCGCTTATACCGATCCAGACACACAAATTAAAGCAGAAACAAGATGTCAGATGTCCTTTACTCTGGTGAAACAAGCTACTGAATTATCCGACTGTAGCATTACTGGAGATACGACATTTAAATACAATGGAGATGGAGCAATTACTTCTGCTTCTTCTATCACATTAACTGCTGTGTTAACAAATACTTCTGTAAAACAATGGCAATATAAAAAATCAGATGGGACATTCGCTGCTTATCCTAGCGCTGGCACAACTACTACTCTTACTGTAAATCACAATGATGCAGTGTTTGTAAATGATGTGGCAGTTATTAAATTACTTACAAATGATGATAATGTTTATGATATTCATCAGATTGTTAAGTTAAGGGACGGAGCGGCAGGTAAGGATGTTTATAGTTGTGTATTAAGTAATGATACACAATCTGTGCCTTGTAACGCCAATGGCGGATTATATAGTTCATCTCTTACAGGTGCTGATACTACAATTACTATCTACAAAGGTGGAGTTGACGACTCAGCAAACTGGACTATCAAAGCTACTCCAAGTAATGGTATCACAGGTACATGGGATGGAGACACAAGAAAATATACTGTTACAGGAATTACTGTTGATTCTGGCTATGTTGAATTTGTATGTACTAAATCAGGTCAGGCAAATATTACAAAAAGATTTTCTTTAAATAAAGACAGATCTGGTAGTGATGCAACTATTTATCAGGTAACAGCTGAAAGTAATATTCTTAAACTAAATGCTTCTAATGTACTTAGCCCAGCACAGGCTAAGTTCAGTGCCTATAAGAGAATTGGAAATACTACAGCTGCAACAGCTTATTCTGGTAGATTTAAAATCTCTGAAAGCACAGATGGAAATACGTATACAGTGAAATACACATCAAGTTCTGATCAAACTAGAGTTGACTATACACCTTCTAGTACGGCTATTAAGACAATCAAAGCAGAATTATATGCTTCTGGCGGTACAACTACATTATTGGATACTCAGACCGTAACAATTATTGCGGATGGTAAAAATGGTGGGAATGGTAAAGATGGTACTTCTGCTGTAAGTACAGTTCTTGGGAATTACAGCGAAGTAATTCCTTGCAACCCTAATGGAACTGCCAGTGCAGCTAAAGATATTACAATTCCATATTCTTGCTATAAAGGGACAACAAGAATTGCAGGTAAGGCTACTGTAGGAACATTACCAAGTGGAATAACTGTAAAATCCAATACAGATGCAACTGCTTCTGCTGAAGGATCAATTATTTTAACTGTTGCGAATGGAGCTTCTTTAGCAAATGCCATGAGTGGAGATATTACTATTTCTATAGTTGCAGAAGGATTAACAGCTACACACAAATTTAATTGGAGCAAAAATACGAAAGCCACAAATGGTGTAAATGCTATATTATTCCAAGCTTATGCACCTAACGGAAATCATATTATCAATGATAGCAACACGGTTTTATTACAAACAACATTAACAAATGGTACAACCACTGTAACTTCTGGTGTTACATATCAATGGAGTAAATATGTTAGCGGAGCTTACCAAAATATCGCAAGTGCTACATCTGCGAATTTAACAGTAACGCCCAGCATGGTAGATTCTGTTGCTTCGTTCAGATGTAATGCTGTTTATAGTAGTAAGACATATTCTGCATATGTCAGTGTTATTGATCAGAGTGACCCATGTTCAATTAATGTATTGAGTTCTTTAGGGGATCAATTGATTAATGGACAGGGTGCAGGCGCTTTATATGTAATCGTTACAAGAAACGGAAAAGAAATTGATACATTGAAATCTACAACATTCTCTACTTCTGCTCCTACAAAGCCTGCGAGTGGGGATTTTTATTATAAAGTAGATGCTTCTGCTAAAACAGTTACTTTAATGAAATATAATGGAACGGCTTGGTCAGCAGCTACTGGCAACGATCTTCCAAAATATACTTACAACTGGACTCGAAGAGATAAAAAAGGGGTGGAATTGGACACAGCTTCTAATTATGCGTCTGGAAAAGCAATTTTCTTAGATTCATCTGTTGTAAATGGGAAAATGATTTTCGGCTGTGAAGTCGTTGATGATAGTGAATAGGCAATAATGTCAGGGCGTACATTATTGTCTTTTTTTAATGTACGCCTAATTATCATTAAGGAGGAAATATTTGAATGGGTAAAACTTTAGGCTATGGTGAGATTACTGTTGCTAATATGACAGAACCATTTACAGTCATGTTAACAAACGAAGCACAGCAATTTGCTACAGATTCAAATAGAAAAGTAACTTCCGCACAAAGTTACTATACAGACATTATTGTTATTCGTGGTAGTCAGGAACGGACTGA